TAAAAAAGGCACCCAGTCGGGTGCCTTTTCTTTTTATTTGAAAAACTTGCCGTGCAGTTCTTTCCTCTTGGCGGCTGCAACATCCGCCGCCTCTTCTGAGGTTTCGTACAGGCCCAAGTAGTGCTTTTTCCTATCTACCACGACACTGGCTTCCCATTTACCCGATGCTACATGAAACGACACACCCTTGAAACCGGACTTATTCGTCCTTTTCATCGTTATGTTGCACATGTTCTGTGACCGTGTTGCCAAGCGTAGGTTTTGGATACGGTTGTTCAACTTGTTCTCGTCCTTGTGGTCAACCTCGTAGCCTTCAGGTATCTCGCCGTTGAACCACACCCAAATTATCTGATGTGCTTGGTAACGACTCCCGTCGATACCAATACCCAAGTGCCCGGTATTGTTTACACGACCAGCGATATCTCCCTTCTTAACCCGTCGTCCTGACGGGTTCTCCCAGATCAAATCACCAGTATCCTCGTTGTAAACAAAGAGGGCTTTCGCCCTCTCTACGAGTTTAAGGTTTACTCTTGACATCAGAATGGCACGTCATCGTCCCAATCCATCGTCTCAGGTGTCATGTCAATGTGACCATTGTTGACCACCGGAGCCTGCGGAGTTTCAACTTTAGGTTGCGGATCAGGTGCAGTCTGAGACTGAGCCGTCTGAACCGTGTTACCGCCAGAAGGTTGTTCGCCCTTGACGTATGCGGATACACCCGGGACAACTTCGCTCATAAAGCCGCGAGCATATGCCAGCAGCTTACCAGTGATTTCTTCCGGATTGTCGTTTTCACCGACCCGGATGTCACGGGTGGCGTTCAGGACCGCATGGCCCACCATCGCACCCAGATCGTAATCAGACATACCCTTGTTAGCCGGGTCTTTCGCTGCATCCAGTTTCAGATGTTTGGTGACATCATGAACAACCTTGGCTACTTCCACAACCGGAGGGATAGTCAGACCGCTACGACGCAGGTTCAGGGCACCGTTCAGTGCATGGCCCGTTTCCATACCAGAGTTGTCCTTCTTGAAGCCCCCTTTGGAACCGCCCGCACCTGCACCAGTAGAACCTTTTGGACCGTAGGCTTTGAAACCTGACAGCGTACCGTCTTCAGCACGTTGACCAGCCAAGCGGCCGCCGACCTGAACCTGAGCAATCTGCTCTTTGTTCAGAACAACAGAGACTTCATTGTCGTTCTCATCCTTCACCACAGCGCCTGTATCGCTCAGGGAGAGGATTTCTCCGTAAACCTTAGTGGTTTTGCCACCTGTAGCGTTGGACGGCGCAGAGGACGTCTGAGAGCCTCCTGTGTTGCCTGTCGGGGCAGCATCACGAGCGCCTGACTTGTCGGTAATGACAATTTTGGATTTCTTACCTTCTGGTGCAGAACGCTCGTTACCGTCATTGTCGGTCCATTTACGGATCTGAACCGGAACACGAATTGCCATACCCGGCTTCAGGTCAACCCATACTTCGCCTTCTTTCACCTGATACTGGCTTTCGTATTTCATGTTCTTCACTTCGTGAGTGCCGAAACTGATCCACACCTGGTCTTCACCGTTTTTAACCAGCAGGGATGCACGGTGAGTGGCAACGATAGTCTTACCCTTGTTCGGACCCTTGTTGATAGGGGTAATTTTCGGGCTACCGTCCTCGTTGATGCGCTTAATGTTGATACGCTCGATAGTACCAACAGCCAGGCTTACCATAGAGTTGTCAATTGGATTAACTACTTCGGTAATTACTTTAACATCAGACATTCACTTCTCCTTCGAGGATAAACAAGGCCCCAGTATTGAGGCCAGAACAACAGGTTACCACATTTACTCAGAATTGCAAGGTGCCTTGCCAGACACCGAACCAAACACCGACGCCGTGGACAACACCGACCGGGTTCCCGCCATCGCAACCAGAATGAACAATATGACAAAAGTTTCAGGTGCTATCAGCATTTCGTTGCCCCATACGGCGTTTCTCTTCTCCCTCTTCCACCTCATCCTCGGCGCGGGCCAAGATTTGGTAGATTGTCTCCGGGTTGTCGAGGAACTCGGTGTACTTCCTGATCCTGACGGCTAATTTGCCACGTACCCTTCGTTCCTGCATCTGTTGGTTCTGCATCTGTTGGTTCTGCATATGGCCTTTCTGGTACAGGATGAAGTAGTAGAACTGCTTTGCCCGGTTGCGGTCGCAGCCCAAGGCAATAGCGAAGTCATTGTAGCAGTCGCTATCATGTTTGACCATGAAGATATCCCAGAACACCTCGCGAGCCTTTGCAAGCTCTTCGGGGGGTAACTCGGGGCCACTCAGGACTTCCGTACTTAACACCTTTGGACATCCCGGTGCGGGGAGGCGCTTTAGGGTAAACTTTTCTTGTATTGCTCATTTCATCACTCCTCAAGGTAAAACGTTATTCCACAGGATGGGGGCCGAAGCCCCCGATATTACTTAATCGCAGGACGAGGAACTTGAACCGCTGTCATACGAACTGGAGTCGTAAGAACTGCTGGAAGAAGAACCATAGCTCGAACTGCTGTAGCTGTCGTCAGAAGACGAGTAGCTTGAACTGTACGTTGAGATCGCAGCGGAACTGCGGCACTCTTCCACCGGGGTAGGCTGCGCCGCCTGGGTGTCATCACTCAGGATCGATCCGGCTGCATAGCCGTACAGCGCTGCGTTTACCGGATCAATACCGTGAGAAACGACATGACCACCTGTGCTGTGCGGGGTATCGTCAAGACGTCGGCCTTGGGCCGGAGAACCGGACATCTTAGCCTGCTTGATGAACTGACGCTTCGCCTTCGGCGGTAGAGTCTTACCCTTCGCATAGGCTGGCAGTTCCACACCTTTAAGTTGCTCGTTAAGCGGCTTTGGTGGGGTCTTTTCCACCGGAACCTCCCGAACTGTGCTGCGGGTTTCTACCGTAACCACACGTTTGGTTTGTTCTGCCGGGTCAACCGCAACCACAACTTGGTTATCGTCCAGTTGCTCACCCAGATGACGAGTTTCCGCCTTGGTAAATCGAACCTGGTTCACGGTCTGAGTCTGTGACTGCTTGGCGATGTACTCGTCAACCTTCACGTCATCAATCTTCGCCGGGGCGAACAGGGCTTTGACCCACGCTACAAACTTCTTGATCATACTTTCTCTCCTTTTTCGTTCAGAACAGTCAGCAAATTGGTGCCCAACAGGCCAGCGGAGATAAGGTCATCAATACCCTCCTGCCCGGTGAGGCCGTCTTCGAAACAATCCTTCAGGTTGTCGTTAGACAACATCCAGTTATTGGCGGCTCCCTCTGAAGTAAACAGGAGTCCCTCCTGACCAACATCCCACTCACAGAAAATCTCAAACATTTCACTTCCTCCTCGTATCGTAAACTTCCCTCGCCCATTTCACAGCCGCCTCGAAGGGCGGTTCTGATCAGTGGCACGTGCCCCAGCTTTCTCCCGTGAGGTATTCCCCCGTGATGAATACTGGTGACTTCATCATTCGGGCGGCTTGTTCCACACACTTAACAACCATGTGTCCAACGGGGCAGTACACGACAGTATAAACACCGCTCTCGTCCGGATCACATTTGAACTTACCTTCCTTCACACAACGTCCTTCCATAACCATTCCTTTCGCCAGACACTGTTCAACAAAGGCTTTTGCAGTCGCCTCGTCGTTGAACTTCCATTCTTTCTTGAACTTGTGTGGCACCTCAAGCTGGTATTCATCCAACAGTTTAACGAGGTCGTTAATCTCGCCCACACCATAACGTGTTGCCATACGTTTTCACGTAGGATCGGACTATATCACCATCCCTTTCAGGACGCTCCCCATTTCGACGGCACTTGCTCGCCTACGCCTCTCGGCTAGTCTCTGAAGATTACAACTTACCTCTTGCGATATACCATTCCTCTCCTGAACAGTACAGTTTATTCTTTACTGCGTGTTCAACATTACCCTTGTGAGATACTATCTCAAGGTTGAGAGGTTTATTATTCTCTGTGTCACCGTCCAAATGATTAACATGCTCATCAGGTAGGAGTTTCCTTCCTGCGATGAACGCTCCAATCAGTCGGTGAACGAGATAGCACTTATCCCACAGCTTGACTCGGTAGTAGATTTTCTTGGTCTTCCCACCGTGTTTGTGCTCCTTTAGGCGCTTAATTTTCCCGCGCCTGTCCGAATAGATGTGCCCATCCTCGCAAAAATAGTAGCCCTTGAAATCAGGGATACTCGTAAGTTGTCTTTCCTGCTGATTACCCATTTCTTCCTCCCAAAAGGAGAAATCATACACAAATTTTTCAAACTGTCAAGCCCATCCTCGCGGATCACTTTGTAGTATTTGTGCCTTTAGGACTTCCAGCAATTAAAGGAGTTATTCGATGTGAGTTACCTCACAAAGCCACAATGTTATTTATGGTAATAAATGATTCGACGGACTCCCTCGTCGTACCATCCTTTCTTCACCAGCTGCCAATGCAGCAGGATACCGACCAGGTCGAACAGGGCCGCACCGCCGTTTTGTTGGTAAGCATTCAGCAGGGAGTGTTTAGAGCGGGTGTAAATCTTACGACCATCCAGGCCGTAGATAAAGCGTTTCCCAGTCAACTCCCAGAACTTCTCAAGGGCTTCTTTACGACCTTTCAAGCCGATGTTGCTATCCCAGAATGCGTCGATTACCGCCTGCGCCTTCTCCAAGGAGATGCCGAGCATAGAAGCGATCTTCGCTGCCTGGGCACCGTACATGATCCTGATGTTCAACAGGGTTCGCTAGTCCCCTGCCCGTTCTCTTATGAACTGCTGCATGTTTCCATGCAGAGCAGACTATATCTTCATCCCTTCGGGATGTCCACCGCTTCGAGCCGCTTGGCCCTACTCCGTCACCGGATAGTCGTTGAAGTTTCAAAGGCTTCCCAACATTCGTGTTCTACCTGATGGCATCTTTTGCACAACAGTTCGAAATTCCCCGCGTCATTGTTGGTTCTGTCGTGATCACGGTGGTGTACACACCACTCGTACCTATTCACTTCGAGGAGGTCTTTTCTGCAACGCTCGCAAAACCTACGCTCTTTTCGGATTTTGGGTGCCAATTTGTGAAACTTGGCGATTCCTGTTTTGTAAAACTTAGAGTTAACACCCTCAGGTTGTCCACCACCCCTTCCGATATCTACCCGGTCGGGTTGGTTTTCCTTTATGGCCTTCCTCCTCCGGTACTCTTGAGTTCGGATTCTGGAATCCTCTCGACGACAGGACTCGGACAGGCAAACCTTCTGGTTTCTCCCTGCCTTTAGTTCACACACCCCACAAATCCTACAACAAAATATATCCATTCTTCACCTCCTTTTCATAAAGAAGGGAAGCCTTTGCTTACCTGCTGATTGTCTTCGACTTTACTCGGTCAGATTTTCCAGCAATTCAATGGATGCACCTTGTAAGTTACCCTACAAGGGGGCTATCAATTAACCGTAGGTCACACCCTTACCTTCGCCACGGGATACCTTCTTCCCTGCCGCCTTGGTGTAAGCCTCTGCGTTTCGGAGGTGGGCATCTTCAGCCTCCATGATCCGGAGATAGGCCCCACCGTCGAACTCGTAGGCACCCCATGCCGCGATCATACCTTCGAGGTTTGATCCGTCGATACCAACCTGATACTTCCCTTCAGACGCCTTGAACAGCGATCGCATTTCCTTACCCAGCAGAACCTTCTCGTCCGGCTTCGGTACGTTAGCCACAATAGTATGCTTACGACGTCCGGTGTTGGTAATGCCAGAGTAACGCGCCGGGAGCTTCCCGTCAATACGCAGTCGTGGGTGGTTCAGCCACCCTGTATCGACCTTCTCTTCCTTCAACGGGTCAAGGACCGAGCGTCGGTTGCGGAGAGACAGCCACTTCACGATCTGTTTCGCCATGTGTCCTTCTACCCTTTCGAGGTTAGGGCACAGGCCGCTCATATCCTTCAACTGAGGAGATGTGGGCAGACCACGGGCTTTACGACGGAGGAGCTTATACATCTTCTCCTTGTCCTGCCACGCCTTCAGAGTGATCCCGAGGTACTCTAAGATCAGATCCCGGTACTCAACTTGGTCCAACTGCTCGATGTACTCACGCACAAGGCCGTCAACCTCGTTGTCAGGACGCTGTTTCTTAAACTGGTCCTTGGTAACATCTTTGCTGCGCCACAGCGTAGGCTTCCACCCTGCATCACGGATCAGAAACTTCTTCACGTCGTCCTGGTTACCGATTCGCATCGGGATCATGATGTCCGGCATCGTCTGATTCTTCAGGTCCAACATTGCTCGTGCCATGTCCTCTGGTGAGAGAGGGATCAGGGTCGTTTGCTTGTTGTTCTGGTCCCGGATAAACTGTGGCATTGCTGCCTCATCCTCGATACCATGCTCATTGCAATACTTGATCGCCGCTGCTGTCAGGCTACCATCGGCCTTGAACGACTTCGCCGGAGGTCCTTTGAAATCGAGGGCCTCCCAGTTGACGTTATATCCCAACTTCTCAAGCCACTTCCACCCTGTCCCAGACAGGGAGCCGTCACCCTTGAAAGGTTTTGATGGGAACGTGGGCTGTGCCGACTTCGCCATCTCTTTCTTTGGGAGGTGCGGTTCAACATCGCCCTCGATGTCCCTCATCATCACGTCGATACGATCACGCAGTTTAAGCGCCGCCTCTTCGTCAAAGGTAACCCCCTGTATCTCCTGCTCAACCATCAGGTAGTCGGTCAGCATTCCCCGACGCATGGCGTCCTTCCAGTTGATGAGCTTCATGCCCTTCAGATCGGGTTCATCCTTGAACATAAACCTTTTATCGTCTGGAGATGAATCACAGGTCATCTCCTTCATCAAGGCTTCCCATAGCAACTCTGTGATTATCACGTCCTCGATTACACGGTCGCAATACTTCCACAGGGGTAAGCCACGCCAGTCTTCAATAGCCACCTTCTGATTAGCCAGGCGCATACCCCAAGCCTCCAGTCCGTGCGGACCAACGGGCTTCATTTTCCCAGTCACCGGGTTTTTAACCATCTCCGGGCAACCACGGGGAAGGGGTCGATCGGGATACAAAGTCCTCGACATAGACAGCGTGTCATAAAGACTCACCTGCTTGCCGTTGAGACTTCCCATGCACTTGGGGTCAGCAAACATGTCGTACTTTGTACCAAGTAACTTATTGAAAAGTCTAAGATCGTATCCGTAGGCATTGTGACATGCCAAAGCCCGGGGCTCTGATACGAACCAGTCGTTAAGTTCTTCAAGGGCATATATCTTTACAGAGTAACCTTTTGAAGCAATAAACTTAACGGCCTGATCATACCCCTCCCTTTCTTTGGGTAGAAACATATGCCAATTATCTTTCTTGTACTCCTTAAAAAGGGCACAGTGCATGTGTAGGTCTGGTTCATCCAGCAGGCCGCTGGCCTCGCTATCATATACAAATAGTCCTTTCATTTCTCCCTCGCAAAATCTTTATGGAGCTTTTTTATCAAAACCCGGGCATAATCTTCAGCCAGCTCTTTGGTCTCAAAAGAGGCCTTGGTGTGCAAAACTTTGTCCGCCATTATCTGAACACGCCACTTGTTGTGTTTACCATACTGAGAAACACCCTTTACGACTGCTCCGCTTTTATTATTTTTCTTAATGCCCACGTTCTGCATATTTTGTCCGTGGGTAGATTCTCGCAGGTTATCTATCCGGTTATTTAGACCGTCCCGATCTTTGTGCTCCACAAATTCAGGTAAGTACCCGTGGTGGTATAGAAAAACAAGCCTGTGTACCAAATACTTATTTTGGTCAATGCATGTCTCTAAGTACCCTGTTTCTGTAAGGCTACCCACTTCTTTTCCCGCGTAGAGCGTATTGAAAGTCTTTACAAAACGATCTTTTGGGAATCTTTCTTTCCAGATAAGCTTACCGTCTTTTCTGTACAACACCCGCTGGTGAAGTTCTTCTTTGGTCATACACTCTCCTTTTCGGCATACCTCTGATCAGGATATCCCAATGCCTCGTAAAGATCAACCTATCAATCCGGCAGCTTGACCATGCAGTCACCCCTTTTCCATTTACTGAGGACTTCCTCGATATAAGGGTCGGCCCCACGAGGACAGTGTTTGATCTGTACCCTCACCTTGGCAGTATTGCCCTGAATGGTGTGGATAATTGCAGTCTCTAGGGAGTTGTATCCCCAGTAGATAGCGACCTTATCGCCCTCTTTCAAGGGCGTTCCGCGATAATCATTCATCTTGCTTCCTCACGTCCAAGACGTACAAGACAAGGCACAGGAGGCCAACGGCCCCCAAGAACGCCAACCCAAACCAATCAGGCATTGAGCAACTCCAGTTCTTCGATAGAGAATCCCAGAGTGTCGTGACGATCATCACCACGCTGCACGATGATGTTGTATTCCGGGTGCTCGGTCAGAACCATCTGGATGATGCCCACATCGCCAATCTTCCAGCCATTGTCTGCCAGCGGGGATTCCTCACTGGTGTCCTTGACGACTTTTACTTTACGACCGACCAAATCAGACATCACCAACCTCCACAGGTTCGATAAAGTAGTTCTGTCCGCGCTTAATCTGCATGAACGTCCCTTCAATCCACGTCCCGGAACCCTGGATACGGGTCTCAGAAACATCGTACTTCGTGTTTGGATCACGCTTCCAGTGAAGCAGGCGCAGGATCAGCTCCAAACTACTGAACGAAATTTTGTACTCGAAGCCTTCCTTGTCAGCAAACACTGCCACCGCCGAACTTCTGCCCTTTTCGTTCGATTTGAACCGGAGGGACAACTGGCGAGTTTCGTGCTCCCCAACTTCAACACGCCTGTTGGTTCCGTCAGAACCAAACGTGTATTCACGATTACACTTGGGCCACTGTCGGATGTAGGAGTCTTCCTGCTCTTGAGTGAAGGCAAGGCCGTCCCAACCAGTGAACCATTTCCCGGTCCCAGTAACATTCAGTGCCGGGTATTTACGCTTGCTCAGGTTGGGCATTTGGCATCTCCGTTGTCATTTGAATTCCTGCAATAAGTTGGACCTCTGAGGCCATACCGTTTGCCTCAACCAGTGCCTCAGTCGATGTGTCAAATACCTCACCCGTCCAAACGCGGACGTCATTGTACTCTCCGCCGCCCTTATAGCCGACACGTGCGGTAAGGGTAGGACGGTATCGCAACACCTTGGTATCAATCATCTCGCTGCCATTAACATCGAAACGACGGTTCCAGTCTTTCAGTACCGAGTCGTAACCATACTCAGACCGCTTATGAGCGCCGCAGTTCAGGCACTCAATAACGTGGCGGTCGCTGTATTGATTATCTTCCCAATAATCCGCTTTGTTACCGCAGAATGGGCACGATTTAATTTCAGTCATTCTTCCTCCCCGCCTTTCCTAGTGCCTCACCGCAATCATCGATAGCTTCGTCGTGCATATCAGCCTCCCCGATGACATGGCCACTTTCATTAGTGTTATGTGGAGAAATCTTCTCCGGCAACTCAACTTCAATCGCTGCGCGTGACGCCTCCCATGCTTCCCATGTATCCCTTGTAATCTTTCTTTTATACTCTCCCTTATGATCACCATTTTTGAATACTTCAAGTGACAGAATTACTACTTTCGCCCACTCTTCAAACTGCGCCCGACTATTCATTATTCCTCCCCGTCAGTCAGCTGCCAATAAGCCTGACCTCTACGACTACGCGGATGCTTTCTGACGAGACCTTGTTTACACAGGAGAAGCATCGCTTTACGTGTTTCAATCCCTGTCATATCAAGCACCGACTCACTATTGAAGTGCTTTCGGATAAGGAAAGTAGGCATAGTGTGGGTAAATTTACCACCGGTATAGTCCCAAAAATCCTGACGCTCACGGCGCATGATGTCGAGTATGATTTCGTGATAAAGATTATTGGTCATCACTTTTCCTTTTGGTTAACTGCGGGTTACCGTCAATTTCATCTTGTGCGATTTTCTCAGCACGGTCACCAACAATCACCTCACGAGCTTTGCAGTAAAGCGTCGATCGAACGTTGGCTGTGTCGTACCAGGTTGACGCTACGAATACTCTTGCCATCACAGGCATTATTAACTGCCATGCTGTTGTCATTATTCCTCCGGTGGTGCTGGTAGCGGCATCCAGTGCGTAGGATAAAACTCCTCGGCGCTAGAAGCAAAGAATGGCAGTGACGGGATGTATCCCACGTCATAAATTGCCGTTTCATAATTGCCGAACTCATCGATGCAAAGAACCTCTCTTCCTAGCTCCGGCATTCGTTCACTAATTTTAATCCAGTCGCTCATCACTCACTCTCCTGCATCATCAGGAACACGATCATCGCGGCGCGAAGGGGTTTATCAGAATACTGCGGCCACTTTCCTCCGGGCTGAGTGACCGACCATACTCCGTTAGATTGCTTACGCAATCCGATACCCTTTTCGAAAATAATCGGCCACGCGTCTGCGGGGTTGTTGCAGGGGTCGAATTCAACCTCATCGAAATCACTGCCTGAGTATGCTGCCATGCTATCAGACTCTAAGCTGTATGGAATTCCTTCATCGTTGAACATGAATCTATCAGGGAATCTTTTTGCAACCGCAGCGTTTATCTCCGCATCACTCAGTTTGCTGTAGTCCATCAGAATGCGTGATGTGCTTTTATTTTCACTCATGATCACTCCTTACCTCCCGCAATACGCAGCATTTTAATAGCTTTCTCCAACTCTTTGCGAGGCTTCGCTACGAGTCGGCGTTGGTGGCGTTTCAAGAAACCCTCCAGGAACTCCAGCGGTTTGAACGTCAACACGTTCTCAACCTCCTTGTCCACCTCAAACTTCTTCTGGACCATCCGGTAGACGGCAGGCTTCACGGTAACCGGAACATAACCCTTGCCGATCGCCACTTGGGTCACAACTCTCTTCTTCCCGTCCGTCCAAGTATCGTTGATCGGGAATGCATCGGCACCGTACTTGTTCGAGAACAAAGAGACCGCCGTCGCCGACAAGGCGTCTTGGTCGGAGTCTTTACGTGAAGAACCCCAATATGAGCCACCAGAGGTCTTCACACGGCGTTCAGAGAACAAAGCTAAGTCATCGTACTCCTCAAGTGCTAAACGCGCCAGAAGGTCGATATCATCGCTTTCTGACAGCAGGCGGTTTGCCTCGTCCTTCACTTCGTACAGGTTGGCAGAATCACGGTCACGATCAAGAACAAAAGCCTCTGGCTTAAAGTCATAGTCAAACTTAAAATTGCCACGAACCCGAGTTACGAACAGGCCGTTGATGAAGAGGTTGCAGTCGCCGCCGATGGCGTTGCCATCTTCATCCTCTTCCTGATTGGCACCCTCCTGCCAAATCTTTTTGTACGCCTTACCACGGGAGTTCTCGATCACGATCTCTCGCTCGGTTGTCGGGGCGTAGTTGTCCATGATCTCGTCCATAGCATCACGAGGGATACCTTGGATCTTGATTGTCACCACATTGGAGGGACGGTCTTCCAGCACACCTTCGCAGATGTTCACAGCCAAGACGTTGGCGTCCATGTCTTCGTCACGGACAATCTCCGGGACCCAGAGGTCCTTGCCGTTTTCCATCGCAACTTCAGCGCCTTCACGAAGAAGTACCAAGAAGCCCAGCTTCATGCCTTCACCAAACTTCCCGATGGTACTGGAGTCGTCACGCTTGGTTGTCGCCCCAAGCAGTAATGCCCGGGTTGGGATCGCGCCGCCACGGGATACGATCTTCATCGTCCCGGAGTCGTAATCAAAATCAATGTCGAAATCTTTGGTGTCGATCGCGTTCTGCATCAGTTCACGAGCACCCTGCCACCAGGACCAGTGACCCACATAGCCTTCCGTAAAACTCAGTTTAATTTGTTTCATAACTTCCTCGTTAATGGTTGTGTTGATAAATAGCCTGCACCGCTGTCATCAGGCTGATAATTTTGTCAATCATGATCCATACCCCGCTTCATAAAGAAAAGTGTCCAAATCTGTTTTGTTGTCCCAGCCCGGCTCGGATACTGGCATCAGCCAATCAACGTCGAGGATCAGCATATCCCCTTTTCGGTCGAAGGACTCCCACCAACCGAACTTATCTTTCTCGACAAGGAACACCACCTTACCCAAGAACTCCGGCTGACCGCCATGAATAAGGGCGTACCCGCCAGAAAACAACTCGCCCTCCGGCCTTTCACACTTATCTTTACGAGATTCATCAATCACTTTCTTGTTTTCCTCTTCGTAGGTTGTTCAACATAAGGTCTCGCACGGTATGAACTGTATTCAACGTAGCGCCAAGTTTTCTTTAGGTGCTCGATCAGTTCCTTCAGATGTTCCTCCGTCCGGGCATACCCGCAGACGAAGTAATTGTCCGACACTGACATCCTGCACTTGACACTATAATGAGTTTCGAAGGTTGAGTCAATCACTTCATAAGCTCCCCAACTGAGACTTTTGAAGGCTATTGATAAACGCCGCTGAGTCTTCTTTTGCTTCGAAAAATTTGGCCTGGATATCTGAGCCTGTGATCGGGGCAAAAATAGTGGCCTCAGGTACAGCATCAGGACCATACATCAGTGTGATGTAGTCTTTCACTTCTGCGTCCTCCAGTGCTTTTATTTCGTGACAGTAATCAACCCTTCCGGTCCTTATAAGTGCGGGGTCAAGGTGATCCAAATGGTTAGTGGTTAAAAATATCACCGTACCATCTAAAGAAACCACACCATCCAGTACGTTGAGTATCTTGCTCAGGCTGATCCCGGACAGCTCTTCCATGATGGATTTCTCACGGTCATCGTCCCTCTTGGCCGTTGCCATACAAGCATCAAAATCTTCAGCCAGGATAAAAGACCCTTTTGGTGCTGTAGCCATCGCTTTCTCGAAGGTCGCCCCAGACATATCGGCCATGTCCATTATGCAAATATTCTTCTCGAAGTAAGAGGCCAGCGCCTTGATTGTACTGGACTTTCCTGTTCCCGGCTTGCCGTGCAAGATGTAAGTCTGCTTGTGTGCAAAACCTTTCGACAAGTACCACTCAGGATTTTCGTAGAAGTAATTGATATCCGACACAATTTTATTTTTCAGATCCTTGTTGAGGATCACAGAATCCAAATTCCTTTTCTTGATTGTGGTCAGTACGTTCCAGCCTTCTTTGTAGACGTATACCGATATTTCCCTGTCGTCTTCTTTTATACGGAAGCTTTCAATCAGGTTTAAGATCTTGTCTTTATCTCTGCCAAAAGTATAAATCTTGATCGTCTGCTTCTCCTTTTCCGACCCTGCCGAATCGAGGTGTAGTTTTTCAAACCAAAACAACCGACCATCGAACCAAAAGAAATGTCTGCCATAGCCGGGTCCGATTGTGGGCACCATAGACTCTCTGCCGGTTTTGTTATCGAATACATAGGTGCTTTCCAGTGCCAAATACCTTGACCACCCGAAATACCTGCTCTCAGAGTACCACTTCATGAAGCTGTTGAATTGTGCCTGATTAGCACCCCACCCCGCGTTGTTGAACTCCAGACTTGTGGTGACCTGCCGGGATACAAACTTAAACAGCGAGGTCGGTACATTACGCAGTAGGAAGGTTATGACTGCCATACCCCATAGTGAAATCAGTCCCGCAACTATCGGGCTGTCCTTCGGCAACTGAATTATATAGCTATATAAAGAATTTAAGGTTTCCATGATTATCCTCTCGTGTTTGTGTAGAGGAACTATACAGCTGTTCTCGGCGGCTGTCTACCCCATAAACGAGAAAAAAGGACCCCGAAGGGGCCTTTTTATTTTAAGGGTTTTCCTGTTTCAGACATGATGTTGATAACGGCGTCAACATCATGGAGAGCTATTGTTTCCGTGTACCCATCCACCATTTCAACCTTGCTTAAAAATGCAGTGGGTACAGAACGTTTACACTTTTGCTCTGCCGCCTTGCAGGCAGGTACATCCTCAAACACCCAAGAGAAAGCCTTTTTCATCCTCAGGCGATTACGTTTGTTCTGTCCGCGAAGTCGAACACGGAGATCCGCTGTTATTCCGAATTTGGCAGCAATAGGTATCCCGTCTCTCATGACGAAATTAAGGTATCCATAGAGTTGAGAGTGCCCTGAACAAGAGGGACAAAATTGACCTTGGTTCACAATTCGACAAAGCGTAGTTTCAAAATTCCCGTGCCTTGGGCAGTTTGCAACGACACCCCGGTACATGGGTGACTTGTCATTCTCCCCCCACTCGACAAATGACTGACCCCGTTCCTCAAGAACTCTCTTTACCCTGTACTCCGATTGTTCCTCGCTCCAATTGAAACGTTTGGAACACCTGCAAGGTATTGCCCCGCCCTTTAGGTTGGGCGGGGTTACCTTAAACACCCCGGTACAAACACCCACAGCAACATACTCATCATAACTGCAAGCCGGGCACTTCACAAAAAGTTGAGGCCTCCCTCGGGAGTTCCGCCCGACACCGACAAGCTCAAACTTCCCGAGAATACCCCCATATCTTGACATGGCCTCTTCTATATCCATCAGAAAGGTGCCGCATCATCCCAATCGTCCTCTGGCAAGTCCGGTACCTCCGGCCCTGGGGCAGGCACATCGACGATTGTTTCAGTTTTCTCTGGTTGTTCAGTTTGTCCTAGCACATCAACAACTTCGATGGCCTCTGAACCTTCTCCGCCAAAACCGTCCAAGAAGTCCAGGTATCCATCTTCCCCGTTGTCATCTGCGGGGGGGATATCACTCTCAGTAAGATCCGACAGCACCTTTTCCCCATTTTCAGGGGAAAGTGGTTCCAGGCCTTTCTTGCTAATATCCTCGGGGACATAAACGTCAGAACGAGGGTCAGTCTCAGGGTGTGCAGCATACCACTCTTTGATTGTCTCGTAAGGACTTTCCAAGAAACCTTCCGGTGGTTCTAGATAATCACCAGTATCGATGTCGTAGAACACCGGAAATTTACCAGAACGTCCGTGTTTACGGTCATCCAGGATAACGAACCACGATGTGTTACGTTGTTTCATCGGCAGTTCTGGGTCTTTGTTACGCTCAATACCCACCATGAAATAAGTGTTTCTCATCATGGCTCGCGATCCCGAGAATTGAGCGGACTGGACCTGACCACCAAACTCATGCGGTTTGCCAGATTCTGGTTTATTCAGGTGGCAGAAGCAGTAATAAGTGAAGCCAAGCTCTTTTGCCAGGATAGAGATCTCATCAGAGAACCGTTCCAATTCCGTGTTCGCCTCAGAGGCACTCATGCCCTGCACGAGACGGGTGATTGGGTCGATAATAATATCCTCACACCCTTCCACAATAACGGCATGACGGATAGCTCCCTTGACCTCGTCCCATACTGCACGACCGTAGTTGGAGAAGTAAATGATGTTATCCCCAACTTCATCTGTAGCCTTGATCAGTTCTTCCTGCTTAAAGTATCCATACTGGCCTTCGAATACTTCATTACCCCATACATCCCGGAATGTCCCATCCCCCTGTGGGATCATCACCTTCTCGGCATTGATGAAGTCCTTGTGGTAAATTTTACCTGCGACTTTCTTACAGGTTATGTCGTTCTCTTCTTCAAACTTGAAGACTCCGACCTTCCGCCTGTCTTTGCGTATTACGTGCTCCACAAGTTGGTTTACAAACTCGCTCTTCCCAATCTTTACTCCGGCACCAAGGAAGTAACCTTCCCCTTTACGACGCCCGAGTGTTAACTTGGTCATTGTGGGCCAAGGCCATGACTTGCCCAACACAGGGACCTCGTGAGCCTTGTCTCGGAACTGTGCATAAGTTGCAAAGCCTTCCGGGACATAAGCCTTCGGTTTCATCGCTGCCCAGAAAAGTTGCTGAGCCAATCCCTTGGTGTACATGTCGCAAGGGTCCATATCTTCAGGGATATCGACAACCTTCATTTGTGGAAGGATGGAATACACCGCCGCCACTGCGTCTTTGCCCTTCATGATACCCTTCGCCTTCTCAGACTCGGTGGCCCGGTCGGCGTCGAACGCCACAATGATCTCCTCGAACTTGCTCAGGAGTTTGTAGTTGTTCTTCTGCGCCAAGTTCTGCACAGCATTGGAGGTGCCGTTGGAGATGGACACCACCGTGAAGTTCGGCTTACGTGCATTGCCGTCCTTCGATTTGTAATTCTCGCGGAGAACCTGCCACAGAACCGCTGCGTCGTATTCACCTTCTGTGATGAAGATCATACGTTTGGACGATTTGTTGGCACCCTCCAGACCAAACAGGTCACAGGCTACCGATTGGAAGCCGATGGTGCTGAAATGGCCCTTCTGCTGCTTAGGGATGGTCAGGTCGCGCTTTTTGAAGCCTACGATCTTACCTTCCAGGGTGTACGGAAAATAGTGCGCTTCCGGCGTCATGCCGTCCTTCGCAGACAGCTTTGTACGAATACCGAAGCGTTCAGCCGTCTTCTCGTCAATCCCTCGTTCGGGGATGGACTTAAACGGATACGTTTTTACATCTTCGACTGTCTCTTCAACTCGCTGCACTCCGCCTCCAAAACCACGGGTGGCTGACGCCTTCGGGTTGGTGTACCCCGTCTTGTAGCCACCGAACAATCCTTCACCAAATGTGCTCACACTTCCCCCTTAGTCAACGTTGCAACGTAAATCGTATTACCGTGCATGTTGACACCAACAGTGACCGGACCTTTGAGCGAATAGTCAAACTCATTGATCCATTTCTTGATGTTGGTCTGCAACTCCACGGGGTTGGTGTAAACCAAAATCTTTACTTCAACCATCAGAAACCCCCGTCTTCTTCCAAAAACGCACGTGACATTTCGGCGGCGCGAATCTGAGCCGAGATCTCAGCATAAATCACTTGACGGGGAATGTCAATGTCCAGCACATCACCTTCGAAGTGGACGGCAACTGAAATGATGTCGAGGTAATCCTCTGCATCCCAGTCGCTTGCGGCATTAGGAATGCCCTTATACAGCATCACTTCGGCTTCGACCACAACTTCCTGACCGAAATCCTTGTGAAAATATGGGAACTCTACAGTTGTGCTGCGCATGATAACCCCTTATTGATGATTTCTTAACTGATCTGTTACTTCTTGCCGGAAATTTGGTCTTCTCTGACCTGTGTCTTGACTCCATCCGGCATTTCGACCAGATAAGCATTGCAGGTCGGGTATTCCTGTTGAAGCAGGACCTTACCTTCCCCGCGATAATCCCAGCGCTGATTGCTCTGGTCAAAGAGAACAACGTCGTTGATCTCATAAGCAAAAACAGGTTTCATCTGAACTCCATCGCCGACATGATGTCGATGATCATTTTGTTGAACAAATGAGGCTTCAGTCGAGGGGTTTCACGCTCACGCTGTAAAAGCTCCTCAATCGCGCCCTCAGCGATTTCTGCCATTTGCTGGGCGTTTCCATGACATGCCTCGTCAAAACGCTCCCGGTGGCGATCTGCGGTCATTCTGACCCTATTCTGCTGCTCGCTTTCCACGGATCTCGATCTCCAGCTTAATTGACGCCAACATTTGTTCCAGATCTGCTTTGTGCTTCTCAACACGGCGAAGGTCATCACGACCCAGATCACGTAGCGCCAGTAGGTGGCTCATTGATAATTTACTCAGATCTTCAGTCATCGGAAACCCTCTTTGATACATCAATGGCGAAACAACCCCCTCCCCGGCGAAGATCGTCGGAATCAGAACGGTACATTGACCCGGTTTTACCGGAGAAGAAAACGGATTTCTCCGTCATCTTCGTGATTACCGCCATCTCGAATGGCTTGGCCCCGGCGTTACCCCGGGAAAAGGCGATGTGGTCACCCACACGCGCCTCAATTCCGAAACAGTCCTTAATCACCACACACCTCGACATCAGTTTCGAAACAGAAGAAGCCCTCGCATACCGTGCCGTCTTGGCGGGTAAAGTTGACGATGACCTCATCGTCATCGGCGTCAACAGAGACTACGACGCCCTTATCCCCCGGACTAACCCCGTCGAGGCTGTAATCTTTCAGGTTTTCTGGATTGAAGATAACCTTTTCACCTACCGCTACCAGTTTGTTGCTCATACCTCACCTCCAAAAATTTCAGGGAACGTTTCATGATAGAACTTACGGACACCTTGGTCAACAATAATGTCCTTCACACGCAGGCGCTTCATCAGGCGAAGACCTTCGGTGCTCGTCGCTCGGGACAGCATGACATAGGCTTGGCCCGGTGCGAAGGTGCCGAAACCTAAATCAATGTTCACTTTGTCCAGCGTGAGACCTTGGCAGTTATGCACGATAAGCCCATCACATGTGAACGTATTTCCCCCCTCCATTTCTAGGTCGTACATGACGATGTCCTCGGAGGGTTCAATACTGACAATCTGGTCCCAAAAATAATCTCGAGATATTCCGTCTTCTCCTTCAAAACCCCCATTGTGCAATACAATACTGCGGGTTGGGGTTTTTGTAAACCCTTTCCTATTCCCCAAGGCATCGAAGAATGGCAAGATGTCCCAATTGCTCTTTTTCTGCGTATAGTTCACCATCTTTTTCAGTAGCTTACGCTTATACCCGACACGAATTTTGCAATTTTCAGCAAATTTCCGGATCGACTCCTCTCCCAGGACAATCAAATCTTTTCCTGAAACCCGTGCGTATAGGCCAAGACTCCACATCACTTTCTGGAGATCTTCGAGAAGCCCGCAGGATGCAGAGGTATACCGAATTTTTTGCCGGGATTTTCCTGAAGAAAAGCACCCATCAGTATCAAACAACCCCGCAATAATCTCCCAACGGCACTTTTCATCCCAAAGAAGAACGTCTTTTGGCAACCTTTTGTGGTGTGCCGTTACATAATCCAAACCCCTGTTCAAAAGGTCTAGCCGTACATTTTTCCCGTGGACGTAGTAAGTAAGGGCCTTGGATTTTCTCTTTGTCACACCAACGGATAATCCATTTTTCCAGGCCCATTCGAAAAACTCGTTGGCAATTTCACCATCTTGAGTTGTAATATCTACCCTGTGGTCTTGACGGTAAGATTCGCCATAGCACCCGTCACCGATCAAGGCCCCCAGCATCCAAGCATCTTCTTCCAAAACCCCCTGTGAATAACCTCTTAAGGACGAACCCACATACTGCCCCACCTTCAGGTCTCCCAGTGCATCAAACGTAGGAATCTTCTTCTTTCCCGAAGACCAGATAAGATGCTCCGGCGACGCAATCAACTGACGGCCCGACCTTGTTTTCAACAGGATGGCTTTTTTCACCCCGGTTTCCAATACGGTTTTAACTTTTTGAAACCCTCGAATACCTGTGTCTACCAAATCCCCCTTGCGAACATCCTCTATTTTCTTGTATCCCTCGGGGGTTGTCACAAGGCTATTCTTCGAAACACATTTGTGTCCGGTGATAGCATAGCCCAATTTGAACGGGAACTGCAAGTATTTCCCGATCTCTTTGTCAACCAGTACGGTCTGCTTCTCCATCACCTTGACAGTCTGCTTGGTGCCGTCTTCCAGTTCGATCTCTTTCTCAACCTGAACCATCTTTTCTTCCGGGACCTGGGTCACGTTGGTCCATTCGTACTTGCCGATGTGGATCGGCTTGCCGTCAATGTCCACAATGACGAAGGTCTTGGCGATTTTCTTGATGACCCCCACCGTACCGTTAACGTAGTCCGGGGCCTTCTTCTGCTTGTCGTTGTCGTTAACAACGATCATCACCTTCAGACCTTCCTTCAGGTTCAGCACTTCGTTGACCGGACGCTCCGGGAACTCACCCGAGATCTTGGCTTCGAACACATGAGGTTGGGCCTTGATCTTCTCAAACTCCCGCTGGTTGATTTCCTCTGCGAGTTTGTTGGTGGTCGTTAAAGTCACCGCCCCTGGTAGGGCCGGGCCGAAACAGTTTTGGTTGAAGTAATCAACCGCTGCGCCGACGTTGTTACCCACACGGATGTTGTTCAGGTGTTGAGCGAACACCGGATCAGACTGGCGGTGGACCCTCGGGAGATACGCATTGGTGAACTCCAGTTGGTTCCAGATATCACAGCCGAACGGGATTTCATTCCCGTGCAGTTCACGGAACATTGCCGTCTCTTCACGCTTCAGTACAGGCTTGATCTGGAAACCGTCGCCAAACATGATTACCTGAAGACCACCGAAAGGCTTGTTTACCTTCCGGTGATAACGCAGCTTCATATCGATCTCACGCAGCTTGTCGCTACGAATCATGGAGATTTCGTCGAACACGATAGCGTCCAGCGCATCAGATGCCATCAGCATCGCAGGCTTCTTGGACTTCGCCTTGTAATCTTCCTTGGTGGTCACACCAAATGTCAGGCCGAAAGCCTTGTGAGCAGTGATTCCGGAAATGTTCAGTGCTGCAATGCCTGTCGGTGCAACGAACAGGAAACTGTCAGCGAAGAACTCACGGAGAGAGGCGATCATCAGACTCTTCCCACAGCCCCCCGGCCCGGTCACAAACACATTGTCGCCATCCATGATGGCCTTCATTGCAGCCTCATTGCCAATTACTGTCTTACCCATTAATCTTCCGCCTCAAATTTGGCGGTGCCCATAATTTTGGCCTCGCTGATTTCAATATTCGTGTGGCCTTTCTTCGCCAAACGGCTGGCCTTCAGTGTTGCCGCTTGGGGATCGTCAACCTTGGCTCGAACGCTTTGACCATAACCTGCATCAGACGATACCAGAAAAACAGACTTCTCTTCCATAAAACCTCCCTTACTCGTTACCAACGGTGTGGATAAGCAGATTTAAAACTATCATCAAACCAGTCAACACGCCCCCGAAAAACATCACTAGTGGTACTTCATTCGCAAAAGGAGAGGCCATAGGCTGTGGAAACAATTTCTCAACACCCCCTTTTCCCAAACCGATCCAAATAAAGGCGTTAACCACCAGTGCAGTAAGAAACCTCATGCCTTCATCTCCTTCGGTTTATAAAACACATGGTAGCCGATAGTGGCTGTCTTCGTAAAGAACTTTCTCCAATAAGGCTTTACCTTCTTCGTATGGAAGTGGGTTGCCCCATGAGTTGGGTCCAGCTTGTTATACAATACCTCCTTGTTGCGGATCTTGTAAAGGAATTTAGCAATATCCTGTGCAACCATCCAGGATTCCGAGTCTCTAACAGCATAACCGCTCCTTGCCATTGTCCAAGAGAATTGTGAAGATTGATACACTACCTTTCGGACTGAACCCGGATAACTGTCATGTTTAAGTCTGTTCAGAGTAACAAATCCAACTGCCATCTGTCCATTGATATTTTCCCCACGCGATTCAAAATAAATATTGCAGGCTAAGGCATTGACCGACGAGTCATTCTTTTTGCACACATGAACAACCGGGGCGAGCTTTTTCTTCGGTGTATTCTCTTTAGCTAAGGCGGGTGCGGGGGCTAAAGAAAGTACGCTGGCTGCAATCAGGGCAGCGGTGCTCTTTCTCATACAAACTCCTAAATAAGAAAGGCCCAGTTTATCACTGAGCCTTTGGAAGTCAAGCCTTTTTGGAGGCTTGAGCGAGGACGCCCTTCTTAACATCTTCCCAAAGGGAATTAAGGAAAGGGTCGTTCTTGATCACATCCGGATACCAAGGTCCGTAGATACGGTATACGGAATCCACGGTGATTGCATACAACTGCCCGCCATTAACTGCGAGGCCAGTTACGTAGCCCGTGCGGACTTGGGTCCCGTCTTTGCCAGTCTTCCGGCGCTTCGCCTCATTGAACTCGATATAGCCTGTCAATGTGACGATCTTCTCTGGAACTTGCAAATCTGGCAGCTTTTCATGATTGATTAGCTGATTGCCGGACTTGCTGCCTTCCAGGCAAAGATTACCCCCGTACTTCTTCCCGTACTTCCTGGCAAACTCAGTCATTTTGGTCGTGGACAATTTCACTCTCCTTCAGAACATAGATGGTCACGTCGAAGTCTCGCAGGCGACTCTCGATTATCTTAGATATGATAGCCCAATCACCCCCGGCAAGTCCAGCCCCAATTTTAGGCAGGCCGATCTTCAGGTCGTGGGTTGACATATCCAAGATACGGCACTCGGCATGGAGGGACACCGCCATCGCAGACAGCGCCGAACGCAGCGCCCAGTAATCGAGGTCCATCTTACCCTCTTTGCGTCCCGTGAAGGTGTACTGGCTGTACAGATTGTATACCAGTAGACCATTTGTGGAGAACGCCGAAGATAAGGTCCCCAGCTTCGCCCGGTCGCCCTTGACGGTCATCCGGTCCGCCGCCCATGCTTCCGGGAAAGCCTTTGCAATGTCAGGAGCGATACCTGATTTCATTGTATTGAGACAATTACACCCGTGGGCGATGACATTCACCTCCCCTGACTGCGCCGCAGTGATCAGGTTTCCCACTTTGTACCGTAGTTTACCACGATTCATGTTAAAGTCCACCCCGCTTGGCCTTCTGGCACATTTGGTGAACATCGCAGCAGGACTGCTTCACGATCCAAGGTTCACCACGGTACAGGATCACCAAGGTCCCCCGGCGCTCTTTACCTTCCACCTCGATAATCTCCGGGTAAAACTCCCGGACGTTTGCCACATCAATACAGATCGGGTCTTCCCCGTTCAGTTGGTTCAGGTAAATAAACATAATCACCTCACGGTAAAGTGTAGACTTTCGACGGAGGAACCAAGCCCTTCGCCACCTCTTACCAGGCTCCAGCGTAGGAAGAGTGCCAACTCTCGTGGCCCCCGGCCCGGACAGCCTTCCAAGGGAAGTCTTTGGACTGGTCTTCTTCCACATATCCGACAGCCAGATAGTCACGGGCACCAGCGTAGGCCCGTGCCTCCTCGACGTACTTCTCCAAAGAGACACTCATAAGTATTGACTCTCCAGCCAACGCGCCGACTCATCATAGTTCTTGAGGCCACGCTTCTCGTTAATGGTGAAATAACCGTCCCAAGTGATGTTCTCCCAGCCGTCCTCGAACTCATCACCCTCGTCGGCGATCTCTAGGACCTCTATGTGCAACTCGCCCTTGTAGTTGGCCTCAATACGATCAGCGATCAGGTTGAAGTTGTCTTCGTCACTCAGTTTTTCTTCCATCATCCCTCCAGATATGTGTTTCCAAAGGCCCTGCCAACGGCCTTGTGGAGTTGCTTTTCGGTCAATTGTGGAAAGAGTTAATACATCTTGTCGAAGAGTGGCTCTTTCTTTCGGTAAGCTCCAGACCTTGCCAACGTCACAAGCGTCTGAATAACTTCAAATTCGTCATTCTCCACCTTTAATCTCCTTTAGTTTAATCGAGAGCGCCTCACCCCCACGCTTGAGGTCTTCAGCTTTCAATATTGTTCGGGACCATTCACGGGCTTTATCCATGAGTTGACGACCAATGGCAAGTGCCTTGGTCGCGCACACAACCTCACCTTTGCTGTAGCGGACCTTTACTCCGCCACGAGGTGCCTCGCACCAACCTACGGCACCAAGGAACGTGTAGTGGCTGAATTTGTATGGCCCCAGACCTTACCTGTCTTTTGGTTGAAGACCCAAAAGTCATCCCCGCGCTCCAGCTTTGGGTCCCAGCTTTTGTCGATCTCTTCTTGACAGCGGTAGTCGTTTGGCTTGTACTCAGGACGTCTACTCATGATCTTCTCCACCAAGATTAAGTTTACCTGCCTTCCGGCTCTCCAAGAAAGCCTTCAGGTCACCAAACTTCCCTGTTGTCACCGCTCCTGCTGGCGCTCGGTTGTAATCCCAGGCTTCCTTCGCCTCCTCGACGTCACCAACCCGGGCCTCGATCTGCTTACGAAACTCATAAGCAGAATACCCGGAACGGATGACTCTGGGCGGAACGTAGCGAATAATTCCTGCATCAATGGCACGTTGGGACATTGCAACCTTGTTCCTGTGCATCTTGATACATTTCACCACGTACTCCTCGAACTCCTTCTTGAACGCCAGATGGATCAGTGCTTCTGGGGCATAGAAATGCACCACACGATATTGACCATCCTCACCTTTGAGATACTGAACCTCTGGACGACCAAATTGCACTGCCACATCAAAATCTTCAATCGTAAATTTCATCTAAAAAGCCCTCTCTGTTTCCAATGAGGGCAGATTACATGACTTACTGGTCGGTGTCAACCTTTTCGATAAACACAATGTCGCCATACTTCAATTTGCGACGCTTATCTTCGTCCTGCTCTTGGTTCAGGTTGAATGAACCCTTACCATTAGAACGACGCCAGCCAGATGCTCCCGTGAACTGCTTCAGCAGGGTCGCAAAGTCTTCTTTCGTCACTTCAATCTTGTGCATTACAGGCTCCCCGGCAGTACCAGTTTAGGACCCTCGCCCTTCTTAGATTCCCGAATCCGCTCACGAACGTACACCTCGATGTCAGTCGGACGCCACAGTTCAACAGCGACAACCTGGAATCGACCAATGTGGGCACCCGGTTGTTTGTCCATGTGGTTAGCCATCAGTTTGGTGCTGTCTTCGTCGGCAAACACAGCCTTCACCACAATTGGATGACCGTCATCGGTCTGCCCGAGGCTCATGGACGGCACATTGTGCCCGGCGGCAGTGTCGTCGATCGCATACATCAGGGTAGTGCCGCCAACGTTATTAGTCAGTTCCATCAATTTTCTCCACTTTTCTACCAAAAGAGGCCATAAAACAACGGCCCTCGTCTCCACCGAACGGGATCATCACGGTCCCGCCGATGATAATTGCATCATCACTTGCCAGGATCGGCTGGCTCATGATTGGCTTGCCGAACAGGTCGGAATCACACACGTATTTGAATGTGTCGCCAACCTTGATATCTTGTGCCAACACTTTCATCCGATTACCCCACGCAGACTTCGTACCACCCGCACTTCGTACATTCACGAACGAAAGCGTGTACGCTTCCCTTGGTGATGAACTTATGCTGACAATTCTGTTGCTTCACGGACTTCACCGTCATACAACACCCCTTGGTTTTACCAGTTCCAGATCAGATTGCGGGATGAAATAGAACCCGCTGCGATAGAACCACTCATACCCATCGCTGCCTTCCTGCACCTCGGCATCGCTCACATAAAACGACTTCCCGTTGAACTTATCGCGTACAAAGTCCCCACGGGTAAAGCCCGGGATACCGCATTTACGGACGTGATAAAGCTCATGACGAACTCCCTCAAACTCCCCACGGAGATCCATAACCTCACGAAGTTCGAACTCCACGTCTTCTTCGTCGTTACCTATCCCGTGGATCTTGGCATCAATCCGGGTCAGCAGGTCCTCTACTGTATCCCAATCTGTCATCCTTTGTCCTCCAACTCCAGAGGCTTCATACCCAGAGCCTTGATCCCGGTACGGGTGATCAGACTGTTGAGGGACGCTTCAATCTCTGCGTTTGCCCGGGCCATGACCGCCTCTGAGTGTTCAGTGAAGGTGTAGAGTGCATAGGCCGTTACTTCTGGCAGCTTGGCATGAATGGTCTGGAACTTCTTCATCGCCGCTTGCAACTCACCTTTGTTGGCCTTGCCTTTGGCAATCAAAGCCGACAGGGCATCGAGACCTTCCGCGTGGCGCTTCATCATTGCCTTGAGGGAACCCTCAATTTCACGGTTGGCCTGCTCGGTGCTGGTATTCTGCCCATCGATCAATGGCAAAGATCCGGTTCCATGTGGAGTGATGTAACGCAAAGTACACGGTACACCATTCCCACTGTGGGAGGCAACCAAGCCTGCCCATTGGTACGCCGTCATCTCCAGTTCAACCACACGGCCTCCACGGCTCTGTGGTTGGCTCCGATAGTTAGGAATGTCATAGGCCGTCTCCTCGTATCCAAGGTCGATACGGAGGGCTATGCGCTCGTTATGGACGATGTTGGAACCAAACATCTCTGTGTTGCCGCCTGACGGGTGAGTCAGGGTAATTCGACCATACGCCGGGTGTTCTTGGATGATACGATCGTTACCGGAACCGAATGCTTCGTCACGGATGGTCGGACGCTGTTTCGGATAGGGCTTGTGCTCTTCTTTACTCATTTAACCACCTTCACCACGTAGCCCGAAGTTTTCTTTGTTTTGCGGACAGAGCCGCCCTCTGAGGTGTACTCAATGATCGCCATGTGCAAAGTCTTCGAGAAGCCAATAATCTTGCCACAGGTCATCCCGTGACGCTTATACTCAGTAAACACCACTTCATCACCGATTGTAAGTGGGTTTCCGACAAAATCATTCATTTGCATTAGCTCGTTGCTCCTCGAATAATAATTCATCGGCAAGGTCGAGGAGGTGTTGACCTACCTGACGTGCCTGCTCACGGGTAAGGCGGATACCTGCGCTATCCCTGACACCGTTGGTCTTGTCACTCATCCATACTTGGATTAAGGCCATTCCTGGGTTGTAGAGAGACTCCATAACTAGAACACGCCCACTGTAGAACTCTGTATCCTCTTGTACCTCTAAATACTTTTCCATTATTTAATCTCCTCAAGATTGGATTCACATTGGTAAAAATTAAAAGCCGGGACGTAATACACCCAAGAGTGCAGTAAGTCCGACCAAAACATCCCTTCAACTACGAACTGATGCCCGGCGTACCCGGCACCTGAACTCCCATCAAGCCGCAGGGTGTCCCACAGCAATACTTCGGCATTCCGTACAAGGAGATGCTCTGGCGGTCATGCCCGTACAGTTCACGACCGAAGAACTTTTCCAAGAGGTCTGGCCCAGTCTCTACGATCTCACCCATGATACACCCCGTCAATAGTGGTAACAGACCGCTGCGGCGACTTACCTACCTTAGTGCGGGATGTAACCTGTGCGTTCGGGCAGTACACCACATCGAGGGAGTTCTCATACTTCCCTTCCATATGGTAGATCTTGCAGCCCTTGTCCAGCAGGTCCTTCGGGAGGACATAGCTGTCAGTGGATTCACGGGTGCTGGCGTCGCAACCAGCCAGGACGAAGCCCATCAGTGCAGCCATCAGAATCAGTCGTGTACGTTTCATGCTCTTTCCTCCAAGGTTATGCGGTCGTTAACAGGTTTCTTGATCACATCGTACCCTTTAGTTTTCAGGTACAGGGCGCAGTATTGCTCCAGCAGCGGGGAGAACCAACCCATCCCGTGCTCCAGTTCATCCACACCCACCACAAAGCCAATGAGGCGTTTGTCCGGTTCGTTAGTCTTTGGTGCATTCGACAGACGCAGGTTAATCTGCCCAGTCAGATCTTCTTTCATGATGCCTCCGGAAACGAATAAAAGGTTCTCACAACCACAATCTCAAGGTTAATACCCGGGTTGTCTCTTGTCAAGGCTTCTTTTTTCCTTTCTGCATTTTTCAGTTTGGCGAAAACTTGGAACTTCTTGTTGATGACCGGAAGGGTGTCAGACCCAACCATCTTTATCGCAAAGTACACATCCCCGCCACGCAACCCTTGGCCCAGCTCATGCTGGAACCAAGCATTGAACTCATCAGGTGTGGTGTCAATACCTGAGAATCTTTTCAGCTACAGCTTCAGCTTATTCATCATAGTCCCCTTTCACATACCGTGGGCCACGAAGTTCAAGGCCCGTCTTGTCCAACGAATGTGGGACTATGCTGCCACAGTCATTCCAAAACTTCAAGTCTTTTTTCAACTGTGCCGCCTTGCGGTCAACAAAGGCGTCGATAAGTGCCGGATTTGTCTTCGGCATGGCCTTATACACAGCGTTTCTGGCATTCTGGAACTGGTCCTCAATAATTTTTAACTGATCAATCATTTCCAGTTCGTCCATTGCCTCTCTACAAACACAGCAATGACCCTTGTCGAAATACACCCGGCTATCTTTGAGTGGTCCCAACGCTCCCCTTGAATAGGGAGGGCCATACGACCACAATAGGCGCAGATGTGGGTGGAACCGTCGGTAAGGGTGGTTGTCTCACGAATGCCCTCTTTGGTGCTGTTCCAGCCGTACATAGATGAGAAGAATTTGTAAGCGCGTTCATCGACGTGTTCTTCGTCACGATTGTTGGTGCGTTCAAACATATTTTCGTTCCTTTTCGTAAGTGATGGATGAACTATACAGGTACTCGATCGACAAATCAATACTTGCATCGTATTTTTGTTCATGTTACCTTTATGTCCACACTACATGAACAGGAGATTTAAATGAACAAGTTGACCTTCGGGTTTGGGGAGGTGGATGTTGACTACCCCGTACAGATAGAGAAAGGGCACTGGCGGGACGGAAATAAGAGGGAGGTTACTTGGAGGTGCCCCTACCATCAGACCTGGTTGTCCGTAATTCGTCGATGTTATTCCCAGACTTATCTGAAGAAATGCCCGGCTTACAAGGGCTGCTCTGTTGATCAGCGCTGGAAGAAGCTCTCCTCATTTATCGCTTGGATGAAGATCCAGCCGGAGCATGACTTATGGGTGAGTCACAATTACCAAGTGGATAAGGACTTCCTTTTCCCAAATGAACGGGTTTATGGTCCAGACACCTGCGTATTGCTTCCCCCTTCCATAAACGGCCTGTTCGGAGGGATGAAGAAGGGAAGGGTGTTCCCTCTTGGGGTGTCGTATAAGGAGGCCAATAAAAAATATCAGGCCCAGATCTATTCCGGTGGGAAAAAGGTATATCTCGGCTTGTCCAGCTCTCCAGAGGAGGGGCATAAGGAATGGCAAACCCGGAAGATTGAAGACCTTCGCAATGCAATAAAGGACTACGTTTCCACCGGGACTTATAACAAAACTGTTGTAAGAAGACTCGACAGTTTAGTATCTTGCTTAGAGCAAGACCTGGGTAAAGGTTTAGAAACCAAACCTGAAACTTTCATTACATTAGGAGAAGTCATGATTAAATCACCCTGTGAGCAATTATCCGTGGCAATTATGATTGCAGCAAACCTGCATCAAAATCAGTTCGACAAGGGAGGTCGGCCTTACGTACTGCACGTCTTGAAGGTAATGCACTACCTAAAGGACAAAGATGACGACGAGTTAAGTTGCATGGCGGTCCTCCATGACACAAAAGAAGACTGTGGGATTGATGACGCCTATCTACAACGACACGGACTCTCCTCCCGCGTCATCGATGGGATTACCCGTCTGACCAAAGTTAAAGACCAGCACCCCGAACATTATCTCAGAGGCATCTTGGAAAGTTATGACGCCTGCCGTGTGAAGCTGGCAGACCTTCGCCACAACACCGACATCCGCCGTCTTAAAGGTGTTAGTGAGAAAGACTTGCAACGTATGAAAAAGTATCATATGATGCATACTCAAATTAAGGATATGATGCAGTGGCACGAGAACAACCCTGCACATTCCTACCCTGATATGATGCGTTGGTATTCTGAACGTGACAGCCACATCTCCACTCTACTGAGGATGTTTGATGAGAATTAAGGTACTCGATGCCCCTCTGGGGCATAAATTCAACCCAGACATGCACTACTTAGTCTACGGGACACACGGATATGCCTTCGTTTTTGATGACGACTGCGAATCTTGCTTTTTGAACGATATGGATTGGGAGGAGGTGACAAGTGAAACTTGAAATAATTGAACGTGGTGTTGATGTGATTCTGGCAACACGTACCCCTGATAATGGGTTTGTTGTCGTGCCTCGCAAGAACGAGGTCATTCACACCCAAGGCAACAAATACGTTGTCCGTGAGGTCAATCATTATTACTGCGATGATGACTTCATCGAAGTCTTGGTGGATGCCAAAGGTTGAGGCACCGCGATCCACTTGGTCCGGTTACAAATCGAGCTCTCTTCGTCCAAGACAACCACCCGGGGCGGGTTTGGTTCTTCTGTGGGACGTAGTAGCAGTTCTTTTGGTGGATAAAAAGTATTGACTTATCAGATGGCCCATATATAATGGGCCTCGTTAACAACAAACAGGAGAGATAAAATGCAGCAGACTTACAAACGTACTGATCAGACCATGTTCAAGAAAAGGATCAGCATCCGACAGATGGAAGACCTGATCCGCCTTGGTGCCCGTATCGGTAAAACCACCTTCTTCTTCGGTGGTGCAGGTCTCGGTAAGTCCCAAAAGGTGTTGCAGGTAGCCAACAACATGTTCCCCCACCGTATCGGGGACAACCTGTGTGACGTTCGTCTGTCTGACAAAGAGCCGCAGGATATCGCGGGCATCCCAGTTCCGGTAACCTATTTCGATCCGGTACAAGGAAAAGAAGTTACCCGTACTGTGTACGCATGTCCGAGTTTCTGGCCTACCGACCCTAACTGGGAAGGTATTGTATTCCTGGATGAACTACCAAACGCTATGCTGGGCACTCAGCACTCTGCGTATCAGGTTATTCTGGACCACGTTGCAGGTGACCACCGCTTCCCGAAAGGTTGCGTGTTCGTTGGTGCGGGTAACCGTGACACAGATAATGCTGGCACAACAGACATGCCGGGGCCATTGGTCAACCGTATGATTCTGTCCGAGGTGGAGTATAACCTCGATGTGTGGATCGAAGATTATGCCGTGCCGTTCAAACTGCACCCGCATATCATCGGCTTCCTGAAGCAGTTCCCGGAGCACTTCTACACAGGTGACGTAGAGAACCGCTCTACGGCGGTGTTCGCTTCCCCTCGTCAGTGGAAGACTGTCTCTGATATCCTGTACGACTATGAGACTGAGAAAAACACTTACATTGCCGAGGTTGCTATCGCCGGGTCCGTTGGTGAGGGTCTGGAAACGTCAGTGATGGCTTACCACTTACGTGCGGCGGAACTGCCGAAGGTTGAAGACATCTTCTCCGGCAAAACCAAGAAGCACAGTCTCCCACGTGAGAAGAACGATCTGGTGTACGTACTGGCGCAGACTTGCCTGCGTAATTTGGAGAAGGAAGTTATGGATAACAGCATGAATGATGAGGTCTTCATCGAACGTGCATCGAACTTCCTGAACTTTATGTTCAACAACTATTACGCCCTGAACAAGGATACACTGATTGCGTTGATGATCGGCATCTTCCGTGCCTCTTCCCCAACCGAACAGGCTATCCTGTCACAGAACCCGAAACGCCAGAAAATGATTCCGGCGCTGCGTAAGAACTGTGAGGCGGTTATGACGATCGTGATGGAATATCAGACTCGTTACGGAAAAATCATGGAGGATTTTAATGTGAAGGCTTGACATTGAACTAGAACTAAAGGATCATCTTCGGATGGTCCTTTTTGCATTTGGGGGTTTCGTGAATTTTAAGAATGAGGGGCTCTGTTTTGACCCCAAGGCCAAGTTCCTTTTACGAAGGAACGGGAAGGCCGTAGGCAACACAGTCAAAAACTCGAAAGGGTACGACAAGGATTATGTTAGGGTTAACTGGCAATCTGACGGGAAGAGAAAGTCAGCATACGCCCACCGGATAATATGGGAACTTCATTACGGACCCATTCCAAAGGGTATGCAGATCGACCACATCAATGGAAACGGTCTTGATAACCGAATCGAGAACCTCAGATTGGCTACTCGTTCCCAAAACATGTATAATAGGGCAGCAAATAAGAACAAAACGACTGGACTTCCAAAGGGGATAGTCGTACAGTATGGGAAATACGTTGCACGTGTACCCATTGATGGAAAACGTGTGAGAAAAACAAGTGATGACCTTGATTCCTTGGTAAAATGGCTTGAGGAAAAGAGGACAACACACCACAAAGAATTTATGAACGGAGGTTGAAATGTTTGACAACATCATGTCCGAAGAGGAGTTGGAATTGGCGAATGCCAATACGGAAGAAGCGGAGAAGATCCTTGAAGCCGCCAGCCTTCAGTTGATGAGGTATCGCCCTTTTTATGGCATTATGCTGGCATCAATGCCACTGACCCGTGCCACAGAGACCATCAACACGATGGCTACCAACGGGCGCGACCTGTTCTATTCCCCAGAGTTCGTCGCCGGGATGTGCGATAAACGAAAAGCTATCGTCAAGAAACGTATTGACGATATGATCAAAGACCCGAAAGATAACGCCGACATGAAGCTGATGATCGACGTATTCTATCGCCGGAAGACTGCCCGTGAGGTGGCCTTAGTGCTGGAGCATGAGTGCGACCACGTTGTGTCTGAGCACATGTATCGAGCCAAAGGCTTTGACTTCGCCCTGTTCAACATTGCGGCGGATCACCGCATCAATACCAATGCGGTGTTGGCCCACACCAACGCCAGCGAGATGGGTACGGCTTGGTTCCCACTTGGTGCCAAGACGGTCTTTGACCCGGATAAAGAGTTTGGCTTCATGAAGTGGGGCTACTGCGACTTTAAGTATACCGATATGTACGCCGAGCAGATCTATGAGTTGCTGAAGAAAGACCAACCGAATCCTCCGCCATCTTCCGGCGGGGAAGGTAGTGATCCTGGGGACGGTAAGGGTGAGCCGGGCCAGTCGGGTTCCGGTCAGAAAGGTACGGATCAGCACCCGAACCCAGACGGAACTTTCGATAAGCCGGACGGCGAAGACGGGTTGTCCAAAGTTATGGGGACTGATCCGGGGGCACAGAAGCCGCTGACTCAAGACCAGAAGAACTATAACGACACCGTTATGCGTCGTGCAATTGAGAACGCCGTTCAGGCCGCAGGTGGCGGAGCGCCGCCCGATGCCCGTAAGTTTGTTGACGAGGCAGGTAAGCCAAAGATCAACTACCTGCGCCTGTTACGCAAGACGATTGAGCGTTTGTTCAAAGATAACGTATCATACCGTCGTTTAAACCGCCGCAGCTACTCTCTGACGCGATCTTTACGCCAGGGTGGGTACTTGACTTCCCGGCAGACGATCGGCCTGCCAGCGTACACTAAGGCGAAGACAATCCGTGCAGAGGTCTTCTTTGATGTGTCTGGGTCATTCAATGATACTTTACTCAAACCGACGATCCGAGAGATTCGTGGGATGTGTAACCAGTATGATGATTTTGAGGTGACGCTTGCTTGTTGGTCAACCAAAGTTGGTGATGTCAAGACGTACACCAAAACCAACGTGAAGGAGATCTCTGACTATAAGATCAAGACCACCTTTGGCACTGACGTGAAGTGCGTGTTCGAGGAGCTTGATAAACGGAAGATTGAACCAGACCAGATTGTCATCTATACTGATGGTTGCTTCTCCGATGTATCCAAAGTGAAAGACTGGGCCAAGAAGTACGGGAACAAGACCCTGTGGATCATCTTGGGTCGTCACGGGTCTGCATGGGAGCCGCCATTCGGCAAGGCAATTGATTTCGACAAATATCTGTAAGGAGATTTATGTCACAGTATGGTTATCAATTAGAGTGTGGTCGCCGGGGGGCGACCCTCTCTGTCTTCCGCCTGGATGCATCCGGCGGCGTGGAGTACACCTGGAAAGCGATTTTCAACAGCCGGGGCATGGAAGTGGTAAGGGCAAATGCAGAAGGGATCGAGACAGATCTTGCTCACTTCGAAACTTTTCTGTACCCGGATCGTGTGGACGAGGATGAATTGGCCTTTGTGGATCTTCTGTCGATGTCCCCGGTGAAAGAGGATCATGATTTCATTATGCTGTGCTCTTTCTTGGTTGCCAAGTGGGCAGCAGGCCACAATGAAGAGATGCTGCATGATGCCATACGTCCAACATTGAAGAAGTGGGCTGAAGGGGTGAATGGGTGATACAACTCACGTTTCAAGGTGTTGCTCACCAATTCCTTCCCCGAGAGGATGGCAAATACAACCTCACAGAGGCATTTAAGATCTCCGGGTCAAAATATTCGAGGAGACCAGGGAAGTTCATACAGCGATCTCACGGAGCTATGAGGAGGTTCTGCGAGACCTAGAGAGGAGCCGACGCCTGTACTTGGTCAACTGAAGAGGTCTTCCTTGGGTATTGTACTTGGGTAGGGTTCGGAGGGAAGACGGTGGTTAATCTCCAAGTGGAAAGGGCCGAGACTTTCTTCGGTAAAGAGGTTATTGAAAATCTCTTCTCCGGTTATGAAATACACAGCCAATTCATGTGTGGTCCTTACCGGGTAGACTGGTACATCCCTGAGTGTAATATAATCGTAGAGCTTGATGAGATGGGTCACAGGTACTACGACAAGGAGGCAGAAAAGGAAAGGGAAGAGTACATTTGTTCTGCATTGGGTGCCAAACTTCTCAGGTACACCATGTAGCCCTACGGGACACACGAAGTAATAATAGATCTAACACCTTCGCTACGCTCACCCATCCGGGCCTACGGGGTGTTGATCTGATCTTATAATAAAACTTCCCCACTCACATTCGTTCGGGGTCAGTTTTATTAAATTTCTTCGAAATTGTCATTGACAACAACATTCCCTTCATGTATCTTTATGTTCAAGGGGAGATGACTCCCACACAACAAATAACATGAAGGAGAAACAATATGAGAGTACGTCAGCATCGTGGTTCATTGGTGGAAAGCCTGAAGACAGTTAAGCAGATCCCTGCCACCAAAGAAGCATTGGCAGATCACATCAACATGGTGATGGATTTCCCTGTTAAGTTTGGATCTGGCTCCATCAGCCTGATTCATCAGGGTATGGATGATCGAATCGGTTGGGATACTTATCTCATCACGGTTTCAGGTTTTGGTGTATTTGGTTATTGTGATGAGGAGGTCAAATGAACATCCTGTTTGCAGGTATTGTATTGATCCTCGTTGTGGATTTCTTCTATTCAAAGTGTCGAAGGAATCCATATGGAACTTGGGGATAAGATCTCAATAGGTCTTGTGCTCCTTGGTGGGTCTATGATACTGTTAGGCGTGATCGGAAAGATCATTATGTTTGTTATCCAAATCTGTGGAGGTTATAATGGGTAATATTAAATGGTGGGCACTTATGCCTGCGGCGAACGAAGATAAGGGTGGCGATGGTAAACGTGCTGTGGTACAACAGTATTTCTGGTGGCCTTCCAACATTCAACCGGGGGAATAAGGATGCAAGATTTGCCGTTTTATATCGCATGGGCTTTTACCAGTCTATATTCTACTCTTCACCTTTGCTGGCTTATGTCCGGGAATGGAAAAGTGGACAATGTGGGCCGAGTCCTTATCGTTGTATCTTGGATCCCATTACTGTCTTTTGTAATGGCCTTCTGCCTATTCGTCATCGGGGTTCTCTTCTTTATCGGAGAGCGGATTCTTGAGGTCACTGGATGGCTTTTTGGTACTGATCATGAAGCATACTTCGGTGTGAAGGCTAATCGTAATAAGGCCTTTTTCGCTTATCGTTTCCCTTCTCGGAGAAAAGCTAAATGAAAGGTTCAGTGAGGATCACGGAGGAGGTCTTTCAAAAGATCTCTGCTTTAAGGCCTATTGGTATGACTTGGAACCAATATTTGGCACAGATCAATTCCTTTGCAGAAGCCCAGATCATAAAGGATATTGCAGAGGACTATAACCGTAAACGTCGATCACAGGATTTCCTTGAGCATTGCAAAAAGTGTGCTGAAACAGTAGCAACATGGCCCGAATGGAAACAGCGGGCTTGTGATCCCATGACTGCACTTTCTCCGCCAACATTAAAGAGGTAAACATGAAGACTATAGAAGTTGAACAATTAAAGATCCGCATTGAAAAGGCACTGGAGGATTTTACCAAGGGCCGGGCAAGTATGCACGTGCCACCGCTTAACACTGACGTTGACATGGGGCTTTCTGACTGCCAGGCACTGATTGAGGGGATGGGTAACGCCCCGGTGTATCAAATGCGCCTGCTTGACGGATCACCAGAAGAGACTATTTGGGTGGAGGTGAGTAAAGAAGAATTTAATACCCCGCTCAAAAACCCTTCTGAATGGGAGAAGCGCATTCTCTATACCGCCCCATCGTTATCAGAGAACATTCTTAAGCTTCCCGCTGCTGTGCTGGCTGAAATCAAAGATGCAGTTGTTCCGGCGTGGTCAGCAGGAACTGTGGTCACTGCCTGTGAAGAGGCTGGCATCAATCTGAAGGTGGGGGAGTGAAGATGGCTGATAAACTGACAAAGAAAGAGCAAGTTGATGATCTTGTTGTGGACTTTCTTTATGACCAGATTGCATACTGGCGCAACACTTTCAACAATTTCCAAAAGGAATCTTCCGAAGATAAGACCCGTGTGGATTGGCTGGTTTCTAAGACGGTGAATGTTCGCGAACCTCTTGTTTACGGTAGCAAAGATATGTTCTGGTCACAGGCTGTAAGCGAGGGATGGGAAGAATATCATAAAACCACTCTTCGTGAACAAATTGATGCTGCGATGAAAAAAGAAAAAGAAGGTGCTGATGACAAATAAAACCGTGACTGCCTCTGCGGTGGTAACCCTAACACTGAGTATAGAAAACCTTGGCACTTGGGGTGGTGAATGTCAAGTTGATCAGGTTCTTCGTCAGGCACAATCTGCCGCTCAACATCGGGCGCACAAAATACTTGCTCCGGGGGCACAAGGTGTTAAAATAGCCATTGGCCCAATTACCATAAAGGAATGCGAATGATTATTAAAAGGTCCACCGTGGAGAAAATCCGCATCGAAGATGTCAATGAGTCACATCGCCTTGACCCGGTTGAAGTAATCATCGAGAACTATGGTGATGGGGCGGGAAAGATCCTAATCTCTTGCTGGGGTGAGTCTTGGACAGGCTTCTGGGGGAGCATGGGCGGCACTGTGGAAGAATTTTTCCAGCGTGTGTCCAATGACTACCTGATCGATAAGATGTCTGACTACCGGGCAACAGAGCCGGACCCGGACAGAGACCCGGACTACCTGAAGTCTTTAATTCTGAAACACCGCCGTTCCGGAGAGATCACCAAAGACCAAGCCAAACAGGCGTGGTACTACGTTGATAGCTACGGGCCAGATCGTAACTCTTTATGTTACGGTCACGTACCGGAGGAGTTGCAGGTGATCGAGGGTATGTGTGAGCCTTGGCACTTCGACTGGCCTCAGATGCCGTCCCATAAGTACGCATATCTTGAGCGTATTCTGGATCTTGTCCGGGAGGTAATTAAACCAGATGAACAACGTTCGGTGTAAGATCGTCGGTGACGGGATGGATTACTTCTTCAAGAAGGGTGGTGTGTACGCCACATCTGGGCACCCGGAGTTCGAGATTGGTGACCTCTTGATCATCGACCCATACAGGGAGAAGTGGGCGCGTATGATTTGGAGAATGGAACCGTGAAGCTGTACGGAATGGAGGATCTGTAATGAAAGCAACTGCCCGCCTGAGCGAAGGTGCTGAACGGGTTGTCAACAGAATGCCAAACGTTCTGTACCCACAGTTTAAAAAAGATCTTGAAGAGGCCATCACTGCAATCATGCACCAGTATGGCTACGACAACGGGATCGCAATGGCATTCCGTGAATCAACCCCCGTCTACGTGGAGAGAAGCAAATGAAAGTTAAGTTGATCAGCCAGAAGGAAGCTGCTAAACTTCTTGACCGGGCTTATGCCCTGAACCGGGAGCACCCTCAGTTACGTGTGGGGCAGAACCTCCTCAACTATATCCATGAGGATTACCCGGATTTGGCTAATAAGTTCCACGGTGGTGATGCAGACTTCTTCTACCAACGTCATGTACCAACCGTGATCGAAACCTTCTACCAATATTATGTGGAGAAATAAAATGTCCAACGTCAACCTGAAAATCACCCGCACCATTAGTACCGGGGTAATGTTCTTCGTCCCTGATGACGACAGTCAGTATGGTGCCATCGAAGAGAAGATGATCGAAGAGTTTGCCAAACAGCCTTTTGGTAATGTCGTGGCCTTCAACTTCTCCGATGATGAGTTCCTTCAGTACTGGCTGTCTGCTGACGTAGCTGACGAGGACATGTTCCACGCCGCCTGCGAATGGGTTGTGGGTAAGATGGATGACCTCGGTGCCCTTCTGGACTACGTATCATGATCTCTTATGACAAGTACGGGAAAATGACCCCGGAGTTCCAGGCCTATCAACAGGCAGCGTGGGATGACCTTCGGGCACGTGCAGAGGCATACACGGAACTGGCTATCAAAGATGGTGTATGCCCTAATGCAATGCGAGACACCATGAAGACGGCTATTGAATGTGGTTCTGTCATTGCATGTGCAAAGGCATACACCAAAGACCACACAGAGGGCCTCTCGGCGAGCCTACCGCTCGGCGGGGTGAGTGTCTAATAAATCACACCGGGAGAGGCTTGCACCTCCCCTGATGCGTTACAGGAGCAAATAAGGCATGTCCTCATTTGATGCAATATTCCTTCACGGGGTGATTGACTATACCCGTGGAGCAAAACCCTCCCCAACCATCCCTGACTTCAAGGATCTTCAGAAGCGCCTCTCTGATGCACAACGTTGCCCCCAAGATGATAACTTGGTTGATGACCTGAAGAGTATCGCAAGCGACTTTGATTTCGACGATGAGATAGAACAGTTTGTTGACAAATCCTACGAGAAGATTGACCACCTTCACCGTGGAGTACGTGATGCGTGTGCTGACCTTATTCAGAACTGGGATCCAGACAACATGACCCGTGATGAGATGGTCTCGTTCGTGGAGAATCTTCAAAACAACCTGGAAGAGTACCTCCCGGAATCGAGGAGTATGCGCCATGTAGCTATGTCTTGGTTTGGGTATGAGGTTGGGTCCTTCATTCAGACACACCATACACTGAATAATGCCCTGCTATCTTACCACACCACTGATGACCAGTACCACAGCCTGTTACGTGATGACAAGCTGGGAACCTTGAATATAAAGGCCGGGCAGAACGGTGTACTGACCCTTGAGGCGCAGTGGAAACCCGGAAGACTTATCTTCACCAGTGACAAAAAGATTGTCCTGAGCGACGGGTCGCCGACGGGCCGTGTGTTCTCTATGCCGATCACGGAGTTCTCGAAGTGCTTCGAGTATTGGGCCACACCAACAGAGGAAGAGATCTCTTTCTTTGATGTGCTCCACCCCGGCGCGGACTGGACAGTCCTGAGATACTTGCGTGACTATCAGGAGAAGAACTACATCTCCAGTAAGAAACCAATATCTCTTCAGGTCTCGGTCTCTACCGCCCTGTGATATTTGTGGGCCAAGGACGGCGAAGATTTCAGATCGGTTTTCGATTTGATATCTGCGTTGATATTTGAACTCAGTTTCGAAATCAGATTTCAATTTGAAATTCGATTCGGGATGTGCTTTACTATCAGCCACAAATCAGAATACAGATCCGATTTCTTTTTCAGATTTACTCACCAACATACCGACAGTACCCCGAGGTCTCGATCACTAACGTACCATATATGTTACATAACGGGGCTTATGCCCCACTAATGACACATAAACGTTACATTAAGGGAGTTATGATTGTTCAGTAAAACTGAGGGTCTCGATCGACTTTCCAAAACGGAGTCCCGGTTTTCGATCGGGGTCTGCCTACCCGGGTCTCGGTACAGAAATCAGGGTCTCGATCGATAACTCGATTTCCATTTTCAGACCTCGATACAGGTACGGGTCTCGGGCCGGGGTCTCGATCAAAGTTTCAATTTCGAAATCCTATTCTCAAAATCCATACAGAGATCGAAATCGTAAATGAGAATCGCTATCACCACCCCGAAAAAATTTTTAGATGAGAATCGTTCTCATTTGCGAATGCAAATGATAGTGATTCGCATTCAGTGCGTTGAATGATAATCATTCTCATTACCGGAATAGCGGGCACCCCTGGTGTTTGTCTCCGGGTCATTCCTCCCCGCTATGTGTATAATATAACTCACCCCCGCCGGGCTTGCAAGCGTCTTTACGTTTCTTTACAAAACTATTTTAGACGAACTCCCGGCGATTCACCTTCCGACCTGGCCCGCCTGCCCGGTACGTTAGCCCCGCCTTTTCGCCGTGGGGTGGCGTCTCATCTCCTGTTAGAAACAGTATAGCCCAGCTTTCGCCGGGCCGTCAATATTATTTTTCCAGTTCCCGCAAATAATCCACCACACCAAACCAATACGAAATCAAGGTTGATTTAGTGGCGTATTGTTCGCGCCGGGCAAGATATACCGCCTTTACACATTTTTCGTCAGCGTCGATCCTCCCCTGGCGGCGTGGCGTGTTGTGGGTAAACTGGCGGGATGTATGCAGGTCTAAGATCTCGCTAACAGTTAACCCGGTTTCGTGTGCCACCTGGTGAACGGTCCCGCCTTGCCATCCTAGCGCCTTCATTAACAGTTCTGTATTTGTTTTCATTATGTACCCTCGTTTGCCTGAGTCCTCATTATGGACCCAGGCCCGCCGGGAGTCAATAGGGTAAACAAAATAAATCATTTGTTGACAACCTGGCCGGGCCGGGCCACAATGCAGCCACACAAACAAAGGAGTAATGAACATGCAGCACACAAAATATTTTGTAGAAGGTATCGCCGCCGCTCACGCCGGATCAATCCGCGCTACCCGCTACAAAGTCGCCGCCAACGTCCTGGAATGGTTCGCCGGGTTCGATAGTGTGGATCGTAGCTATGCCGTGTTTAAAATCCTGCCGGGCGTGGGTCGTGTCACACTGTCCGACCTTGACCCGGTTTATGTTGGTAGTCTGAAGCAATGCCAGGATCGCGCCTTCAGTATTCAGCAGGCGGACCGCTCCGGGGCCTATGTGATCTATGACCTGTCAACAGGCAAGCCATACCAGGCAACAGAAGAAAAGCTGACCTACAAAAAATAGTAGTTGACGGGGCCAACGTTAGGCCCCATAATCCACCACATAGCGACGCACACCGCGCCGCACAAACAAAAGAGAGATCGTAAAATGTTACATTCAATCAACAAAGAACAAAAATTATACGTTATGCCTTGCGGCAAGGGCTTTACCTGCTACGGGTTCGAAGTATTGGACACTAAAGCACGCCAGGTTAAACAGTGGTTAGAGTCAGAGGGGCAAACCGTGGCGGATCTGCCATATCGCAAGGGCACAAAGAAACATTATAACGCTTGCAATGATATGTTAACCGCCGCACAGGCTTACAACGCCACCACGGGCAAACGTTGCCCGGCGGGACTCACCAAACAATTAAAGGGCCTGGAGGGTCGCCGGGTAGAAGTGATCACCATGTACGGCGAAAAGCGCCGCTTTATTGTGGGCCGCTCAACTGGCTGGATGCCTGCACATCTGGAGATCTCCCGCGCCAACAGTAGCGGCGGCATGAGCGCAGAGCAAGAATATAAATCCGTAACTATCGTAAAATAATTTAATAAACAGTTTGACACCGGGGCCACCTGGCCCCATAATACCTACAAGCCCGGCAATTCAGCCCGGCACAATGAGAGTAAATAAAATGGCTAAAGTAACCTATAAAAAATCACGTGGCGATTCTTCTGTTAACCTGGCGGCGGTTGTTTCCCTCCCGGCTTATCGTACCCGTGACGCCGCCCGCGCCGTTGCTAATACACTCCGCGCCGCTGGCGTTACTCCAACTGTACCAGTTAAGACGGCGGACGGCTGGCGCGTGACCGCTAAACATTCCGGCGGCGTCCTTTCCCGCAACACTCACCGCTAACAGTAACCAGGCCCCCGCCGGGGGCCATTGCCTGGAGTCAGTCAAATGAAACAACCGATCCCACAATTGCAGATCACGCCGCTTTTCCGTTGCCATATCTTTTACGATTGTAACGACCTGGCCGGGCAATGGATCGGCGACACTGACGATCAATATGATTTCCCGGAATGGGGCGAACTAAACAGGCGCGTAAGCAACGCCGCACACAATGCCGATCCTGATAACCTGGCGGACGTGGAACACTTCCCAGGCGGGGCCGCTTGCTTTCCTTACATAGTGATCACCGCGCCAACGTGGGCACAATGTAAAGCGATGGGCGACGCCGTGATCCGTTGCATCTTGGACAATGGCGGCAACGTAGACCCAAAAGACAACGGCACAAATATTTAATTATTTTCATCCTGGGGTATTGACCCCCGCCCCGGATAGGTCCATAATGTATCACATAGGGCGGCAATGACGCCGCCCACAAACAAAAGGTAACAGTATGAAAACCGTAATGATTAGCCACCCGGATCACGCTTCAGACTTCTACGCCCCGATTTATGCGCCGCTGGAATGGCAACGCGAGGGCCTGCAAAAAAAACCGCCACGGGCTACGGCACAAAGATCCCAACGTCCTATATGTTGGATTATCAAGGCAAGCGCCGCCGGATCTACGTTGACCAATACAGCAACGCCGGGCGCACTTACATCATGATCAAAGGCGAAAAAATTTCCGTACATTAATAAAATAAACCTTTGACATCGGGGCCGATAGGCCCCATAATACCGCCATACCAAACAAACAAGCAAACGAGGCTTACAAAATGACTTTAACCAATATCGGCGCAAACCAAACCATGATCACCACTTTCGACGGAAAGCAAGTTTTCTTTTCCTACAATACCCCGGTGGCGGCATACCTGCCCGGCGTGGGCTACGTTGTGACCGAAACAAAGCACAGCGCCACCACGTCAAAGCATATCAACGCATGGGCCGGGAAAGGTTGCGACACGCGCCCGCAATCATTCTTTGATGCGCTGACAAAATAAACGCTTGACGTTTGAATTATGCCGGGGTTATAATCTCCGGCATAGACAAGCGAAAGCAAACAACAAACCAAAAGGATCTACCATGAAAGCACATATCTTTAACACCGTTCAAGCCGCCGACATCAAAGAAATTTCAATCACTGGCAAACGTTGGTTTCAACGCAGCTACGGCAACACGTATCACAGCGTGAGCGTCGCCGCCGTGGTTAGTAAAGAGGTTGCAGAAAAATGCATGGGACTGCCACACTATCCCGCCGGGAATGGCGACGTGTGGGTCGATCTGGCTTACGTGTCAGACGTTTACGGCTATGAGCGCCATTTTGAGCACACCGCTTTACAGTGCCTGAAGCAGGCAACAGAAGACGCCCCGAAAGCGTGGGACTATCTCCACTACATTTGCCAGGCGGCGCAGGTGCTAGGGGTTGAGTACAGCGAAAAAGTGTACGACGTAAGCCGCAAAAAAGATTTATAATTGTGGTTGACACCGGGCCGGGTTAGGCCCCATAATACCCAAACACCAACAGAAAAGAGATTTACACCATGATCAACGAACAACAGGTAAACGACGTTAAACATGAGGCTTACCAGGTGGCGATCCGTAGCGGTTCCCGCGCCGCCTTTAATCTGGTTAATGAGTTGTACCCTGAACAGGCGGAAAATATCTTGATGCAGGTATCCGTTTTACTGGGGGCCACAAAGCACACCAAATTAAGCGCCGGGATCGATAAGCTGGCAAAAAGTTTAAAATAGTTGTTGACTCTTGCCCCGTCCCGCTGGCATAATAGCGGGACTGATTAAGAGAAACACCACAAACCAAACTGAGAGAGTAAAAATTATGAACGCTACTTACGATTTTTCCAACATGGTTGTAACTTCTGGCGACCTGGGCAAGGCCCGTAACCAAAACAATTTTTACAAGGCCGTTCACCTTGTCGGGCTGGTAGACAATGAGATCAAAGATCTGGCGGAGGTCCGTTTCTATGGAACCGGGAAAACTAACACGGCGATCCTTTGGATTCACTCCCCGATCCTGGGCCTATATGGTTCTGAATTTGGCAAGGCTGGCGGTTATGGCTATAACCGCGAGGATGCAGCATTTCAGGAAGCGACCCGCAAGATAGGGATCAATGGCAACGGATACCACACCCCCCGCGATTTTTTCGAGGCGCTTGCTAAATATCTTGGGGTTGCTGTATACTCGGTTATTGAATCTCATGCTTAACGGTGTATAATGACAATCATCACTCTGACCTGTTTAGCACTGGCGGCGCTGTACTGCGTCGCCACTCACAAGGCCGCACTATGGCGAAAGGGTAAAAAAATGTACGGTTATTTTGAATATGAGTACAAAGGGGAGAAGGGATCAAGCCGGGACTATGGCGCAATGTGCGAGATCGACATGGTCGGCGCTATGAACTACCGCCAGGAGTTAGGCGCAGTGATCACATATGAGGTTTACGACCCCTCAGAAGAGAAGATCGGGGGAATAATTGATCAACGTTATTATATGGAACAGCAACAAAACAAACGCCGGAGAAAATGAGAATGATTCACACTAACATTAACCGCGATAAACAGCCGCGCCGCGCCCGTCTCTCATACGCTGAAGCAGGCGAGCGCCTACAGCGTGAGAAGGCCAACAAACAACAGCGCCGTAAAACGCGCTATAACTGGGAGTAAGCGCCCCGGCATGGAAACACCAGGCCAAACCGTTTAAACCGCACAGGGGGCCGCTTAGGCCCCTTATTTTTGATCTATGGGGTACACAATGCAAAACCTTTACAGCATGACCGAGTTTATTAGACTGTTAGCAGGTCGCCCGATGGGGTTTACCTGCCTTTACCTGGTAACCGACGGCAAAGGCTACCGTATAACCTCAAAGTCATTAGCCGCCATTGCAGCGCGGGAAGGGGTGAAGATCTCCACCGCTCAGGCGCTGATTGTTGACCCGGCGACCGTAGCGACGATTGAGGCGATCCGGGTCACTGTAAAATAATTTAAAAAGGGGCTTGACGTTGTGAAACGTTAGGCCCTATAATTCATCACATAGGGCGGCACACCGCCACCCACAAACAAAAGAGAGATCGTAAAATGTCTATTAAAAACCCTTTCCGTATCAAATCGGGTCTGTCTGTTTACGCGCTGGCTTGCGGTTACATCCAGCAGATTGACACCGAGATCACCGGGGAGAGTATCCGGGTAAAATTACGCATGGAACACGGCGCTTTTCACGTCCAGGCGCACAATTTTACCGAAGGGGGTCGGATTGAATGGATTGTAGAGGGCCAGATCGGCGACGCCCGCGCACAATGGAAAGCGCTTGTTAATCAGCTTTTCGGGGAAGTTATCCGCACAATCAAAAAAGATAAGCGCTACACCGTGGCCCGTGAATTTTCCGGAGACCCTTGCGGGGCCTTGTATGTTACCCGTTTTTGTGGGGAATTTGTAAGCCGGGCCGACACGATCCCCGGCGCATGGGTAAAAGCCGCCGAACACAACGCCGAAAGAATGAAAGATTACCAAAAATAAAAGTTGACACCGGGGCCACCTGGCCCCATAATACCCACAGACCAAAACAAAAGAGAATCAACATATGAAACTGTATTTCATCAATATCCCCGGTATCGCTGGCCCGCTGAAAATTTACGGTTACAATGAACAGGACGCCAGAAAGCGCCTACGTGATCGGGAAGGTTTCGGATCACGCCCCCACGGGGAACTAAATTTTATTTGCAAGACGCTTGACGTGTGGTTATGCCGTCCCTTACAATGATGGCATAGACAAACGAAAGCAACACCAGACAACCAAACGAGGGTTACAATTATGTTTGAAGTATTCGCCGGAATGTGTTTTTATGCTGCCGCCGCTTTAAAACAGTGTGATGATTACACCGTTGAAGCATACGATGATCAATTAACTTGTGAGATCGTCGCCAACGGCTACCGCCAGGACCCGCGCTGGATTAATCCAGCTTGTATCCCTGGACCGGAGGTTGAAGCAATGCCGGAGGGCGACCCCTGGCTCGAACCGATCCCAGCGGCTAATCACCTAAACTTAAACCCGGCACAAAAGGAATATTGAGAATGAACCCCAGCCGCAACATTGCAAAACGCCGACGCCATAATTCCAGCCCCGTCCAAGAGGACCGCCGGATCGCCGGTTTCATCGCTTGCGGTTACACCGCACAGCAAGCCCGGCAAATGGTGAAAGCGAAAGGCAGAAAATAAACTTGACGCCGGGACGGTTCCCGGCTTATAATCTCAGACACACAAAACAGGCATATGAGGCCACAAAATGAAATCATCTTTACTTTTCTCCCTGGTTGACATTGTGATCGGTAATGGTTGCGGTCAACATGTATTCATCGCAAACCGTCCCTATCCGCTCAAATCATTGCAGGCTGACGCCCGCCTAACAGCGGCGCAGATCCGCCGCTACTTTCGTGAACCACACCCGGCAAAAACTGCAAAATAAATGTTGACGCCGGGAAGCGTTACGGGCTATACTCTTTTCATCGGATCACAACAGACCAAACAAACAAAGAGAGAAACAAAATGAGCGTAATCTTCCTGGTATCTGTTTTCGTAGCTATTGCATCTTCAACCGCCATCTGTATCGAATTAGGATACTAATAAAATGAATACTTTGACGAATGCACGACTGAATAAACTAGCATCATGGCGCAAAACCCATGGTGACTCGACAGATGTAACGCTCCCGGTGCTGGAGATCGAGGAATTGGCATCACGCGTTATCGCAGCAGAATCCGTTCCATCTACGATATATGTGCAGGGTTTATTGTCGCAAATAGCTCATTTAGAGGGGCTGTTGTCGATAAAACCCGCCATGAGTTACGCTCTGTTCCAAGATTTTATCAATGCGGGGCTGGTAGCTCAGAAGAGCGCTGAGGCTAATACAGTTCAACGCTGGGTTAGTCACATAGTAAAAGGACACTACGAATATGACGTAATAATGCGGCGGCCCTCACCAACAGGTAGCGAAGTCGATTATGAGGATTACGCCGATTTGGCAGGGGAAACAGCGTCACTCCGTGCACAGCTAGCAGAGCTGCGGGGGCAAGAGCCCGTAGCGTGGATTGTTGGAAGTGAAGAGATCGAGGATTTTAAACGCGGTCGAGAGGTCACGGTTATGCGGGATGGTGACGAGGAAGAGTTAGGGACAATAGCTCTCTACGCCCGTCCCGTTCCACCAGACGCAGCCCAGCAAATCATCGACGATGACGGCTTGATCGGGGCAGAATGATGAACCTTACAGATCTGAAATATTACGACGAATTGACCCCGGCGGCGCAAGCTGAAGCGCGACGCAACGTTGCCGCCAGTGTGCAGACTCATCACGGGCGGGAAATCGGCAGGCAGCGTTAGCGATGCATTGGCGGACGTATCTAGCGCCCTGTTTGCCCGCATAGCCGATAATGATAAAACATACATCGCAGGCGGGGTGTAATATGGCTAGTTATGCAAGTTTTGTTGAACATATGCGGGAAAAGTTGACCGAGTTACAAAAGGCCGCTACAGGACAGCCGCATGATCTCCCCACGTTTGAGGCTACCGTGGGGATCTGTGGAAACCTTGAGTATGACCTTCACCTGTGCTTGTTGGAGGAGGCCCGCGAGTGGTTAGATATCGCATTCTCAAAACTGGGTTATGATACCGTATTCCCCGTGGAGGTGGCACTACTGGGTCCTGCGCTCGGTGACGGGGTGAAAGAAGTTCATGACGCAGATGATAAAACACGCTGGGACGTTGAAAAAAGCCCGTTTGCACGGAAGCGGCTAGAGATCCTGTCTGAACTGATAGCCTACTGCGAGGAAGAAATAAAGAGAGTATCTTAACTTTCAGTGGTCACAATGCACAGAGAAGAAAAATTCGTTGCTGTTTTGGCGGCATTGTGTGAAATAAAGCGGCGGCTAGAGTCATGCCCTGACGGTAGCACTTTACCCGCCCCTTTGGCGGGGATTTGCCTCAATACGGAAAAACTGTGCCAGCATGTATCCACCATTCTAATCAAGAATGCCCTCAAAGACACTTTCTTATTCATGCGGCTAGACCGTCTACCCTGTGGAGTATGGACACAGGTCAAGAGGTGAAGTGTCGACTTCCACCGCGCCGACCGTGCCATGAGGGCAAATCTTGATTACGGTTGCTGGGACACTAACAAAAACAAGCACACAGTAGTACGGCGGGAACTTCTCGAAAAATTAATTACCCATTTTGAGGATTATTTAGCGTAAAGTGCTTGCAACGGTGGGCGGTTTTATCCATAATACCCAGACAGAGACAAAACCGCTTCTAAAAGGATACCGTAAAATGAAAATCAACCTTTTTCGCACACTAAACACCATGCAAAAATCTTTGACCTGCTACCCTGACCAATTCGGCAGTGTGCAAAAGGCATGGGAATTGCGGGTAAAGTTCACCCTTCACAACCCTGAAGGCCCCCTTACCCGCAGGCGCGGCGTTAGCTTCATTCAGAAATTCTCAGATGGTTATCTAGTTACCCGTTCAGGGATTACTTACCCTACCTTTATGGCGGCGCTAGCTTCTCTAACTGGTGAGTGGTTGTCTGCCCTGAGTGACCTTATCCGCTCTATGTGCTTTGGCTGCTTCAGTGATGGGCGGGATTCGTCGGTTATTGTAAACTCTGCGGTGTTTCATGCCGTGGGGCAGACATACACCACACCGGAACCAAAAGAATACCTTCCCCCACAAACGCTATGGAAAAGAATCGCGGCGCGGTTTCTCAATAAAAGTTATTGACATTGGGACCGAAAGGCCCATAATCCCAACGTTGCCACAAATAAGACGAAATGGTAAAAATGACAAAATTACTAAAAATGAATTTATCCCTCTGGTTACTCACAGCTTTGGTGATCGCCGCTATGACCCATCAACCGCCAAAAGGTTACACCGTGATCGCCGTTGACTTTGACGGCGTGATCAACGCCTACTATGAAGCGCCGCAAAAATCGTTTTCTTGCTGGATCGGGTTTTACTCTTCCCCGCCATCGTATTACGTGGGGCGACTGGATCGCACCGTTGACGACTGGAAAGATCACTGTTACACGTTGTAATCAATCAAGCCAAACAGGCCCGCCACCCCGGCGGGCTTTTTGTTGCATCCAGATCCGTGACCTGTTACAATGACCACTCCCCCGGCAAACCGGGCCAACCAACTGGAGACCGTAAAACATGACAACCGCCAACCGCTTGATCGCCGTCCTGAATGATGCAAAGGCAAAACCGTTTAGCCGTGGCAATCAAAGAAGAGGCCAACGGGCAAATTTTCGCAGGTGTGTCGGATGGATCTTACACCGAATCATTCCATGCCGATAGTCTGGAATATCTCGCCCACAGATTAGAAATGATCGTTGACGATTGGCGGCTAATGTGATCCGACCAAACCAGACAAGCCCGCCGGACGGCGGGTTTTCTTTTGTCCCAAACGTGGCAAGCCTGAATGCCTACCCAGTTCGACTCCCCCAATACCTCCCCTTATCACTTCAATTTGTGGAAATCAACCATTAATTTTATTCACTTTAAAGCGTATAATTGAATAAACGCTTCCATGGTAGCACGGCAAGGGTTGAGAGTAGCGGCCCGCACAGGGCCTTACAGAGCGTTTTAGACCCTATTGACTTCTATCTGCAAACGTGTATCAGGCCGATCCGGTCAATCACCCATTTTCTTTACATAACTTGACACTATTTATTCATTTATCTGCATAATGCGAGAGTGATTATCATTTAAATATCTTTACTATCAATAACTTAAACTTTTCTTGACTTCTGACAAAATCGGGTTTTACGTTCCCACGGATCAAGGGAGGGCGCGCCGGAGGCGCGACCAATAGAAAAGGGTAACGGATCACCCCATTTTGCTAACTCGCAAAATGATTGTGCTCACGTTCCCACGGTCAAGGGATGACCGCTTATTAGCTACGCTAACCGCTATCCCTAAACCGCTTATTACCCTTTTCTATTGGTCATTTGTTGAGGCTTTAGCCTTGAAAGTCAAGCGTTTATTACGCTTACTTTCACCCGATGAACCAAGCTGCAATGGTGTAAACCTTCATAAAGTCAAGCCCTTTTTAGTGCCTACGGAAGCCTGCGGGTAGGTGAGAATGATCCCCATTCTCAGGGCTAAAGCTCCGCTATAGGCACAAATACGAATTATTCTCGTCTGCATAAAAAGCGTGTTTCATTGCGCCTACGGCGTGATAATGAGAATCATTATCACCTGCATTAGCAGTCACTTTATCTGCATAAATACGTAAACAGGCGGACCTGTACAGCGTAGCGGGGGCAGCTTAGGGGCCTTTGTACTTGCTCACAAAACAGCCGAAAGCGTAGCTTTTGCTAGGCAAAATACAGTCTTCTTGTCAAGACAATTTTATTTTTATTTTGTTTTGCGTAAACGATAATGATTCTCATCCGATAACCATTCTCAGAGGGCGAATGCGACCCATTCTCATTGTCATGCCACAAGGTGAGTGCGACTCATTCTCATCTGAGCCAGTGCTGGCGGGCCTCTCCACGTGTTGGGAATGATTATCATTTCAGTGAGTGCGTATAAGGTGTATTATGTTAAATGGGTATTGTAGGACGAATGCACATCAAGCCGGGTGAGTCAATAGGACAAGTGTAAAGATGGGCAAGATGGTAGACATTTTGTGGAGATGATCACGTAAAGTCAACCCCTCATCCGACCAATTGAATAAAGGTTGACAACGGCTAAGCTATTGAAAGGTAACGATATTTCCAGAAAATAACGAGGCCCCTCCCCGCCCCCGATTCGCCATGCCTGGCAGCGATGTCCGTGCGCTGAAGATATTTTCTGGTTTTCATGGACAAAACCACCCCCGTCATTTATAATCGGGTACTAGTAGAAAAAGTAATGGAGGTTTATGAAGTGAAGATTAGGAAGGTGTCACAGAAGGAACTGGTATGTCTCAGGGAGTGCCTCGCACTGAGTGATTCGTCTCCGACAGGGCTGGTGTGGACGAAGAAGACCAATCGTAATGTGGTGATAGGTTCGCCAGCCCTCAAGGCACAGGCAGGGGATGGGTACTATCGTGGGAGGGTGTATGGAAAGAACTATGCTGCTCACCGTGTGGTATTCTTCCTGTACCACGGGCGCTGGCCCGATGGTGAGATAGATCACATCAATGGAGATCGACTGGACAACCGTCCGCTGAACCTGCGAGAGGCAGATAGGTCGCTAAACTCTGCCAACCGTGGGAAAGGATACTATATAACAAAGGAGGGCACCTACCGGGCACAGATCAAGTGCCGAGGGAAGGTAGTCACCAAAGCCTGCTACAGTGTGGAAGAGGCCGAGGCATGGCGGGCGGAACAGCGCCGGGCCATGTACGGCACAGATATTTGGCAGGGTTGATATTTGAGAGGGTGCCCCCATAAAGGCACCCTAAATTTTTGACGGGGAGGGTAAAAACTGGAAAAGTTCCTGTGGGACTTATACACAGGTTCGCCTCTTTAGGCAGCAAGTGGGACTCTTTAGGTCCTGTCAGGTCTACCAGTGTGGGAAACAATATCTCGAAGGGAAGATACAAAAAGACCTCCCGAAGGAGGTCATAATGTGTGGACGTAAGTTATCAACCCGACGACCCTCAGAGGTAGTCCTCTAAGATTTGGAGATACCAGCCGGACAGGTCCGGGTGTAACGGGTTGACAGGGCCGTCATCATGGATAAGGTAAATGGTGCCATCTGTGCCCTCGAAGATACGTAGGCTACAGTCTACCGCCAGATAGCGGATCTCCTTCTGGGTGTACCCATAGGTGGGATAGACCACGCCAGTTTTGGGGCAAATCTCTTTACCCATGCCTGACCCCTGTGATCACATGGTCACCCAGAGCGCCACCTACCCACAGGCGCTGCATGTTGTGCTCCTTGCGAAGCTCTTTCCCATACACATAGCAGCCAGGGTAGAACTCATCAAAGATGTACCCGGAATCCGTTCGATACCAGATGTGGATGGAGTACCCGAAGTCCCAAGCGAGGTCCAGCAGGGCCATTTGCGAGGTGTGTACACCATCGGCACCTCGGCGGATCAGTTCCCTTGCGGGCGCGTAATTATGGATTACGTTGAACTCATCCGGGGCCACGTCCGGATGGAAGTTGATGATTTTAGTCATTGGTCTCGGCCCCCGCTTCAAAGGCGTCCCACAAATCATTGACGTACTGTTTGTCCGGATGGTCAGACGGCTCGTAACCCATCAGGTCCTCGAAGAAGTCGTTGAACTTGTCCCGGAGGGTGCGGGATCTTGGCGGAGGTGGAAGCTCCTCCACATAGAAGACGGTATCATCATTGATCCAGTGGCCTTCGCCTTTGCACTTGATGACCAGCAGTGGACCGCCGTCCGGCATCTGGATTAACGGAATACCCTCGTCAACGTAAATCTCTCTCAGCTTTGCTTGGCTGAAGCCAAAGTTATCTTCTTTGTTTTCCACAGAAACTCCTTAGTTATCAACAGGTTCGACTCTACAGGTAGGTAACGGATGTGCCTCGGCAGGCTCCCTAGATGTTGGGATCACCACCACTTGTTGGCCCACACCCTCCACGGCTTGGTAGCGCACAGAGCGCTCCGGTAGGGGAGGACGGTTCTGTTCCAATTGGTAGGCCAGTTTGTAGATTTCCTCTTCCGTTGCCGGGCGGCATTCCATCCGGTAACCCATGTTGGGAACCAATGCAGAGGTCATGACCTGCGCCACGATGCTCTCCGGCACAATGGCGGCAACCATCTTCTCAACACGACCTTTGATCGTTTCCTTAAATTCCTCTGTCAGTTCTGTCATTCCAAGATACCCCGTTTCACGCCTTCTCGGCACAGTTCCACAAACATAACAGATGCAGAGCTTTTTTCGCCCAGCAACACCGCCATTTTCCGCATCAGTGGTAGCGTTGACAAGATACTGGAGTCGTCCAATCCACTCAGCGCCTCACGAATTTGTTCAATAGTCCGCTCCATAGTCTTCTCCTCTTCAGTTGATAAGGCCAATATACACCCATATGTTTACAGCGTAAACATGTTTCGGGGTATATGTCGAAAAAAGTGCATTTCTTAAACATGAAAACCGCCCAGAGGGCGGTTTATTTACGAAAGATCTGCACCGGGGCCGGGATGTAGTAGGCCCCGGTCGGGTTCAGGGGGTGCCTGTAGCAGTCGAACTCTTCCGGTGCATCGTTAGATTTCTCGATGTACTCCCGGACGCACGGCAAGCTCGTAAACAGTCCGCAAAACGTATCCAGTTGACCACGAGGTCCTTCTACGCCACGGTCAGTCACGTGGACTAGCTGATACACATAGGCTTTCATCAGGCATCCTTCTCTTGCAGTTTGAAGATGATTTGCTCAAGGGCCATCAGTTCCTCATAATCAAGGTCTTGTGCCCCGGCGTCCGCCACGGCGTGGAGTTGCATCAGCAAGACCCTCGCCTCGTACCGAGTTAATTTAATGTTCATCAAACCCCCAAATAGTATTTGCAGTAGTTATCGAACGACTCGACAGCCTCTTCGTATGTTGCTCCGCCGGGGCAGGCCAGCGCCGCCTCGTCCCAAAAAACATACTCAACGTAGCAGTCTTTGTGAGTGACCTCCGCCACATGCGGGTGGTCAGTGGCCTCAACAAAGATCTCCCCCGCCTGAATCTGGTCGTGGAACTTGATCGAGCAGAACATGCCAGATGGCAGCATACCTGACCGCATCTTAGCCATTGATTACTCTCCGTATTTTTCTTTCAGGCGGGACAACTGTTTACGCTCGAACGCCTCTTGTTGCTCTTCCGCCGTCCGGCGGGCCTGTGCAGCTTCACGCTGCTTTTCTTCACGATGACTACGAAGTCGATTGTCGTACTTCGCGGCTGCGATTAACTGGGCTTGCTTGAGCATGTCGTTACGCTCCTCCAAGTCCTTCTCGTAGAACTCGTCACTGACCATATCGACAGAGTGCTCGGTCCCAAAGTAGCCATTGATACCCAGGGTGATCTCTGCTGCCTCGGTGAAGTCGTAGTCCTTGTTCAGGTCACGGTTTTGGGCAACTTTGTCCAGATAAATGGCCTGCGCCAAAAACTCAATCGCATCACTACCAGACCTGGTTGTCTGGATGCTGAAGTCACTGTCGGTACGTCCTTCGCAGTATCCACCACGGAAAACCTGACCGTTCTCACGGTAAGAAATAATTGTATACATTAGAACCCCTGTTTTGTCCAAGGCAGGCACATTTTGAATGGCCGGATAGTAAATTCCACCCCAGGGTTCATCTTGGTGACAACCCCGAGATTATGTGCTGCAACGTGCATGGAGGAATAGATGTAGAACTGACCGTCGATACAGATTACAGCATCACGGCCCTTGACAGTTATGGCAAAAGCATCATGGTAACCGCCCATCTGCAACCTCCACATAATCAGCATCCGGAGCGGCAAGCGCGTCTGCAAGTTCTTGATCTCTCAGATCAAGTTCTCTCTGGCACTTCACGCCCCAACGGCGAATAAAGCTGCGACCCCTGAATGACCAAGGGTTCTGGGTTATCCTGCAAATAAGCCGATACCTTTTCAATCTCCCTAAGGAGCTCATCGGTTCTTAGTGTTTTCGTGTTTTCCCAAATCATACCCATTCGATGGCAGACCTCCAAATACCTGTTCGTTGCGTCGAGTATGCATGGAACGAAACCCCTTGTCAATTACGAGGTTGATATTTATTCCACCCCGCCCCCTACTCGGCCAATCACGTCAATCAGACAACCTGCGGCACAGACCACAGGGGCTCCTTGGTCTAGCCACAGGGTCACATCGTGGTCATCAAAATCAGTTTCCGTTACCTCGTAAGTTTGGTCACCGATCTTAATAAGATACCCAACAAGAACATGCACAGCAGGAATTTCTCCGAGAACAGGCTCTTGTTCCTCCGTGCCCGGTAAGGGTTTTCTGTTGCAAACCCGGCGGTCCCTGAATTCACGAAATACACCCATGACCCGGCCTTGGTCTTTCTTTGACAAAAAGACCTTGATCGCCTTGTGGAATGCGGCCTCTTCCTTTTGTTCGTGGGTCTGTAGGTGTTCCTGCACCCTGTGCGGCTTAAAGGTCATCCTTACTCCCCGATTTAATCATTGCGGCGCGGCAGGCGTCACGGGCTTTTAGTACGTCGCAAACGAGATTTTCCCATTCTCCAGTTTCCGTGTAACTACCATCGAGAATCGCCTGTTGGCGCATGCTGAATAGTCGTTCTGTCAGCTCATCCGGCACCGTCATATTGCAGTAGTCAGGCTTTATTTTGTTTTCAAACTGGAAGAGATCGTAGTCCGCAAGTGCGTTCATTACCACAACCGCCTCTTCAAGGCTGGAGACAGGAACAATGAACGGTTCCATAGGTATCTGCGGCACATGGCACACACGCAATTTCTGTTTCATCTTACTCTCCTCTAGAGATTGTACCAAGTTTGATAATCCGCTTCTGTCAACCTTTCAGGTTGAGGGGGATTGTAGTTGATCAAACTGATCTTTAACCCGCATTTTGAGCAATTGTCCTGTAAATCCCACAGATCCACAGGACGTGAGGCATTACCACCGCAACCCGCAACCAAACCACCATCTATCGAGATCAATGCGGGGCGTAATCATTACAGTCCTCCTGTTTCTCCTTTCCGTCCTCATCATAGAATTTTACAACCATATCCGGATAAAGAACCTCCTTGACGTACTGAATGTGTCCCTTTGCCTCCTCAAGGGAGGAGAAGGTTTTTTTAGGGGGTTCCTGACACCCGTGGTTGGTACGGATATATGACCAGTGAAACCACCACCATTTGGAGTAAAGAACGTAATAAACCGGTTCTTTTCCTGTCACCGTCACCTCTTTTATCTTAAATTGCATCTCTCCTCCCGTATGTTCTTGATATTATTTGATCTCTTACCCTTTTGATATGAAAGAGGTCAAGCAGTCCGTCCTCTCTTCGGCGCGTGTGCCAGTCATCACAATTACGCCGTGAAGTTTGGAGTATATCTTTAACCTCTTCCTCCCGCAAACCGTGTATAGCTGTCCGTCGGTAGATGACCTGCCTAACCACCTCCCCCCGCGAAGAGGCCCAGTAGGAGAATTCTCCGACCTCATAAACACGGGGTCGGCGGGAAGAGGTGTACCTTGTACACCAGAAATCTCGGCACTTTCTTCCCGACCAAAGGTATTTTCTCGCCATAGCCACCCCACCACCTATCGATAGACCCAATCTACCTCCAGATGGGCAGCGTGTCAAATATTTCCTTTGGTAATACGCAACAACCGAAGAGCTTCTAAGTTTTTCAATAGGTGCTCCGCTTTGCCGGGACAGATGGTGGGGCTCCGTCTCGTAGGAAACGAGGGCCGTTCGGCCCCGGTTCTTTCCACGTAGGATACGCACACGTTGGTCCTTCTTCCACTGGCACGGAACCCGTGGTGAGTCGTAGCATTTAGGCAGACATTCCATGGTATGGCCCCTTTCCGCAGAACCTTTCCCAGAGTGCAGAGTCTATCCCGTGTAAGCCAGGTAACAACTCCACTACTTGAGCCGTTATGCCGGGGTACAGAAACTCCAGCATGTCCAGTTCTTCGTTCTGAATGTCACGGCAATCCATGAAGAAGTCTGTCATCTTCACCGGGGGTTGCCATACCTTTCCAACACGACGTTTCAGGAATACATCCCCCTCCGGCATCGCCATCCAAGAGACCCGATCCAACCTTCCCGTTGTCGAGATACTGAAATGCGTCGGGGTGGAGGTCACCGTACCGCCGAGGCATGGGCCAATGTCAAACCGAAACTTAATGGCAGGCTTCCCAACATTCTGGACCACACGGTAATCCTTGCGGTAGCCTCCGTTGCCTGTGAATATCAGATTCCCGACGTATTTACGCCGGATCAGATCTCGCCATGTCCACTCCTTAAACAGCTTGTGTAGGGTGGTTTTAGTCATCCGTGGAATCATTACTTTCCTCCGGCAGGATCTCAAATTTGGCAACACCCAGTACCACTACATGTCCCAGCGACAGGACCCCTGTCCAAGGTGTCCCGTTACGTTTCGGACGAGCCCCTTCAACATCGCAGAAGCCGTTTTTAAGCTCCGAAGCAGTGAAGATCTGCCCCTTTGGAAACACCTTGTTGAAGTCGGTAATCACGTTCGTACATTTCAGCTTCACGATTCATCTCCTCGTATTCAATAGCCACGGCTTTCTGCCATTCTTCTGCGTTCGGTTCCAGTGCCTGTGCCACAAGGCAGGCCCTAGTCCGCAGGTCTTCGGAAAACTCCCCGGTTGCGACAGTTTCACGAGTGATGGCTGTAACCTCAATATCCAACCCTTTGCTAACTAACCCTTTGGAATACATGTCCCGGGCCTGAAGCACAATGGCCTCCCAAAGGTGCCAGTGCATGTCATCAACGTGCATCAATAGATCCTCCTTCCTGTTTCCAAAGACATCTCTATTGCCTCAATATCGTGACTTGAGGCAGTCAAATCCGCCGAATGTTCAACCCGTTCCCACGGGGTGTATTGGTCGGTATACACATCGATCTTACACAGTTCGACATGCCGTGCCTTTCTTTCTGCCAGTTCTACCCTCAACGGCTGGCGCTCATGCTCATTGAGAACCTTGCCTTGTGGTATATTTGTCACAGATAAATCCTCCCGAGTTTAGTATTGGTGATTCCGTGGAAAAAGGTAGTCACCCCGATATTCGCCACAAGTGCCGTACCCTCTTCCCGGTAAGAGTGGACTTCAATAATCATTCGCCTGTCGTCGTGATGAGCGTTGAAATCAGGAGCATACGGGGATGTCAGGAACGCCCTACGGATCATATCTGTGATCCCACCCACATCTGCCACCGGGCATTGCCATTTTGTCGTCTTCATAAGTCACCTCCAAGGCCAGTATACACAAACATTCTTGGATTGCAAGCAATAAAAAAAAACCCGCCCGAAGGCGGCTTACTTACAGGGGCGCGATGTCCGACTCAGGGACCTCTTGAACAACAGGTCGTCCACCGATCTTCACCTCAACGTACCAATTCTCTGTGTCAGCAACCGGAGCCAGCGTCTTGCCCATCAAACCTTCAAATGGGCCGGAGATGAATCGGATTTGTTGATATTCGCTAAATGACATTTATCTTCCTCGTTAATAAACAAAGACATATCTGTCTTCAGGTCGTATTCACGACGCCAAAATACAGCCATAGTTTCGATGACCTGGTTTCCGTACATTGTGCGGATGAAACCAATATCGCCATACGTCAGTTCCTGACCAACAGGCACCGCATCGTAAAAATGCCGGGGCACAGGGGACCAGAACTCAATACCCTTCCAGAAGAACTGAGCCTTTCGGTGCGTTCGCTCGTCGAAGGCATATTTATCCCAAGCATCTCTCCCAGCCATCCCGTCTCGTCCAGTCATGCCCATAGGGCCGGGGTTCTTCTGGGTTGCCCGACAGGCCGACATGTCAGAGATCTCTTCGATGCATCTGTACACATCACCAGGGGAGCACTCAACCCCCCGGTCTTCAAGAACCTTATGGAGGGCCTCAAGGATATTTGGTCTCTCAACTGCCAAGGGATACCTCCATCATTTGATGCCCCTAACACCATCGAGGCGGTCTATCTCCTCGCGGATCGCATCGGCGTAGTCCGTGTCCACAGTGACAACGATAACGGTCGTCGATTGAGCCTTGTACCACTTACGATAGAACGATGCCAAAGAAACATCACGGACGCTGGTGCGGAAGTCATCACCCTCTTTGTAAACATAGCCTGACTCGACCTCCACCACGGCATCATCCGCCGGGTTGTCATAGTCCTCTTGCTCAACACCATCGATGGTCACGAGAGTATCATCATGGTAATACCCTTTCCAGTATTCTTCGTCGTTGTAAAACTGCTTCCAAAGTGTACCTTGTACTTTCATTTGAGTTCTCCGATAAAGTTTGGGACGGGGATGCCCGTCAGGATTCACCAGTGTGATTCTGAGAGGTTTTCTGGGAGAAGGTGATAAATCACCTTGCCTTGGTGCAAAACCTCTTAGAATGCGTTACAGGGCGTTTTACGGAACCTGTGTGCAACTGGCATTGGGACTGCCTTGCATCAATCGGCAGATCATTGTCTTTTCGGATGTCTTCGTGACGATATAATCCGGACAGGCAATGATTGTTGCACCACCACCGTGGTCATGCACAGTACACTTCTTCAGGTCCTCTTCCGCATTGGCACAAAAGGCCAGCAGCAGAAGCCCTAAGACTGCGAATTTTCCCACTCTTCGTACTCCTTCTGTAAACTTTCGGGGGTTGAGTTCATGATGAGAGGATGGCCCTCCACTGGCTCAATAACATACAGGGCGCCCGCCACGCCAGGCCCACCCTTCATCCCTTTTGGTCCCGCCATTGTGCCATTGGCCCCCATAGTCACCACCCCTGTGTGTGGGTCAAAATGCTGGAGCGTGTTCAGCATGGCGGCGTGATGAGCCTTGTGTTGTGCTCTGGTAAAAGCCATAAAATGATCCACCTTACTCTGTTCGTGTTGCTCTGTCGAGAATACCACTTTACTTTTCGGCACTCATCAACTCCCGCAGAACACGATCTGCTTCATCCAAAGCCCCTGCAAACAGGGGCACCATAGGAGCTAAATCAGCGTACAGCATCTCAAACATAGCCACCTCACCCTCGTCCACGTTGTGCGTGTCCAAGAAAATCTCTTCAATAGAGAGTCGCTCTGTGGTCCTTCCGAAAGCATGGTACACCAAACGGTCACCTTTCTCTGGACAGGTGCGCCACTGGAGCAGTCCACTCATGCTCTTGGTCCAAAGCCGCAGATCTCCATTCTTCTTTTCGTACTGCATGGTGAACTCCCGGGCCGTATTTGGCCCGGTTGGAACATGCAACGTCAATCCCCGAAACTTACCTTCCAGCGCTTGGATGCTCTGACGGTACTGACCCGCACCCCAACTCCAGTCTCTTGCCAGTCTCTCGATTACATCTTTGATTTCGCTCATCTTTAGTCCTTCAATGGGAAAAATACAGACAGGGTATTCGAACCCGCCGCCTTATCGAGTTTTCGGATAACACCGAAGAACTCCCGGTTCATGCCTATCAACATTTGTTCGTCTCCGTAGAGCATCTGGAACATGTCCAACTCTTCAAACGTCGGACGCCAAGGGTCGTCAAACATCTCTGTAAGGTGGGTTTTCAACCCTGCACCGTTATCGTAGGTGCAGGAGTTCCCCGTCACCGTCAAACGAGATCGGGAGAGTATTAGACCCGGGATCTCCAAGCTCACCAAATCTCCAGTTTCAGAGTCGATATCCGCCTTGACCATCTTTTCGATGTCCCAAGAAGAGTCAGTCTTGGTCTTCAGATAGAACGATGCTCGGCTATCGACATCTATGCCCCGCTCCACCCGGTACTCCAAGAACTTGAAGAACACTTGGTACTTCAGCCAGTGGTTCCACCCTATCCAGCGGGCACCCTATCCGAATACTTCACGAGTTATCTCCTCTGATGTCTTTCGCATATTTGTCTCTCCATTCGTTAAGTTCATCTTTTGCCAGTTGTTTTGCACGAAGATCTGTCCACAATGATTCAAAGGCTTTGTAATCCTCGGGATACGTGGTTTCGAAGATCGCCAAGTCATCCATGTCCAGATTGAGGAATAACTCGGTGATATGATGTTCAGACCAGAGTGTAACCCCCACACCGTTATAAGTCAACGTATATGCATCCATCATTTTAACGAAAGTGCCCTGCGGACCAGATATGGACCCCAAACAGTTCCACTGTCTGCCCTCCCATGCATACATCCCCGTTCCGACAATATAAGTGTCTCCGGCGGACACTTGTGCCGGAGGGCAGGGTAATATTGATGGACGCCCGAAACAGAACCCTTTATGGCTAAACTGTTCATAAACCTCCAAAAAGAAAGGCCGACCGCCTTTCGACGATCGACCCGATTATCCAAAGAACAGTACGATTACTGTTACGATGGCGTATACCGCCGCCCCGGCAATGAGAATCATTCCGAATGGCTTGCGTGTGAAGCGCTTGAGGCGAGCAAACAAGGAGTTCCTTTTCTTATGCTCCGCAACAAAATTATTGCAGAGCGTCAGGAAAGCGTTGATCTCCCCAGCATGTCCCGTCATAGCGAATGGAGTGTGCTTCAACTCTCCGGGGTTCGGGACTGCAATCGGCCCAGAAGGTGTTTCTACCACCATTCCGTGCTGATTTACCCGGTAAGTAACCCCTCGGACCCTATCTTCAAGAACATACGCCCTGAATCCCCGAGCGTCCGCCTTGGCCCTACGGATAGATCCGCAAGAGTATTCCAGACGATCCCCTCGGATCAGGTCGAGGTTACCCTCTACCATCGGAAGTTGACGAACGTATGCGTAAAACATAGCCTTCCTCCCGTTGTAAGATTCCGCACACCCATTTTACCATGTTATGCAAAAATACAACAGGAGACTCTTGACAAAGTTGACATGTTGTCATTTTACACAACAAATTATCCGCTTCACATTTAAATCGCTAAAATACATTTTAATACATCTAAAATGCCTATCGTTGGGATCTGGTCAATAGGCATAACCTTGTAGTGAATTTTTAGTCAAAAGTGCTTTCACATTTTTGCTGGAAACGCATCAATGCGATCGATGCTCTCGGCTCCGCCAATCCGGTTCCGTAAACATACGATTTCCCGGTCATTGTCCGGCGGACTCCGAACGAACCGAGTTCCAAGTCGTCGTACACGACGTCGAATCCGTCCATTGTCTCAACGAGTTCAGTTGGCATCCCGTAGAACTCGCTGAAGAACCGCTGCATCTTTCCCGCCAGCCACATGGCGTTGGAACGGGTATAGAAATTCTCTTCGTCGCTTAGACGGATCAGTTCCAGCTTCAGAAACACCGGAAGATGAACTTCGTCAAGGATTGGTTCGTCACGGTAGCACGGGGTCAGCGCCATCCAGTCTCCCGGACGGATCTCTCCGTCTTTGTCCAGTTGGAGGAAAGACTGCTCCGCCGATGCGACCACTGTATCCGTCCCGGCACCGTACAATCGATCATCGTGTGCTCCCGGCGGGCAGGTGTGCGCCATTACGTCGGGGTCAACCAGCCCGGGAACTCTTTTGGCACGGAACCAACGTGACCACCACGCATATGCCTCCATGATCACTTCAGCGCTAATTGGATATTTCATATCACCCCCGATAACCGTTTTTGAATGCCCGTTGAGTAATACCGGAGAACTTTTTCAGATCCTCCATTTTGAACCCCGGGTAGTTTTCCTCCAAGAATCCCTGCATGGCCCCGTAAAGATCAGACATCTCGACAAGAATCATAACGTGGCTACCCTGACGATGTGCATCCACCAGTTCCTCGACCTCCTCTTGAATCTTGCCGAGAGATCCGAAACGGCGCTTTTCGATTTTATCCAGATGATAACCGGGTTTATCTTCCACAAACCCTCCTATGGGCAGCACCTTGGGCTACCGCCGCAGTAATATTGATATTCATTGGTCCCGCCATAGTTTACCGGGCCAACCTTTTCACAACCGCTTCCGCTACACGTTGCTTCGATGATGTGGTAGTCTATGGAGCAGGAATGTGGGAAGTCAAGCATATCGAGGATCTCAAAACAGAGACCCCTCAACCACATGAAGTGATTATGCTCGCATACCTCCAACAAGTCAATCTCTTTTCTTGTTGGTTTTGTCGGATTTTCGAAATATGGCTCCGACTTCCAGCCCGTGATTACACTGACCACCTTTCCGTCTTTAACCTCGTAACCGATGTCCTCGGCGAGGCGGACTGTAACCTCTTGGATTACCTCCGCACAATTCGTCCCGTAATCCGGGTTTGCCTTTCCTGTGCGGATGTTTTCTTCTATCCAAGAGATAACCGGGCTTTTGGCCCGGTGTGTATCGACGGTCAGGAGGTGTGCCATTCTCCCGTTGTTCATTGTGACCATACGGAGTCCTGTACCTCGAGGACCAGCTCTTCAGCCAATCGCTTGTTGCTGTTCTTCGGCAACTTACTCTCGTGGTAAAGAACCTCGCGGATCAGTTTGTCCTTGTCCGATGCCCACTCAACGATGTCCTCATAGCTGTGGGTTCCGTTGCGGATTCCCAAGAGTTCCTCTGCGTCCGGACGGCGGACAATAACCTACCCAGTTTCGAGGATCTCTTGACTCATGCGGAGCAAACGCACCAAGTGCATGGCGTGCTTCGTGTCGTAACCGAACTTCTCCTCCAGCTCGTGCCGGGCGGCGTTACGGTTCTTCACCTACTGCCAATAGTTGTGGTGCTTATCCTTCGCAACAACGTGGTCCTGCCGAAGATATTTAACGATGAACAGAGGGGCCTGCTTTTTGACAGCCTCTGGGATCTCTTCGTACTTCAACTTCCGGATGGAGCCGTCTGGGTTGAACATCGGTCCGACATTGTCCGTGTGGTCCGGGACCACACCGTAGATATCCGCCCCAAACGGAACCAAGGTGCATAGACCTTCCATGTTGTTCAGCTTACGCATGAAGTCTTCGTGCTTCAACACCTTCACGTCGAGGTAACTCTGCACCAAACGGAAGAACTCCAGTTGGGTGGGCTTGGCCTCTGGCATCGGGTTGTTGATATGCTTGTTGTGACCTTTGATGCGCTTCAATTGAGCCATCGCATACCCGCCGAAGCGATACGCAACGTTGCGGTTCAGCAACTTGGGTAGGAATGACTTCAGATCATCCCAAGCCGGGTGCTTATACAGCGTCGCTTGGTCATCGGTGAACCCCAGCCCGATGATGTTTGGGTTCATGCCGCAGAACAACTCCATGAAATTGTTCAGTTCGTAAACCTTTCCATCTTCCTCGCCCTCGATCCCCATCTCACGGAGGGTTCGGAACGGTGACCGGATTACTCCCGGACGGGCAACGATGATGCCACGAATATCGGTGTCGCTAGTCGGCGTCGCCGTCCCATACGCATGAGATCCTGCGAGACATAACATCAGTACCTTCGATACGTCTTTGTGACTTTCCAGCTCCTCGACGATGTTTTTTACCCTTCCATTTGTCACAATGGTGTTTTCCATTAATCCTCCAGTCGTGCAAATCACCGAGCCCACCCATCCGGGCCTTTTCACCCGGATGAAGTTATCACAGTTCGTACAGTCTTTAGTTAGAGACATTTTACCCCGTAAACAATTAACGCGATTACCATCCCGCTTGTGTAGATTGTAGCGAAGACATGTTGACCGTAAGTGAACGTTTTGGTCTTACCTGCACTGGTGACCCCCAGAATGTATCCCACGATGATCGATGCCCAGTGAACAATCAGGATGCCGAGGCTCAGTTCGCCAGGAGACCAAATGTACAGCGAGTACGAAAGGTACGCTGCAAAGATACCCACCAAAGTCTTGAAGAGAAGATACCCGGCACCCAGCGCCCGCTGTTCGAACTTCAATGCCTCCGGCTTGATGCTCTCCAAAAAGAGCATCAGACCAAAACTGATTACATTCAGGCTCGCGCCCAAGCAGAAGATTACCATAAGAACGATGTACTGCCAAGTTGGTGCCAACATTATAATTGCTCCTCATAAATATCCGTGATGAGGTCAGAGACCTCGAAAGATTCTAACTCTTCTACGTTAATCAACCGCTTCAGTCGCCCGATAACGAAGTCCTTCTTCACAAACACATCCAACAAGTGGGCAATGTCCTCCTTGCCACGGAGGCCGCTGACCAGTCGCTTGTATCGGATGTGCTCATAATACTCTTCCCAGGTGATGTCTGTCAACATCTTTCCGTCTTCCAGTTTCAGAAAGACAGTCCTGTGGTCCCAATCGAAACCGCTGTGGGCAGAATCTACGCCGACACGGGGTGTTCCCCCGATGGTGACAAAGCCCTTATCAATCTGGACAGCCACCGTGTCCTCTGGGTTGAATTTCTCCAACTGTTCGATCAATTCTTTAACTTTCATTTGCCGACCCTTGTAAAGTGTGCAATACCCGCCCCGGCAAAAGCTACTGCCGCGACAAGTAAAATGATCGGCAGGAAGAATGGCAGAAATACCAAAAGCACCGGGAAAATAAACCCTAAGAATGCCCCGATAAGAGACCCCAGTATAGCCGCTTCCGTCCGGCGGTGCTCTGGCTCTTGCGAAACCCCCACCCATACGGTCAGGAACCAGACCACCAATCCGATTATCGCCCATACCCACCCTATCATCACGACACTCTCAATGGCGTTCGAAGACGCACCCATTAAATCAAACATGATTAACCCCTTTTCAGATGGAACTTTTTGAGTTCAACGGATCAAGCAGGTTCCCGTCAAATTTGCGAGGCATCTGGATATACCACCCGCACTGGAGGAGTTTAATACCTAAAAACCAAAGCACTGCACTAATACAGACGCCAAGTAGGTAAATTTGAATCGTCATATCCTTCCTCCCCTCTTAATTTTTTGATTTCTGCCTTAACCCGGGTCAGGGCACGGGCAACGTATTTTACTTTCATTGCTCGGATCTCAGAAGGGATTAATTCACGGCGACCTGCAAGCCTTGTAGAGATCTCTTTGCTTTTCTCGGAGATTTCCAGTCGGTTCTTGTGCAACTCCACAGCACAGGCCCATAATACATGAGGCTGGTCGTAGATGTCAAACATTTTCTCCGGGCCTCGGCCCCGGGCGTCGCACATGCAAGCCTCAATGAACTTCAGGGCGAACTGATTTTCCTGCGGCTTGTGAGCCTTGATGCGCTCTATCAGGTCGAATACCTTGCGAGGTTTCAGGTCCATGATCCGGTGCAACCGGGTGTGGTCGGCACAAACACGATGAGCGAGGTCTGCCCATTTGTTTGGTACACCGAGGCGCTCACTCAGTTGTGCAACCAACCCAAGGCCAAACTCTTCGTGCCCGTGCAGGTTCCCGTACTCAAAATACTGAACCTTACCCAGATCATGGCACAGAACAGCCCACTTGGTGTCCGGTGCAGACATGATCCGCTGGGCATAATCCAGGCACAGCAGGGTGTGGATGTATGCGTCTCCCTCTGGGTGGTGAGCTTTAGGCTGCAATGCACCACGCAGGTTTGCGACCTCCGGCATTTCACCCAGGTTGCAAAGCATATCGACCATCAATGATGGTCGGTTATCATTGCTCTGGTCCTCTAAGCATTTACGGATCTCTGCCATCTTCCGCTCTTTAGGCAGCGCAGCCAGAGTCTCCTTTGCACTCTCACAGATGAACATCGTAGAGTGGTCCACGACAAACTTACCGCCAAACCGGGCCAAGAAACGGGCCAGTCGGTAGATACGAAGCGGGTCTTCACGCATCGCTGCCGCAGACACGTTACGGAGAACACCCTTCTGGATGTCCCGGATGCCACCGTATGGGTCGATGTACTCGCCAGTCTCCAAGTCCTTTGCGATCGCATTGATGGTCAGGTCTCGTCGGGCCAAGTCCTCTTGGATCGTCACGTCTGGACTGAACATCACCTCGAAGTCATGGTATCCGTCACCCGTGGATCGCTCAGTGCGGGCTAAGGCATACTCCTCCTTCGTTTCCGGCTCAAGATAAACAGGAAAAGTTGAGCCTACTTGCTCAAAACCCATATCCATCATATCTTCATGAGTGTATCCCACACAGACGTAATCCCGGTCTTTTGGTTGGAGGCCTATGAGTTCGTCACGAACGGAACCACCCACCAAATATATTTTCTTTTCTACCATTCCCCTGCCTCCTGTTTTGTATCGTGGTAGGCGCACCTGAAACCTTTGTGGTGCGTTCTTGGTCGTCTTCCCAGCCTCTCCCTTCCTGTAGCCATCTCGTGCATGGCCCCTAGGTGGAGGTCATGTTCCCTACAGAACTTACTTAGGTTAAACACCTCTTCAACAGCCCCGTCTGGGTGGGTTATCACAAACCATCGGGATTTACCGTGTTCGATATTCCTTTGGGTCGTTACCCACTCGATATTCCAGACCGTGTTGTCATCACGTATATGGTTCTTATGGTTCACCTCTTCACCTTTTGGAGAGAGGTAAGCCTCTGCCAAGAAAATGTGGGCTTGACGCCTCACCTTTTCCCCGTTCCAGTCGATCAGGGTGTACCTGAGGTATCCGTCTCGCATAACCTCTGGTCTAAGATACTTCCCGGAAAGGTGGGAGTAGACAGCGCCGAGAATACCTACGGAGTATTTACCTTCGAACCCCGGTATCGGCAACATCATCCTCATACTCTTTCTCCTCGTAAGTTTACTGACCAGCGTTCGATGTCTTTTTCCCAGCCCATCGTGCGCTTTGGCATCTCTTTCTCACCACGCAGGTATCTTAAAATATTCAGCGGGTGCTTGTCAACAAAAGAAATGTCGCTGAAAGGGTCGTACTCACCACGGAGCATTTTCTCAAACCGGGTAAACTCATTATCGGCCTTCGGTTCGATCGTCATTACATCGAAATCACCATGTGGACGGGCGGGATCATGGGGATGCACGATCATTTCATATCCGGACAGGGTTTTGGCTTTCTTTGTAAACACTGGGCGGTAAAAAATGTCGTATTTCATGGTCATCTCCTCTTCAATGATGGTCATTATACACAGGTCTGGACGCAATGCAATAAAAAAGGCCACCCGAAGGTGGCCTTTTTGTTATTTTGCAATCTCCCCGTGCAGCACCCGGCGAATGTCGGCGGCTACCCCGGCGGCAGTATCGAAATCACTGAACCATCCGCCAAAGTGGCATTCGCCCCGTTTGGTTACCCTCACCTTCCACTTACCCTTCGCTGCATTCCAACTAACTCCTTTTACGCCGGAACTGTTTCTGGAAGACAGTTTCGCATTGCAGGAGTTGCCGGAGGCGTCGGTCTCTCTGAGGTTCTCTGGCCTGTTGTCATCCCGAATACCATTTTCATGGTCAACGATTCCCACAGGCCACCTTCCACGATGCAGGAAAAATACAATGACGCGGGCCTTGTACATGACCTTCTTGAGCATCACCAGTCGGTATCCTAATGTCTTACATACCGCACCCGCTACTTTTCCAGAGTACAGGGTGTTGTGTCTCTTCTCTGTCCTTGTCAATTCTCCCTTGAGAACATTCCATCGGAGAATGCCACCAGCCTCAAGGGAGAGGTATCTCCTTATTTCCTCCTGCTGGGCCTGCCCAGTAAAACGGCGCTTCAAGTCCTAATCTCCCTTTCGGGTCCCAAATAAAGAATCCGTAAGCGGCACCGTCCGTCTTCCCATCCTCAGTGAAAGACGGCCTCTTGGAGAGGGTGAGGAGATGGTCAAGTGGATATTGTTTCCAAAATTCCACTCTTTTCATACTCTCCAAGAAACCCAATCGCAACAACATGATTACCACGTCCGCATCCTTGTGGGCCTTCTCTACGAACTCCTGCGCCAGCGAGTAAGGTGGGTTGGTGATAATGCAATCCACACGATCGTAAGAGGTATTAAGATAATCAACACCTTCCCGGATCTCTCCCCACGCCGAACCAATCGGCAGTTCGTTGTAAAAGCGCCCGGAGGCTCGGCACGGCTCCATGTACGTCCAGCCCTTTCGGATTGGAACCAGATCGAACAGGCATTTGACGGCCCACTCGGGTGTTTCATAAACGTCATGCTCTTTACGCTCACCCTTTGGCTTCAATGCCGCCATTACTGCTCACCCCCGCCGTTTTGAATTTCTTCAATCAGTGCATCAACCGCCTGATAATACGGCAGGCCCGACAGATCTGCACCGAACACTTGACCCATCTCAACGATCTCGTCCGTGTTGTACTCAGAGAAGTCACGAGGGCCCAAGGTGCTCAAACTGAACGTCTTCTTGTAGCCGTCATCCAGAGTGATGTCGAACTCATCTCCCTGTGGGAAGTCTTCCGCCGACTTCACCTCTGTTTCCGGGAACGGAAGTGAAATCACCTTCCCGATCGGCAGTAAAATCCCCTCGTCTTGCGGGACAGGTTCCGTCAGCTTGCCCGAGCCGAAGCGGGAAAGAATCTGCTCCCGACGTTCACTGTTCTGCAAACGCTCACGCATCTCTTCCGCCGTCAGGTAGATTTCCCCTGCACGTTCGAACAACTCAGCCAGTTCAAGAGGTGTCAGGACCTCAGCCATCATCCCGTAGAACTTCTCTTTGAAGAGACGTTCATAAAACTTGCTGCGGGCGATCACGTGGGCACTATCACCACCAGATCCCAACTGAACGTTGTGGAACATGAAATAACAGCCGTCTTCGCAAATACGCTCATCTCCTGACAGGAAGATCGTGGTTGCTGCACTGGCGCACTCACCGATAGCACGAGTAATGATCTTCGCCTTGCTGTCACGGAAAGCGGCGAGGTACATGTCGGCAATGTCTACCCGCCCGCCCGGCGACGTAATCAGGATTTCAATAACATCCTCTTCCTCTGCGGTCCGAATCATGTCCAAACCCTCGAAGTGGTTTCGTGGGTCGTTGTCCAGTTCGGTCACATAGAGACGCCAGTCACGGCGCTCTTGAGGGGTACACCACAGATTACCACGGTAAGTCTGGTCAACGGCATCAAATTGCTCTTCCATCAGGCCCCCTTGTTCAGTTCAGTACGGACACGAATGTGGTTCTGGAGAATCCACTCGATAACCTGCGAGCGGTCAGAGTCCACGATCACTTCATGGTGACGCTTAAACATACCGAGAATCTTCTGTGCCTCTACGGCGTATCGCGCCGCCCGGTCGATAAACAGCAAACGATCCTTTGCTTCGCTGGTCACCGGGCAGAGTTCACTCGGGACCTCAATGTCTGAAAGGTGGTCAACAATTTCCTGGCGCTTAGAGAACATCAGGTTCACCTCTTGATCGATCGGCATAGAGAGGTTGAACAGTTTGTACCAAAAGCCTGTTTTAACATTCTGCTTACGGAGGGCAATAATCTCTTCTTTCATGTTGAGAAAGAGGAGTTCTGCCAGATCCTCAAGGCGCCCGGCATCCACCGCGCCACAGTTTTTAAGCTCCATCAGCTTACGATGTTCAACCGTAGCGAAAATACCCTTATCCATAAAATCTCCCTTAGATACCGACGAGGTAGTGAAATTTTCCGTCATCTGACGTAATTTTGTCAATAACGTAGTACCACTCATTGATACCTCGCTTAACAGGAATGCTTACCCGGTCGCCCGGTGACAACTGCACGTCTGATACGTGCTCAATCGCCTCTCGGAAGTAACGCCAATGCGTCATCTCCTTGAAAGCACAGATACGCTTATTGGACCCATCCACGGACCACAGCGCTTGGTTGGCCCACTGGCCCACAGACCACTTCCCGGTCTTTTTGTCCTTACCCAGTGCAAAAGCACTGTTAAGGTTATTACGATTTAATGCCACCATCACTTTACCTCCCAACAATCCCCTGACTTTATCCACATCTTTTGATTATCAGACCCCCTGAACCTCTTGGATGTGGGGTTGCACTGCTCGTACTTACCATCCATGATAATGTCGACATTATCTTTGACCACATCCGGAACCTTGTCAAAGGTATACCCTGTCCAAACCATAATGTCCCTCTTGTTTCCGTACACCTGCCGGACCCGGCGGATAGCCTTCATCACCCCTTCGAGGTTTTGTGGGTCCAAGGGTTCGCCGCCCAAGATAGACAGACCCTTTACGAAAGGTCGGTCCAGATCCGTGATAATTCTTTCTTCCTCAGTTTCAGTGAACGGGTCTCCGTAATTGTAAGACCAAGCCTTTTGGTTGAAGCAGCCACGACAACCGTGACTGCAACCGCTCACCCAAAGTGAGCACCTAACCCCCTCCCCGTTCACAAGATCTGTTGGCTCATACCCACAAAAATTCATGAGTGTTTTACCCTTTGGAGCACCTCTTCCATCTTCCCTTTGTTATAAGGGCGGGAGTTTGGAGCAGACAGATACCCAGAAACTCGACGTATAACAGACATCGTGCCCTCCTCGTGGTTCCCGCAAGACGGACATTTAAATCCCTTAGCTGTCGCCTTGAACTCACCACTGAAGCCACACTTAAAACATTGGTCCACTGGCTGGTTAATGCCAAAATAATGGATGTTTTTGTATCCGTAGTTAATAAGAGTCTCAAGAGCTTCCATATTGCTTTTCAGATTAGGCGTCTCCACATACCCGATGTTGCCGCCACTACTGATCTCCGCGAATCCAGACTCGTAGCCCCACTTGCTGAATGGGTCACTGTTTAGCCACACAGGTTTATGGAAAGAGTTTGTCAGGTAGTCCCTTTCAATCAGGCCGGGGTGTTTCTCCTGCAATTTACTTGCAAATCGGTAGCACAGGCTCTCCGCAGGTGTACCGTACAGGCTAAAGCCTATTTCACTGCGCCCTTTGAAATCTGTGCAGATATCTTTCATGTACTTCAGGATATTGACCGCCATCTCTTTACGTACTGACCCCTCGTAGAGGATCTCAACGGCCTCATAGAGACCAACGAAACCTACACTGATGGTTGCGTACCCACCGTAGAATAGCTTACTGATCTTCTCGTCCGACCTTAATCTCGCCAATGCCCCTTCCATAAAGAGCGTCGGGTTCTGGGAGGCTGTCACATCCTTCAGTCGGTCCACTCTCACCATATGCGCAGAGTAGGCCACTTCCATATGCTCCGCAAGGAGATCCGTAAATAGCCTTTTCCTTGCTTTGGCTTCCGCCGCGATCAGAGGTAGGTTCAAAGACACCACCCCGAGGTTAAATCTTCCATCATACTTCTCGCCATTTTCTGTGGCATAGTGGGATAGAAAACTACGGCACCCCATACTGGATACCTTTCCGTCAGAAGACCCGGTAACAACCATGTTCAGAGGCACAGATATAAAATCAGGGTATATCCTCTCAACACAACATTCCATAGCCAAGAGTTTCAGGTCGTAATTTGGGTCTCCGGGGTTCATGTTGACACCCTCCTTGAGGAAGAATATAACCTTCGGGAACACAGGTGTGACCTTCTCCTTCCCAAGCCCCTCTTTGTGTACCTTCAGGTAGTTGGATGCAATCATCCTTCCAAACTCGGACGTGTCCAGCCCCAAACTGATTGTTATGAATGGCGATTGCCCGTTCACACTCATCAGTGTATTCACCTGATAAAGGAGTGTCTGCATGGCGTCATGCACATCCCGGTCAGTTTTCCTGCTGGCATCAACTTTGTACTCTGGAGATGAAGAGCAGGATTGGAACAGTGCAACATTTTTCCAGTAGCTCTCCTCTACGTACTGTTTAAGCCCTTCGTCGATGTGAGCGCAAGTCTGCCCGCCATATTGACTCGACGCAACGGCTTGGATGATCTGAGTCAAAACAGTCGTTGCCACACCGATAGATTTTGGCTTTTCTATGTGTGCATTACCTATCTTGAAGCCGTTCTCCAACATATCCCGGTAATTTACCAAGCAACAGTTGGTCAGTGGGCTGACAAGATAATCAAGGTCGTGAATATGACCATAACCTTCTTCGTGCCAGTTCGCAATATCTCGTGGCAATATTTGGTTAACTGCCACGTGCTTGCTGAGGATACCCGCCAACAGATCGCGGTGGGTATTCACAACATCACTGGGCTTGTTTGCATTCTCTCTTGTGAATTGTTCCGCAGATTGATCCAAGAAACCATTTATGTCCGAGTATAACTTACCCCGACCCTCTCGAATATTGTCACGGTCATGACGGTACTCGATGTAAGACCTCGCCGCCGGGCGGGTAACCTCGGAAGACATCAGGAAATCTTCCACCATCCTATGGATCTTTTCTACTCTGACAGAGCACTTGTCCTTCAGTTCATTCTCTACCTTCCTGGCGATATCCTCTGCGAGGTTTTTGCCGACCTCCTGACCAATACCGACAGAAGAGAAAGCGGCCATAATGGCCGCTTCAATCTTAGAGGTGTCGAATACGTCCTTACAACCATCCCTCTTTAAAACAATCACTTATTGCCCTCCAAATCTTTCTCCCGCGCTTTCACCACTGCCTTACAGATCTCGCTGCGAACGATATCATCGCTTGATCCCTCAACAAACTCCATCAGGTGGAAAAGATTGTGTCGGTCAATAAAGTCAATCGCCCAATCAAGCCCCGACTCTTTTCCCTTCATGTCGTTCTGAGTGATATCCCCCAGGCAGAACATTTTGGAACCTTCGCCCAGTCGTGTCATGATCGTGTATGCAGTCTCTTCGTCCGTGTTCTGGAACTCGTCGACGATAACCACAGAATCCTCAAAGGATCGACCACGCACGTACTCCAGAGGAACGAACTCAATGTTCTTGTTGTTCAACTGGGTCTCGTAGTAATTCGCTCCGTAGCGATCCTTGATCACCTGAACCAGCGCCGCGAGGTACGGTTCAAATTTCTCTCGGATATCGCCCGGCAGTAGGCCCAAACTGTTACCCATACCCACGGTTGGGCGGGACAGGACGATCTTTTTAATCTTCCCAGATTTGAGCCAGTCAATGACGGTACTCATCACAACGAAAGTCTTACCAGTGCCAGCGGGGCCGTTGACAAACACGGCATCCTTCTGGTTTACCGCGCTCAAAAGGCTTTTCTGGAAGTGGGTACGGGTTTGGATAGCCTTAGCCAGTTCCACCTCTTCCTTGGCACGTGGTGTTACCACACGCTCACGGCTTGCCTTCTTCTCACGGCGAGATTGACGCTCTTGACGATTGTTATGACGCATAGTACCTCCTAACGATTAGGGATATTGCTTAAATGGAAGCTGGAAGTGTGGACCATCCTTAAAGGTGGTCCAGTCACCGCCCCACTCAAGCGGTACGCCGAGTTCCTTCGCTGCTGCCTTCATAGCATCCGCCAGAGGATAGTAATACTTCCAATCCCAACTGACTTTGCCATCAACCAGAGGCCAAAGATCCACTGCGTGGCCTGTCAAGTGACGACTATTCATCGTCTTGCTCTTGCCCTCGGCAACGTACTTACGCTGGGTTTCGATGGTCCGAAGACCCTCCCCAACGGTGAAGTCCCGGTCTACCTTAGTCAGTGCAAGTTTGACAACCTTAACGAGGTCCGGATGGACCCCTTTCAGGCGCTCAAGGCTACGTTTGCCCAGTACAAATGCCATATTACTCCTTATTGCAGGGTTGGCTTACTTACGACGCCATAAAGAAGCTCCTGCTGCACTTCCTCAAGCGCCGGGATGATCTGGAGATTCATCTCCGAGATCGCATCCTGATACAGAAGATCAGAATGATATTGCTTCAGATAAACCGGGTTCAGTGCCGCCAAATGCTCGGTGAAGATGTTCCGCAGTTTATTGTGATAATCTTCCCCGGCCAGAAGATTGACCAGCTTTTCTTGGTCACGAATGCGGCGAACATCATCTGCCGTCTTGTCTTCGATATCCTGAAGGAACTCCAGAGTCTCCTCAGCCACCTCAAGCTGCGGGTCGATATTCATTGCCGCCAGTCGGTCCGCCACGATGTGTACCAGATCCAGATGCGCTGCGTCCGGAGAAACTACGGTATTCTCAGCCAGTTCACTCATTCCCTTCTCCTTACAGTTCGCCAATGTCGAAATCGCCAGCTTTGACGACTTCTTTTTCAGACTCAAAGTGAGCCACTAACTCAGTGTACCCGCCGATGTAACGATCGTCAAGGAAAATCTGCGGCACTGTGGCAGCAGGTCGGCCCGTCGCATCTTTCACCCAAGCGTTCATTTGCATGAAGAACACTTCGTCCTCCAAAACGTCCTTGTACGTGAACTCCAACAGTTTGGACTGAAGCAGTTCCTTGGCCCGCACACAGTACGGGCAGTTTTCCTTACCGAACACTGTAAAGTACATCAAACCTCCACAAACATAGCCAACACAGGCGACTTCGGATCAAAGTAATCTACGTGCGCCTCCAGCGGGCCGTGGTTCTCAAAAGTGCCCAGTGTGTGGGGGATGCCGTCATCGTCGTAGACCAAGTTCAGGTCTTTGCTGTATTTGTACACAGAATCCGGCTTAAACGGGTTATCCATGCTCTTTGCTGCTACTTTGCAATACACATCCTGCAAATCTTCCATTATTCCTCCACGATTTCGAAAGTTGCCACAATGGCGCTGTCTTCATCACAACAAGCGGCACGGACCGTAACCCCATCCGGCTCCAATTCCCAGTTGTGGTCAGTCTCGTCGATGGAGTCGTTGTCAGCAACGCCGTACTCCAAATCTGCCCCGTACACCTTTCCAATGGTGAAGAACTTTCCATGCCCATTACCAACGGTCTTACATTTCAGCTTTTCCATAAAAACCTCCTTACAGATCCATACTGAAGTCATCAGCACTCATTGAAGAATCAACCTGTCCGGACAGATATTGACCGTTCTCGGTTTCCTGTGGTGTTACCTGCACATTACTGGTGCTCAGGTGGCTGTTGATCCAAGGGATCGGGTTCTTGCCGGGCTTATCTGTCAACGCACCCAGACCAACTGCCCGCATACGCTGGTCAGTGATATAGTCGATGTATCCGTCCAGCATACCTTTGTTCAGTCCAATCATCGACCCGTCTTTGAACAGGAAGCTGCCCCAGTCTTTCTCCTGCACCGATGCGTCGATAAATCCCTGTCGTGCTTCCTCGTGGCAATCTTCTGCCACACGGGCAAACAGGTCACCTTCGTTACCGTTCTGCATTTCTTTCAGCATATACTGGGTGCCGGACAAATGCAAGGCTTCATCACGAGCAATCAGTTCGATAATGTTGGTGTTGCCCAGCATTACCCCGCGCTCACCGAAGGCGAAGGAGCAGGCAAAGCTCACGTAGAAGCGGATCGCTTCCAGTGCGTTGATGTTGTGAAGGCACAGGTACAGCGCACGAGCGTGAGTGTACGGATCAACCGGAAGGTTCAGGGCCTTACGACAGTTCAACAGGTACAGATCATCATACATCTTCGTCACCGCTTCAGCGCGGGCGATAATTTCCGGCGACTGCATGATGTCGTCAAAGACGATCGATGGGTCAGCTAAAATGTTGCGGATGATATGGGTGTAAGAGCGAGAGTGGATGGTGTTTCCCGTGACACTCACAACCCCATTGTAACGGATTACAAAAGCCCCTGTCGATGTTTCCAAGCATCTTACTTTACCTTTGTACTTCTCGTAAGTTTTTTCAATACTCTGCCCATCCTTATGCATCAGACTAATGACGTTTATCTCGTAAATGTCAGAGTACGTTTCTTTTCTTTCATCGGTTCTAATCGCCATGCGTGGACTCTTCCCGCACAAGCAGCATAGTGCCTGAACCACATCAGCATTGTACTTGACGGCCGTCGTGTAGGTAAAGGAATTGCCATTGTGAATATGGGAATCCCACTCTGCTAACTCCTCCATAAAATCAGTTGCCCACTCAAAATTGACACTTGTCAAATCAACCCACGAGAATAGTTTCATGTCCTCTACAGCATCGCATACAGGGATGTCAACCTTAAATCGGCGATTCTTAGACGGGGTCAGTTCAGTTAGGGCTACCCCCGCCTCTTTGCACAACTGGATCAGTCGGTTGATCTTTCGCTCTTTCTTTAATTCAAACCAAACAGGTACTGTACCACAGCGAACACCCGTGTACCGATCGCTTACCGATCCCTCTGCCTGAATCGCAACCCTCAACCTCTCCATTGGGGACATCCCCTCCCCCCGTAGCACCGTATTCCCACTTACAGGTGCCAAATGGTGGGGCAGGTATTCCTGCACGATGGCATCTTTGAAATAACGTTTCTGCGTCCCATCCACACGGACATCCCTGTGGATTATTGGCATGCGGTGATTTGGTGTCACCAATTGGTCAAATTGTTTTTTATTTGTGGATTTGAACCTGACCATATCGGTATCCACATCATATTCTGCCACACGTTTAGGGTTCTCAAAGAAAACCTTTTCGGTATCGAGGTCGTACACCAGACAGGGGTCTTTTACTGTCACGTCACCGAGGTCTTTCCAACCGTCCCCTGTCAATACCTCTGTACCCTCCGCGAGGCACTCACTGAACGCCCAAGTCTCTACCCATGTTTCCAGGGTGGTGTCGGATACGATCGGCAGAAGAACTGCGTTCGGCCCACGGCCCTGTACAGAATCCAGGAGGATCTGGTACTTCAGGTTGCTGATGAAGATGTGCTTCTCGTGATCCGGCAGGTTCATGTAGTCGATTCGGTCACGGGTCACGTTAACTTCTTCAGGTCGCCAGAAGAACGCCAGTTGCTTTTCAATCAGCTTCTCGAACTTCGCATGTTTCTGCTGGTCGTAGCGAGAAACGTTCGGTGTCTCTCCGAGGAACATCGGCTGAGTCAGGAAGTTGAATTTGTTTTGGTTGAAAGTGCTGTAAGACATTGTTTTCTCCTTTTCTCTAAACTTGTGGCCCATTATACGGATGCCATACCAAGTGTCAATACCTCAAGATAGAAAAACCGCCCCGAAGGGCGGTTTACTATTTGAGGATTCTCTGCATGTCACGGTATATCACCCGGTGCTCCCGGCAGGAGCACAAGTTTACACGATACCCGTTATTGAGGACATCCTTTTTCATCCCTGCGTCGTAATCCTTGGTCCAACTAATCATCCGCCAGCGGCGGTAGATGAACCACCATAACACAGTCATACGGCTCGCTCCTGTTTTTGACTAATTTCCATTTCCTGAAGCATTGCTCGCTTGCGAGCTTCCATGCCTGCAACGATTTCGTTTAGACGGTTTGCCAATCTAAGCATTTTAGTAACAGTATGTAGTTTGAACATATGGATACTCCTTAAGTAAATCCGTTGTTGCTACGCCAATAAGGTATTTAAAAATGTTCGCAGATTTAAGAATTTTAGAGCTGTGCTGTAAGCAATATTTGCTGCAAGTCAGTTGCTCCAAGCGTTTTTGCTTCCCGCCTACATATTCCCACTTAACAACATCAAAATCTACGACGCCAAAATTTCTTACGGTCTTCATCAAACTCCAAAGCCGCCCCGAAGGGCGGCATTTAATTACAGGCGGCAGGCCCCGGAATCGCAACCATCATCCTGGTCGTTGCCGTCTTTGGTCTCTTGGTAATACAGCGTCTTCAGGCCGTGCTTATACGCCCACATAATGTCACGCAGCACGACTTTGATCGGTAGCTTCCCATTTGGGAAATCCCAAGGCTTGTAGAACGTATTCGCCGACGCAGCTTGGTCGATGAACTTTTGCATGATCGCTACGAGGGTCAGGTACGGAATCGGTGAAGCCATATCCCACTTGTACTCGTAAACCACGCTCGGGTCACCAACGCCCGGCACCAACACTGGCAGCATCCCAGCAGCGGATTTCTTGAAGGAAATCGCATCACGAGGGGGCTCGAATCCGTTGGTGGAGTTGGTGATTTGGCTGGATGTCTCGCAAGGCATCATCGTGGACAGCGTGGAGTTACGCAGGCCATGAATGGCGATGTCGATACGCAGCTTTTCCCAATCCATCTTCAGTTCCGCAGTGTGGAGTCCATCCACTTCTTTCTTGTAACGGTCGATCGGTAGAATACCCTGAGAGTAGGTGGTCTCGTGGAAGAGATCACATTTACCCAGTTCTTTTGCCAGGTCAACCGATGCTTCCAGCAGGTAATACTGGAATGCTTCAGCCAGTTCGTGAACAGCATTCGCTGAACGAGGATCGCTGTACTTCAGACCACGCTTCGCCAGGTAATAAGCCAAGTTCGTCCAGCCAATACCCAAAGTACGGCGCAGCTTCGTCTTCTCCGCTGCCAGCACCGGATAGTTCTGGTAGTCCAGAAGACGGTCCAGAGCACGAACCAGTGTACGGACAGGCTCCCTCATGTCTTCCAGCTTCTCGATCTTACCGAGGTTTATAGCAGACAAGGTACACAGAGCCACCTCCCCCGGGTCGTTCGGATCATTAATGTCCGTAATCGGGTGTGTCGGCAGGGCGATCTCCATACACTGTCCTGTCAGGATGCCATTGAACATACCCATGTGGCGCTTGGACTCTGCAAAACAGAAGGTGTCACTAACACGTCCCTTGTCAACAACACTCTCCACCTTAATAAAGTGCGCCGCTGAACGGTTTGCAGTCCCTGCCCCTGAAGTATCTAAACGGTTAAATTTCAACCCTTGAGCCACCAATACTCCGAGAGAGTAGCCGTTGAGAGTCAAGCGGTACGTTGTTTGACAATGGAACTCCCCGCCCTTACCCGACCCGTCATTCAGGGGCAGAGTTTGCATACCTTCTTCAACGGCAAGTTTTACCTTGCTTTCAACACCAAGGGTCTGGAGTAGCAATTGAATTTCTTTTAAAAAGTCTTTGTTAGTATTAGAAAGAGAAACACCAACAGAACTTCCGTTTCTAATCACCGTTCCATCACTATCAGAAAAACCTGCCAGCCACTCCAATCTTGATTTGACCGAGTAGTTCACACCAGGGACGAAGAACTTATCCCTTAGCTTACCCCAATACGTAACAACAGTGCGATTTTGAGTTTCACTTACACTAATGTGAGGCTTACCTCTGAATTCACCAAGCAAGTCTTGCTTTTCGTGATACAGATAAACACGTTGTTCAATCCCTTTCTTAACTTCACAACCATCACCGGAATAAAATCCATTTTCATAGGCGAAGGGAAGTTCTTCACTACCTTCAATGACAGGCAGGTCAAACTTAATCAATTTGTCCCCGGGTTTCAGGTCGATCGCTCTAACCTCCACGATTTGTAGCCGGTTTTCACCAGACCCTCTAACATACCCACGTTGTACGTAGAACTTGTGGTACGGTGTGCAGTCTAGTTCTTGCCCTGAGTCAGTCTTCACCCACACTAGCTTTTGGTCAGTTCCCGTACGTACCACCGTAGTCTTCGAGAACTCTTCTCCATTCCAAACATTGACAACTTGCCCCTCTTTTGTGTGGATCTCCACATACCCCTCATCCGTAAGAATCTTGGTTTCTGGAGCTACACACAGGTTGGACTGTTTCACCGGAGCCTGTTCTGGGTCAAACGGGCTGTTAGTGTTGCAGTGGTCAACGTGCTGCACGTAAATACGGCCCGTCTGTGAACGCTCTTGCCCAAATACGGAGAAGGCATCCGCCGCCGAAATGGTTTTCTTCGCCACAGAAGGATCTGCTTCCAGTTCCTCGTAAAGCTGTTGGAATTTCTCCTGATTAGAGAAGAAATACTCATACAACTTACCTTCCGCCGCGTTAGGGTGGAACAATGTAATGTTCTTACCCTGCTGGAGGCGAGAGTACAGCATTTTGTTCAACTGGAGTCCGTAGTCCACGTGGCGAGCACGGGTGCTCTCAGTACCTCGGTTGTTCTTCAGCACAATCAGACTTTCGAAATCCCAGTGCCACATCGGGTAGAAATAGTTAGCCGATGCCTTTCTTACTCCCGTTACGTTCAAGAGGGTTCGCAACACCCGCCCCGTCCTTTTTAGGACTGCTGCATGTCCCCATGCAGACCAGACTATATCTTCACCCGTTCTGGGTGTCCCCTTTTTCGAACGCCATTTGCTTGCGCCCTACTCCGCTACCGGATAGTCGTTGAAGGTTACTTCTTCCAGTCAAAGATGTTTCCACTGGTCGCCTCTCCGAATGGCCCCAACTTGTTGCCGAGACATTCCGAACAGGCCACCTATTTCCTTTTGTGTCAGATTTTCAAAATCACCATACTTAACCGATCTGACAACCTCTTCAGAAAACTTATTGGCGGCATTGTTTTCCCCTCGGCTTTTCTCACTGTTTGGGTATAAAACAAGAGACCTGTGGATAGCGTTCTCTTTTGTCGTACACCACTCCAAATTTGTCACCGAGTTATTTGTTTTATTACCATCTTTATGGTTGACTTGATCCTTCCCAACCTTAATTGCAATAAAAGCCTTTGCCACCAACCTGTGGATTGTGTAACTTCTTCCCGAAGGATAAAGCGTGACACGAGGATAACCGTACTTATCAAGACGTAGGGATTTAATACTCCCCGTCTTTAAGTTCCGTACCCTACCAGAGTCAGACACTTCGTATCTGTCCTCGCCATCTGTAACTTTCCATTTTTCCATATCACCCCTTATGTCAAAGGTGACTGAAAGAAGTCTTCCCTGCTGATTGCCTGTTCTAGGCTTCCCAGCAATTTAAGGGATTGTAATCTTACATATTCCTATGCAAGACGGCTAAAATTAACCCTGGGATGTCCAGCCAAGTGATTCTTGGTACATACGGACAATCGGCACTGTCCCGGCGTGTTTAACCTCGCCACCACGAATGGCAGCATCCTGACCACGAATCATCCCAAAGTTCAGGCCAATACCTGCCCGCTGGGCAGCATACTTACCTTGCGCCGTATTGGCGTTAAAGATCTGGTCAATATTATCACCGGACTCGATCAGTACGCAAGAGCTAAACTGACGGGTCGGGGTGCGAACACCTGCCATGATCGGGGTCGGTAAGGACACCTTCATCAGCGACACGTTTTCGTACAGGTCCACAATACGTTCCAGACGGGTCTTTTTGTCTTCCTGTGATAGCAGGCCCATAGCAATCAACATCAGTGCCATCTGAGGGGATTCGTAAATCTCCCCGGTAACACGGTTCTTGACCAGATACTTGTCTTCGTACTGACGCATGGCGGCGTAAGTGTAGTCGAAATCACGATCATGAACAATCTTGTCGTTCAGGAATGCAATTTCGTCGAGGGTGTAATCGTCCAGCAGGTGGCGATCATATTTCCCGTTGCCAACGTTCAGGTAAATCTGGTGGAACAGATCATACGGCTGGAAATCACCATATGCCTCTTTACGGATCTTGAACAGCAGCAGTCGTGCGGCGGCATACTGATAATCCGGGTTCTGGACACTGATCAGATCAGAAGCGGCTTTGATCAGGGTCTCGTGGATGGCGCGGGTCGTTACGCCATCGAACATTTGGATCTGGGCTTTCATAAGGATCTCCGACGCACAAACATCGAGTCCCTCACATGCCCATTCCACCACACGGTTAGCCTTCTCAGCGTCAAACTTCTCAGTTGCGCCGGAGTTCTTTACAACATTAATGCTGGTCAAGCGAATCTCCTTATTATGAATTACTTAGCTTCAGGCTGTTTAACTACGTACTGCTCAACATCTTCCTCGGAGGCCGCACCGAAACGGATAGTTTTGCCGGAGTACGGGTCGTGGTACGTGTCGTCGTAACCCATCGCCTCGTCACACAGATCGTTGAACTGCAACCAGCCAATATACTCGGCTTTGCTTTGGAAGCCACGTTTGAACCACTTAGTCTGCTCATCCGGAACAGCATTGTTTTTCTTCGCCATGATTATGCTCCTTTCACCAGGTTGAAAATGTCATCCATGTCATCGAACTCTGGCAAGTCCATGACGATCACGTCGCTACGATCCTCGCGTTTGGTGTACTTGCGAGTGTTGACCTTTTCCACAGAAGGAATGTCGAACGCCAAGGAGTTCACCAGTGCAGCACCAACGGCGCTGTTCACATCGAGGACATCTACTTTATCATAAATCCCCACGAACGGGAAGTCACGTTCATCACGCAGACGACCTGAGAAAATGGTTGTCGTGCGGAACATGTAAGGCTTATCAGCACATCGGACATTTACGCCGTCCATGCGGTCAATCTTGCATGGGACGTACAGACCAGTCTCCTCATTCAGGACAGAGACCTCAAATCCGATCAGGTGCAACACTTGGCGAAGAGTTTCCTTTTTCTTCATGTCCTTTCCAAGAAACTTTGCACACTCGACAATGAAATCCAGAGTCACAGAGCCATATTTAATATTTTTACCGAAAGCCATTCTACATCTCCTCGTACACAAATTCCGGGGCCAATGCCCCGGTCATAACAGAATAGGGTAAGGTTACTTCTTTGTCAAACTTTAATTTACGCCCTTGTGTGGGTCATCAGTGCTTCCCAGCTTAATGGGTACAGCGGTGCGACAACATCATGAATCTTCTGGGCCAGTTCTTGGGCTTCAACCTGTGCATGGGCGTCAAGACGGAGTTTACAAACACGTGCAAATGCAACCAAGGAACCAGTCCAGATCCAGTTCGTCATGGTGTTCTGAGGTAAGAACATACGCGCCTGCTCGGGGGCTACACCGGACGAAAGAAGATCTTCGTACACGGTAAGGGCGTCCTCAACAAACAACTCCGCCATCTCGCTGATCTTCATTTCCCCGCCTGAGGACTGGAAAAATCCAGTCTCTATTGTCTCTTCGCTGCTGCCCTGCTTTGCATTTACCGGACGACCACGCCATACACTCGGGAGATAAAACTCCGGCGTATCGTCGATGTAACGGCGAGACTCTTCATTCCAGACAAGGCCAATCTGATGTTTTACAAATTGGCGGGCCATGAAGATCGGGGCTTTCACGCGGATGCTTACAGAGGTATGGGCCAAAGGACTCCAGTGATTATGCTTTGCGAGATAATTAATCAACTTTTTATCCTTCTCTACATCAACCTCCTTCACCTCCTTGGCAAAAGAGACACGGGCTGCATTAACGACATTTACATCAGAACCCATGTGATCAACATACTCAACACTCATATCTGCAAACATAACTACTCCTTCGCTTTTCCAAAAAATTTAAGTTCTGCCGCCTCTCTTGCGGCAATAGCTTCCGATTTATAATCAAAAGATCCTAGATGGATAACCCTATTGTTAACACCAATGAATGCACACCATTTATTTAATCGGGTGTGCCATGAAACACCTGTTCTTCCGGAGGTGTTGTTTTGTTTCTTCCTGGTGTTGAACCCCTGTACACTGGCAGATGCCCATCTACAGTTTTCCTTGCTGTAGCCTTTGTTGACATCCTTTCGATCTATCGACTCACCATCTCCTGCCGGACCCATATCATGAATGAAATTTTCAAAAGAGTATTTCCACTCTTCACAGACCTGTATCCCACGTCCGCCATAATTATGGTACTCTTCATGGTCCTGATAGTAGCATCTTTGCTTCATCGCTGTCCACGAGTTGTACTCTCTGGTGGAGGAAAGGCCATGCGTACTATTTCGGGTGGGGTATGTCTCTCTTTCGAGACATCCACACGATTGCTTCAATCCTTTATTGAGTGTACTGGACTGAACAAGCACCTCCTTCCCGCATTCGCATATACATCGCCACAAAATACTGCCGTTCTTTGACCTGCAAGAAGTCTTTTCTTTTACGTGCAGCCTTCCAACAACGGAGCCTTCCGACACACGGGAGTATCCATACCCCCTTGCTGGAACAACACCCATAAAATCTCCTTTTATTACTTCAACTTACGAATTTTGTAAGGAACAATAATATCATGCCGGACGGCGAGGTACAAGTCAAGCAACTCCTTGCACATATCCTGCGTCACCCGGAAAGAAGTGAGCAGGTCTCCCTGCTCTGTTCTGACCTCAATATGCTCTCCGTAACGAACAACATACCTGCCTTTCCCGCAACGCATTACAGGTTTTCCAGCAACCAATCGGCGATTTCTTTCCAGTCTGCCGAGGTTAAGTCGTAATTAGTGCGTGGATCAACGTCCTGACTGAACGGAGTGTCGAACTTGATCTTAATCACGTCATCCGGGAATTGATTCAGGAACTGGTTCCGATCGTCAATGATAACCCCACCCGCCACACCAGCTTTTACCTTCGTTGCATAGAACCCACTGCCGTCGGTGCCGTTGTCCAAGTCCAAGAACGGACAGTGGCGCTTCAGGAAGCGGACCTTGCTACTAAAGTGCCCCTTCTTGCAATAGGACACAAAGCGAATCGGGTGCCCGGCCTCGTGCAAGCGTCGGACGGCATCAACTGCGCCCGGCAGCGGCTTCAGTTTGTCGTACAGGTGCGGGTCTTCCCAGAACTCATACGGAGGAATTGCTTCCTGGCAGCGCGTTGGGAAATACTTCGACAGGTTGTAATTATACAAACCCGTCTCGTTGAAGTCCTTCACCATCAACGCAGTGGATGGGACCACTTGGTACACACTCTCCATCCAGGACAGCCAAGGCCAGCCTGAGTCAACAAAGGTCAGGTCAACGTCGATCAGGATTGGGGTTTTATTATGCACCATTTAAGCCAACTCCTTTAATGTCTTGCACGAAGTCAAAGATCTTCACCACGGTGCCACGAATGTCACCTTCCTCATTCATAATATCCGTCTCATGCGGACGGAGATCCGCCGGGAACTCGTCGGCGCTGATGTAGCGGCGGGAGTCCCCGTCGAAATTGTATTCCGTACCATCCCTCTTCAGGCGGTGGATACGACACAGGAAATAGTTGTCCGGGCCAACCACCTCCACCACTGGGATGGACTCTTCAATAAATCCGCCGTCGCTCACCACAATGATACGCTTGATACCTTCCGGTGTCTCATCCTTCAGCTTTTTCAGCTTGGCTGCGAATGCTTTTCCGAAAACGTCATTACCAAAGGTCGGCTTCATGATGTTCTCAGAACAGTGGATCATCCAGTCACGAGGGCTGACGTTCTCACCGTTGATTTGAAGATATGGGCACGGACGCTCTTTGTATTCACGTTCATACAGGGCGAACCACAACTTACGGCTGACGCCGGAGGAGCGGATCGCAATGTCAAACAGAAGCTCTTTGAACTCCATGTGGATGACTTCATAACCGGGAGTGTTGACGTACTGCTCGATCTCATCGCACAGTGCATCTTTACCGCAACCCGCTGGACCATTGAGGTTCACTAAGATCATTTTACTCTCCTTTAAAATACAATGCCAGTATACCTAAACACACAAGAAAGTCAAAAAGAAAACCGCCCCGAAGGGCGGCTTGTTATTACAGAATGTTCGCCAGCGTTTTCTTCATCGCTGCCTTCTCACGAACGTTCTGGCGGTCACGGGCACAAGACCCGCATTCCTGACAACGGTACACCTTGAATTTGGACAGGAAGGTGTGGGCAGACTTGCCTTTCTCTTCCACCAAGTCGTCCGATCCGCAACGTACACAGCGCATCACTGACTGGTCCGGGTGGAACAGTGCAATGTTCGGGTGCTTACGCATAAACGGACGAACAGTCAGGTACAGTTCTTCCAGGGTCGGGATGTCGCCGATATTATATGACTCCATCTCTTCGAATGCCTCCGGATCGCCTTCCATGCAGCGACGCCACAGGCTGGCACCTTCGTTGGACAGCTTGCGGCTATCCAGTTCGAAGTAATTACAAGCCGCCTCCAAGGAGTTTGAAGGCAACGAGAATGCCTCCTTCAGCCCGGCAAGCGTGTCGATCGTGATATACGGGCTTGGCGGCTGCATACCGTAGTATGCGAAACGCTGGTTGGCCCAACCACGATCAAATCGGGCATTGTGTGCAACAAAGATATCACACTCGTCCAGCACTTGCCGCAGGTCTTCGATCAGTTTACGATCCGACTTGTAGTCACGTGCAAACTCTTCCGGGTAATCTGGCAGCTTGCGGCTGAAGATCGACGGGTTATGCAGCCACTTGCCAGCGAAGGTCAGCATGTACGGCTCTTGAATAACCTGTTTCGGAGAGATGAACTGCTTGAATCGACCGAAGTGATAAGAGATCGTGTAAGAGGTCTCTACGTCACCGAGGAAGATCTTAGCGCCCGGGTTGTTGTCTTTGATCTTTTCGATAAAGCTGTGCTGGATCTCCGCCAGCGTTTTACCGCCATTAACTTGCTGCTGCATGAAGTCAGCGTACTCGTCCGGCGTCATGTCCAGCAGTTCTTGGATGGTGTCCAGATTGTGTTTGTCCAGTTCGCGCTTGATCATGTTGCGGACGGTGGACTCTTGAGATTCCTTGCCCAACTGACGGGCCACTTCACGCTGGGACAAACCACCCTTCAGAAGAGCCACAACCTGTTCTACAGTAAAAGTCACATTAGCCAAAATTAATCCCCTGTTTTACTTACGTTTGCCGTGATTGGCATGAAAATCAAATTCTATCTCTGCACGTTTTCTTTCTGCAACCGCATCGAGAAAACAAAGGAATCTCTTCCTGAGTACAGACTTACCACCGGAGTTCAGGTATGCTTCCCACTTGCCATACCTCTCATTCCAGAACACACCGCATATTCCACTCTTTGAATCAGCCCTCAGTGAACAGTTTTTGGCGTTACCTGCCTCATCTGTCAACCGAAGGTTTGATAATCTGTTGTTCTCCCGGTCATGATCCTCGTGGTCAATCTTCTTACCACTCGGTATCGGACCGTTACACATTTCCCAGATTACCCTGTGGACCCGGTGAGACTTAAAGTCTATCTTCACAACAAGATACCCGTCAGCATCCTTAGAACCAGCCACTTTTCCGGCGAACTTAGTATTCCAAGTATTACACCCACGAGAGTTTTTGAAATGCTCAAGCGGCCTGCGCCGCCAAGTGAGCACACCAGTATCTTGGTCGTAGATGAAGCAGGACTTAAAGTGCTCGATCCTGTCCATCAGCAAAACTCAATTATGTCTTTTACGGCGTAATCACGAACATCGTCTTTATCGACATCGTGCGCCTTAATGAACCACTGTGCTCCTTTGTGGTACGGACTCTCTCCATACCAGAACATCGGGACACCCTTGATGGTTCGATAACCGAATTCACCCTTCCAGTTACGGTAGAAGAACCGAATGTACGGGGAGTCCATCCCCGAATTCAAACTCCTGTCAATCTTACTCATACAGATAGTCTTCCTCCAATTTCCGGACAAACTCAGTGACGTAGATGGTGATCATCTCGCCCTTGTCCTTGCTTTCGTCGATAACGATACCGAAGTTCAGGTAACCGTTCCGTGCGATGGTTTCCTTTGTCCACCTCTTGAGTGACTTTTTAAGGTCCGCAACAATCCCGCCGTGGAACTTACGGTGCGTTTGGTCAGCCTCAAGATAGTCTGCCAGTCTACGCAGAGTTTCACTCATTGTCAACCCTGTTTTTCCTTCCATGTGCTTAGACCACAACTTCTGGACTCCGCCCTCGAAAAGATTAAGAGTTGACCCGATGACCCCACGGCATTTTCCGTCGTAATGGTCATGGTCCAAACATGGGTCTGTCATCGGCTCCCGCAGGATAGCACAAAGGCCACCCTGCTCCAAAAGGAGTTGACCCCTGTAGGCCGCAATACTCTTCGACCCAGACACCCATTTGTCCTTACTCAAAGGTACACGAATCGGCGTTGTAGCCTTCACCTTAGCAGTGAAGCTGGGCTTCTTCGATCGCCTTCTTCTCCCTGTCCGTATTGCCACTAATACCCTCCATCGTCAGAGCGAAAAGGAACTCCTCCCGGGTCGGGTTTTTGAAGTCCTCAAAATATCCCAGCATGTTCCGGCGAAATAGAGTAACAGGAAAGTCAAACTTATCCGACAGCGACCCGACATTTGTACCGACACCTGTGCTGGTCAGGGCAATATCTGAACCCAGTCCGTTTCTGATCCTCTCGTCGTTTTGTGTCAAGAGGAACATAGCCATTCCCGGTACGTAGTCTGACCTTTTGCAACGAGACATCACTTCCGCCAGGTTTTCAGGATATTCCATCCTCTCAAACCCTCTTCCGGTGACGAGGACCTCATCATGAACGAGGCCTCTTGTCTTATCTGCCCAAGACCACTGATTTGTGCAGTAAAAGTTGATCAAGTAATCAACATTCAACAGCGTATCACGAACAATGACCTCGTCGAAGTGTTTCCTGCCCACAGATTCGTATGTTTTATCGCGGGAAAGAGTCCCCTGCAAAGAAAACATCCAGTCCTGCTTATCGCTACGGTCGTAACACAGGATGACCTTACGTGTTGCGTTCTTTATGATTGAATCCCAGTCTTTCTCCATTCCTTTCAAGGAAACACCCTCCGATCAGGATGGCGTCGGCGAGGTCAGTAGCCCCGCCATTCTTTCCAGACTTGTTGTAGCCCTTCAGGAATCCAGGGTGCAGGATCTCGCAGACACGCATCATTTCGTTTTTGCCCATCTTCACCTTCACCATCTTAGTTCCGGCGTCGTTCAGGACTTCCTGTTCTTCCCCCGGCAACCACTTACGTGCCCAAGACTTCACCGATGTTGGGGCGATGACATGAATCTGGTTCATCGTATACCCATCTCGGAGGAGTGTCAACTGAATCGAGTAAAAAAGCCCGGCGAGGTCACGAGTGGCATCACCGACAGAACCGAGACTCAGTGACTCCAGGACGACATGATCCACATTGAACGAATCACAGACCCCAGCAATCTGCCCGGTAATGTACGCAATCTGTTCTGCCGTGTGCTCGAAATACATGCACCAACCTTTGGAGTCCTTAGCCTTCTTCTCGGACCCCGTGGTGTGGAGGACCTCCTTGAAGATCGGCTCCCCATCCTCCAGCACAACGTAGGCGCAGGAGGACAAGCTCTGGTCAATCGTCAGTAAGCGCATCTTCATCCTCGGCAATAAAATGGTACTGATCCATCAAGAACACGTAGTTCAGGACGACTTTTTTCACTTCGTCGTAGACGGTGAACATGGCGTAACGGTCACCCGGGTACGGAACCCCGACCGGGTACACTTCGCACAGGCTGTTCACCCGCTTGTCGAACCACTGGATACGCCACGGCTCTTCCAGCATAGACCAAGGCTCTTCGATCAGATAAAAGGTTTTTGAAGCTCCGGGCACATGTGCCGCCCGGATCTCGTCTGCCTTAATCATCTCTTCGACGCTGGAATCCAACCCTACGCCCTTTTTAACCATTACACAACCCCCGTGCTACGTAAAACATGGCCCAGTGTGGTGTTGTCTTCCGGTGTGCGTTTCATGTACACAGCCTGGAAGATAACGGACGCCCACTGTCCGGCGGTGAACTTGCGGTCAACGCCCATGTGGTCAGTAAACGCCACCCCGTCCGGGAACCACTGTTTGTACTGCTCAACAATTGCCGACCACATCGCTTTGTCATCCTGACAAGGAGAAATGACCTTAAAGGCTGATGTCTCGCCGAACCGGATCTTCTCGAAGGTCTGGTATGGCTTCACGTTATCCGACTGATCGCCAAACAACATCTGGTAGCCGAAGAACTTCTTGCCCCAGCCCTTGACCTTGCCCTTTTCCATCCAGATCTCACCCATAGAGTCGTCGATAAGCCACAACTCCGGGTGCTTCCAGTCTCGTTCCGTCGAATCCCTCATTGTATTAAAGATCAGGCCCGGGCACTGCACTTGGTCTTTGTCGAATGATGCCACGATCTGGTTGAATTTACCGGTCTTTTTGTAATGCAACCAACCTCCATACTGTTTCATGGTCAGGTAATCATCGGCCTCGATCCCGTCGATAACTACCGCGCCATATTTGCGTTGGACATAATCTCGGCACTCACTAAGAAGCAATGGTCGGATCGTGTCCTCACGGTTACCTTTGTAAATTTCCGGGGTCGGAAGGGCCAAGCGGAAGTTACCAGACCCGCCTAAAACACCCACACCTCTCGCCCCGCCACCGATGTGTTCAATAATGGCATTGATCTTGATTTTCAGCAAGTGCAAACAGTTCTCGACAGGCTCCGGGTACTGCTTATCTTCAATAGTGAAGTCATATCGGGTCCACGGGATGAACTCCCGACCCGCTGCTGCCATCTTCGCTTCCATGTTAGTGTTCTGATCCTTCAGCCACCCGCCCACTACTGTTTGCTGACGTCCATAAAACTCAGTCCGGTTTTTAAATTCCATTTGTCGTCCAGACTTCTTATGGGTTACAAGGACAGTCCTTTTTTCCGCCCCCGCTGCCGCAACAAATGCCGTCTGATCAAGGTCAAGATTAATAATAACATCATCGGTCAAGATATCCTGCCAGTTCTTAATAATAGGGTATCCCACTAACTCCTCCTTTTCCGTGATTTTCATGAAAACCATACAACTTCTCCGCGTCCTTTCTCTCACGGATAGCATCATCCTTGTCAATAAATCTTCCGAGGTAGACCCTCTTCCTGCCTACTGTTATTGATGCTAACCATTTACCTTCTTTCTCCCTCCACATAACTCCGGTAACTCCACTTTTGTTCCGAGAGCTACGTTTATTGTTTCGGGTGTTAGACAACTGAGTGGTCATTCTCAGATTTGGCAAGCGGTTGTCCCAAGGGACATGATTGAGATGGTCTATGACCTTTCCTTGCGGTATCGGCCCATTATTCATCTCCCAAGCCACCCTGTGACCAAGATAAAGTTGACCATCCAACCAAATGTGGATATATCCCCTCTTCTTGTTTTTACGGCCTGCCACACCCCCGGCGCAAATCCCCTTGGGACGTTTTACCTTCCAGTAAAGAATGCCCGTCCCTTGGTCGTATCGGAAGTAATCGTCCCAGTTAATCATCAGAAGGCGGACCCGAAATCATCCTCTTCTTCCTTGGCGGGGCGCTTGAACTTGAAGTCCGGCCCCATGTACTCACTCAGGTAGTCGATATTAAGCGACCACTCCTGCGTGCTGCGCTGCCGCCATGTGGCAAACTCACTTTTCAGATAGGTAATGGCCTGATCACGAGTGATCCCATTAACCTTCATGAATTGCTTGATCGCCCTTTCCAGTTTCCCGTTCTTCTCGGCCAGCCCTGGATGGTGAAATTCGTGGCATGGCGGGCATAAACACATGAGACCAATCAGCTTAACCTCTCCGTTTTCAAATGCCCAGCTTTCGTGGCACTCGACAGCATGGCTCCTGCCATTTCCGCCTTGGCCTCCGCAGATCTGGCAGTGCCAGTTATGTTCTGCATAGCTCTTTTTACGGATCTTGTCCCACTGAGTCTTCGTTAAATAAGAACGAAGGTTATTATCCCACGCTGTTTGCGGGATCAAACAGATTTTGTGTTTAATTTCCACCTGACCTCCTAAATTGGTCTTCGAGTTCCGGGTATTTAAGGGACTTCATTTCTTCATACGCCGCCTTGGCCTCTTTCTCCGTATGCCTGTATTTGACATACTCCCGCCCTCCACGGTGCAACCTCGCCTGCCAGCAGCCTGTCTTTTTGTGCCAACGATAACCCTTGCTGTTTCGGTTTGCATTGTTTGAAGACCTGTCAACCTCACGGAGGTTTGCCCCGGCATTGTTCTGCTTGTTCCCGTCGATATGATCAACATCTCCAAGAGGCCAATATCCCTTTGTCAGCAAAAATGCAATACGGTGTGCCCGGTAGTGTACCTCACCAACACTGCCGTGTAAATACCCATTTTTGTTCACCGTAGTTAGGGCAGGGTCTCCGACAGAGGATCTTAATCTCTTTATCTTCCACCGAAGCCCAGTTGGGCTGGAGTCATCCGCATACACAGACTCCAAGATACAGCGGAGTTCATCTTCCGTTGGAACCCTAACCCGAGAGGTCATTACGCACCCTTTCGTACCCGCTGCAGCGGTCAATAAGGGCGTCCGTCGCCCGGTCCCACGCCTTACCAAGCAGGTTCAGTCCCAGCCAGTTGGCTTCATCGTCAATCATCGGGTGGTTTTGGTTCAACCCAACACCCCAGATCCGATCCCGATCAGATGCCTCTACAAAGCTCCGGCCCGCAAGGCGGTTCTGGATTGCCTCGCAGCGGAGGCCGAGGTCAAACACCAGACGGCAGTAGCAGACGTTCTCGACGATCTGCTCTCGGGACTTCTCCCACAGTTCGTTGTTGAAGCCATTCACCTTACGGCCCAGCATCTTGGCCTCTTGTGGATGGAATACCTCCGTGATCTGCCGGGCGATATTATGGTCACCGAACAGCATGGCCTTTTCGTACATCATCATGTGCTCCCCGGTGTAGAACTTCACACCTTCCTGCTCATGACGGGGCAGGGCGAAGGCCCTGTCGTTTCGATAATGATTACTGAACATGTCCTTCCAAGAATAGAAGAACACGTGCTTATCTGTCACTTTCATATATCTCTCCTTTGTACTCGATAACCAATACCACCCTTGAACAATATGTACAGGAATGCAAAAAGCACCTTTATCCTAATCCATCTCCAAAAATAAGTGACGCCGGGCAACTGACCCGGCAATCATCTGTTAAAGGGAACTCTTGGAGGTACTGTGCCAACAGGATGCTTGAGTTGTTGCTATACTGCCCGGCATTGATGTGGATGTAAGAGATCTTCCACGGAAACAGTGGACTGTTCACGATGTGTGTCTCCACGATGTCCATCAACTGCCCAAAGGTGATAAGCGGCTCACCTTTTGACGGAAGATAAAGGCCAAAGCGCAGTCCCGCCGGGCCAGTCGGTTCCATCTTACGGAACCCTACGGCTTTTGACATATCTACAGAAAAAACTTCAATAGTTACAGTTTCCATCAGTAAAGATCCTCGCTGAATAGAGTATCATATGGTGAACCTTTCTTGCGGACCGTGTTAATCTGGCCTGCGTGGAGAGCTATGCTCAGAGCGTGCTGTCGGTTGTGATAATCGCCCCACTGGTCGATGAAACCCTGCTCCTCCCCGGCCACAAAACGGCTTGACAGTTTGTCCTCGATGAGGTCTATAACAGCCGCCATGTCGGGGGAGTAGTGCCTCGACCCGGGCACAACCACAAAACCACCACCCTTCAGTTCGAAACGGTTTGCAGCACATACAATTCGACGCTGCAATTTACGACCGTCCCACCAGTCAGCGATTTTGTAACACACGCCCGGCAAACCTTCTTGTACTGTATCTTCCATCAGTTCCTCCAGTAAACGTTTTGTCTCTTTTAATCATACGGCTTACCTCTTCTGCCGTCATCCGGTCATAGCTTGCGCCGTTTTCCCGGTAAGCCCCGCACGGGACCCAATCCGGTATTGCGAAGCTGTAGTGCTGGTAGAAGATACTGCCTTTGCAAATCTCCATATCGAGCCACGGAAGGTGCGCCGATTTGATCTTGAAATATGTCATCGCCACCTCAGTGTTTAACGTACTTGCTTGGGCAAGAGCCGCCGCCCTCGTGAGTGATTGCCACCGTGGTGCGCCCATTGCTATAAATGCAAACCTTATCGCTGCCGTCGGTGTAGTAATCCTCAAGGTCGAGGGTCTGTGCAGCGTGTGCAGCAGAGAAGTTTAACACACCCGTGATCAAACATCCAAGTGCAAAACCTAAGATCAGTTCTTTCATTTTTTCATCTCCTTCGTGGCTATTGTTACATCATCTAAAGATTTAGTCTGGGCATTATTGTCGTCCGGACCTTCTGACGGAAGTCTAAGAATGTCTGCACCCCAGCGATGGGCATTCATCATGATCTGAAGAGGACCCCTGCGCCAAGTGCCGTACCAGTCGCTCAACTTGTCGTGCTCTTTGTGCATCCCATCTAACTCGTCAATCAGATAATACGCATAATTCAGGAACTTTGCAACCAGTTTGACAATGTTTTCATATTTCGGCGGGAAACGGTTGTATTCGAACATCTTGTCCAACACCACCATCTCCCTCACGATCTCACGGATGGTTCCGACTGGATTAGCTACCGGAGCCTGCTCCCAGTTGAAACGGTACAGAGACTCACAGATCTCTTTGCAGCGCCTCTCTTTCTTCTCTTGGCTCTTAGGGGCTTGGAAGAAGATCTCTGCCGGAGGGTATATTGACACGTTGTTGATTCACTTCTCCAGAAAATTCAGATTGATGCTGTTCGACATGATATTTCCTCTTTCGTTGTTTGATGTGAGTAGTATACAGGAGTGGGCACAGGAGTCAACAGGCAGATAAAGAAAAACCGCCCCGAAGGGCGGTTCTTTTAGTATTGGTCTTCAGCGTAACGGCGCTGGTTATCTTCGTTGTTCACACCCTTCAGTGTGAAATTATACTGCTCATCGTTACGAACCGGGGCCGGGCGAGGCGTTGGGTCCAGATGTGCCAGTTGCACACCCGCCGGGATTTCATTCAGGGTGAAGGTGGTGTTGACCAGTTGGCCTGCCAGTTCATCCATGCGCATGGATACGAAGGCGGCGACTGAGCGCCCTTCTTTATCCGCCAAGAAACGCATTTTTTCGAAGGTTGAGTCGTTGAAGTTGATATTCATAAGGTAAATCTCCTCTCTCAATATTTTAGGGTTATCCGCCCCGTAAGGGGCGGTTTACTGCACAGGCCGGACATTACTCGCCTTCGACACGTTCTCGACCCATCAGGATGTCCAGTTCGTTCAGTTGCTCGATCTGGTCTTCCAGCGCCGCACGTTTCTTCTCGGCGGCATCCTGCTTGTCGTACTCGCCATTGATAAGGGTACGCAGAAATTTCGGGTCGATGTTCAGGTCTTCTTTGGTGATCGACAGGATGCTCTTCAGATCTTCTGCGGCATCTTTCTGCTTACGGATGGCGTCAACGCCTTCCTGAACGATGTTCGCCAAGCGCTTACGGGTTTCGATGTCAGACGGCAGAGTTTTGATGAGTTCAGTCTTAGCCATGAGTATTTCTCCTATGAGTTCCAATAAAAATTACGATTTAGGTGAGGGTAGAGTTCGAGTTTCTTTTTCTCGTACCATTCCCTCGCTTCTGTTTCCGAAGAAGTGAGCTTAGTATAAACACGACTTCCACACTTTACAACAGCCTTCCAACGACTTTTTTCTTTCGACCAGTAATAACCACGGGCTATTTTGTTAGCGCCATTATCAAGGTGATCAACTTCCCGGAGGTTGCCGGGTTCGTTGTTCTCCTTGTTCCTGTCAACATGGTCGATTATACCACCGGGCCAATACCCCTTGTCAAGAAAAAATACAACCCGGTGACAGAGATACGGCCTATTCAGGAAGCGCCCCGCAAAGTACCCGTTGGCAGTCTTTGTGGTCATTGCTTCTGACCCTGCACGAGATCGTGGCCCGGGTGATAACCTCCACCTAAGTCCAGTCTTGCTGGTAAGGTCAATATACAGATATTGCCTGATTAACGCAAGCTCTTTTTCACAGGGGATGTAAATCTTCACCGGACAAATGCCCTCCCCTGCTCGTAGTATCCATTCACAAGCATCCTCGGTGCAGACAAAGATTTTACAGCCTCCTTGCCGCACTGGCAAGGGGCAGTTTCACGCTCGGCGATCTTACGTATCTTGTCAAACACTGCCCCACAGCCGGGGCATTTGTACGAGTACGTAGGCATTACTTGTCTGTCTCCAGGATCTTACGCTCAGTCGCCAGATCGCGGTGTTCCGCCAGGTCGTTGTCAAACTTGCTCGGGTAACGCGCCTTCAGCTTGCGGATAACACGGTCCTGCTCCACATCGAAGTCGGTATCCAACGCATCCATCGCCAGCGCCAGATACCATAGCAGGTCGCCCATCTCTTCCTTCAGGTTGGTCGTGTCCAGCGGCTTACCGTAGAACAGGGACTTCTTCAGGGCATCCTGGAACTCTGCCGCTTCCGTCACCAGGCCCATAGAGGCGTGAATCAGGCGCGGGCCAACCGCATCCAGATAGAAATTGTGGGACTCGGTACGAATGGCATCTTTAATAAACTGCGACATCAACTTCTCCTTTTCTGTTTCAGTGGGGCCATTATACATGACCCCGTTACACTGTCAACGACTTTCGTAAAACTTTTCTGCTTCTTCCCGGCGACGTTCGTCACGAGCCTTCTTCTCGATGGTACACGCTTCCCGGTAGGCTTTCCGCCGGGCACCACAGATACCTTCAACCAGACGAAGAACACGATCCTGCTCCCAGCGATTCATCCAATCAAGATCCCCTGAAATCCGAGGTGTCCCGTGGAAGTTGTCACGGTAAAGGTAGGTCTTCACCTTCCGCCCGTGGTCGAGGATCACATAGTCCACAAAGTGGCTACAGCGATCCCGGTCCGCTTGGGACGGGTTGTCGTACACTTCCAGCTTTTTGGCAGCGATCAATTCGAGAATCCGATTGACCGGAGGCCGGGTCATGCGCTTCGGTGTCACCTTCTTGTCCCAGACCCACACACCGATCAATACAACGCAGGCCAAGAACCCAATCCAGAATCCCGTCATTCCAGATCCTCCGCAATTGCCCGCAACAGACCCAGAAGGGAGTCAGACGCCTCGATCACTTCCGGTAGGCTGTTTGCAACGGTCTTGTCCATGCGGATCTCAACGAACTTGTAGTTGAGGCGGGGCAGGAACAGCGACTGAAGCTCTTTAGTCTCCGACTTCGTGATGTCGTTTGCCTTGATCGTGATGATCTGCCCGATAAAGAACTCCGCTGGTTTCTTACGGAGCGAATCTGTAAGTCCAGAACCAACACCAACCTCCAATAACCCATCACGAGTTTGGCAGATTAGGGATCCAATCAATGCCGGGTCTTTCTTGTGTCGGATCGTGCCGACAACTTCCAGATCCACATCGAACTCATTCTTCAACTTGACACCTTTCTTCGTCTTGTTGTCGCCCCACGGCATGTCTGCCTCTTTGAGGACCGTCCCCTCTTTCTTCTGGAGACGCACCTCGATGAAGTGGTCGATTGCCTCTTTGAGGCTGTTGATCTTTCTACCCTTCACGAACTGCATGTGCTCTTTATCTTCAACCCATGCGGCGAGGCCCTGCGCTGACAGACGACGACTGATGTACGGTCGCTTGGACTTACGGACGATATACTCGTCCATCGTCACATAGTCCCAGATCACCAGTCGAACACGATTTCGATCGATGTCTGCTGGATCTTGGTTCAGGTAGCCGTTGCCCTCTGCGCGTTCCATAACCCCATGCAGGCCATTCGGATCAATAACCAGACCTTCACCGTGAGCTACGTATGGTTTTGCTGTGCCATCGTCGTCAACCGCAGCTTGCATCAGGGCACGTTCCACGTTCTCTGGGGCGCGGAAGTTCAGTTCCTTGCCGTCGCGTGATCGATAGATGACCTGCTCAGGCCACACCATGATGTCCGCATACAGGCCGTCCATCTTCTCGTCAGAGAAAGCGCCCTTATAGTTGAACTTACGCAGCAGATCCTCTTTGAACAGGGTATAGCTCTGGTACGGAGGCTCCGTGACCAGATCCTTCCACACCTTGTTGGTCAGAGTTGTCTGGATGCCGCACTCCAGATCTCGGTTGATGATCTTCAGAAGTGTGCCCGGCTCCTCGCAGGTCTGTACCAGTTGAGTCATGTACGACTTCGCATCATCGCCCGTGTAAACTCGCCCTGCGATGTTCTTCACCAGCAGATCCACGCTTTCAGACAGCGGAGTAAGACCAGCCGTGAAGAAGGGAACCCGCAGTCCTCGGACGAAAAAGTTCAGTTCTTTGGAATATGCAACAGCGAAGGCTTGTTTTAGGCCGTCGTTATCGGCATTGGCTCGCAGGATCGCTTCCTTCTCCTTCAGGGATCGGGTTGCAGACAACTCTGCGAGAATACTCGTTACGTTTGACATTTGGTCTCCTCATTAACGCCACAATTGTAAGCCCGGCGAGCATTGCCCCGCCGAGAATTAAGAATACCGCAAGGAACCGGATCGCGTCAAGAACTAACATCAGGCGACCAAAGTAATACGGATTCTTCCACATGGAAATTCCAACCATCGCAGATGCCCGACTCCCAGTCTGTTCTCTGATGATAGCTACACGTCCAGCGGTAAACACCGGGGTCTAGATCATCAACATCCGGCGGCAAACCGAGATACTCTGCTTCAGGGCCGTTATCCAGGAATCCGTAATGGATGTTAGGAGTATCCAGAACAGTGACTTTCCCGGCATAATCAACTGCTACGATCCAGACACTCCCATCAGGGGAATCAAACTCCGGCTCTGAATCCTCGGCGGGAGGAATAATCGATATCTCCATCCCTTTCATTGGGGATCTCCGGCAATTTTCAACACCTGCCTCCAGCCACATCTCACTTAGACCTTTTTTCTTCATAATTCCTCCACAACACGAAGTCTTTTGGCCAGAACCCAAGTCCCACCTTGGGACGCTGGGCGCTGGAATTTTGTAATACCCTGAACCTCAACCCTATACCACTTTCTCACTTCTCCGGATTTCAAGTTGGTACTCAGGTGCGGGGCCACGGGGCCCAGTGTGCAGTGCCACCCGGGTCGCAAAGCGAATCCCTTTGTTGGGTGGCACTCTGCCTCCATCCATACTCCGGAGGCAACCACGAGTGACCTGTTAATGAATAAGGGGCCTATCGTTCCGTTCTTTCGCACACGGAAAAGCTTGTAGGCGATAATCGTCTCATTCATCCCGTATGCTCCAGCACAAGGAGGTGCTTCATACCCTTGTTGTATGACCAAACAAGAAGGGTCATGTCCATCCAAGAAACCTCGTCAGGATCCCCTTCAACAGTCAAATGAAGGTTTTCACAGTTCTGCCGGGCACGGGTGACAGTGAACGCAATATCTGCTCTTTCCATTCGCCCCTCAAGATACTTGAACTGCTCATTCAAGTCAAGGGACCATTTGTAGAAGCGAGGCTTCTCTTGTTTCAGGTAGATCTCTTCCACCCTATCAACGACCCCCTCGCCGAATTTTAATCCCATCTACCACCCCTCTTTTCATGGTACAAGTCTACGGCCAATAAAGGGTTCTTCCGCGCCCAACGCTCTTCCTTTTTCTCACCTCTACCCTGATCCAAGCACGGTTTCATCAGATCATCTCCATCGTAATCAATACATTGTCAAGATCATCAGCTCTAAGCTGGAGTTCAGGCTTAATACTATCTTCCACACGGTGATAAATCAAGCCCTTTTCCACATATTTGATCATCACATCATAATATTTTCCCAACAGGGTGTCCCATCCGCACTCGTAAACTGAGACCATGCAGACTTTCAGGCCAGCTTTCGCTGAGTGCCATGCCTCACGCACAGCTTCCAGGTGGGCTAATTCCAGTTCATCAATTTTATTTCGTTTCTTATTACTTAACATTCTATAACCCTCGTCTGGTTGTCTTGTTTCGATGTGGCACATTCTATGATCCGATGATCCTCTTGTCAATACTCTAAATTTAAAATTTTTCATGTAAGATCTATATAAGATCTTTAATATTGATAGAAATCTTCTATTGTTTTCTTCTTTTTAATAATTATTATGAATGAATATGAATAATAATTATAAGATCAATAATTTATGAGTGTAACGAATAAATTATAAGATTAATAAACCGTAGCCCGGAGGGCGAGCGTAGCGAGGTTTAAAGGTTTTATTATTACTTCGTGTGTCTTTCGCGGCTACATGGTTGACAACCGATTTGATTAATGAAACACTGGGTAGGGTTTCAAAGGAGGGTGTGTGAAGGATTTTGTTGTTCCAGAGGGGTCTTTTGTAAGCCTCCCTACTCAATGGGGCTTCGATTTGCCCGGCGAAGACCTGAAGAGGATGTTCCTGTTGCACTACCGATTCAAGTATTTTGCAGAGCAAGCGTTTGAGGGTGGGGAAGATGTCCGGCGCTGCTATTACGAATCGCAAGAAACTCTGTGCGGTTTGTTTGGTATGTCCGAGACGTCAAGGTCTAAGGTGAGCAGGTTCCTCAAGCGGATGGAAGAGGCTGGGTATGTCTCCATCATCCGAGAGAAGGTGATGTTGTATGGCTCGATGAAGCCACGGCATTACATTGTGGTGAATGACCCTGCTCTTTTGAAGAAATATAACCTGGCCCCTTGACGGGGCCTTTTTCTTTTTGTAAGATGCAGGCACTTTAACTGAGAGGAGAGAAACATGATTCGTGCATACTTGGGTGGTTCACAACTGGAAATTGAGTTTGGCACCTTCGCCGCCGGGGAGCGTAGCGTCCGCATCAAGGGCTATATGCTGACCCACCTGTTAAACCCAGACCTGAAAGAGAAGATGCCGGAAGGAAAGGACCTCGTGATCTATGCCCACGTAGACAGCTCTGACGCCATCATGGACCTGTTGCTATTTACCGACGCATTCAACCGTCTGGGTCGTGGTACAGGGTACGGAGTGAAGAAGGTATGTTACGTACCGTACATCCCTTATGCCCGTCAGGACCGTGTGATGGTTCCTGGCGAACCGCTGTCGTCGGCAGTGTTTGGAACACTTATCAACCTGTGCGGCTTTGACCGTATCATTGTTGATGACCCACACTCTGATGTGTCCCCATCCCACATCAAGAACGTGTCCATCTTTGAACAGTACGAACTGGCGCTGGATATTCTCGGCGAAGGCTTCTTCGACGATGCCGTTATCGTGGCACCGGACGCCGGGGCCATCAAGAAAGTCACCAAACTGGCGCAGAAAGTAAACCACCGCCATATCGGCGTTGGGACGAAGCACCGTAACCTCCTGACAAATGAGATCACGGATACCACTTACTCCGGCCCGGATGTATCTGGCAAGCGTGTGATTATGGTCGATGACCTCCTCGATGGCGGTCGCACGTTTATTGAGCTTGGCAAGATACTTCGTGAAGAAGGTGCCTGTGAAGTTGTCTTGTATGTAACACACGGTATATTCTCCTATGGTGCAGACGTGTTCGATGGAACTGTCGATGAGGTCTACTGCGCCTACCCTTGGGAGAAGAACCTGGAAGGCCGCAACGAAAAAGGGATTTTCAAAATGGTGAATAAAAGTGTACCCTTCCGCTGAAATTAAAGGATTCCCCGGGTATATGGTGGATTGGTCAGGAAAGGTGTGGTCTGTTGACCGCACCATCTTCCGGTCCGACACTGGGACACCCGTCTTTCAAAAAGGTACTGTCCTCAAGACAACAAGGGACAGGTTGGGATACCTAAATGTTGGCCTTAGCCTTGGCAAAGGGAAGAGCAAAAGAAAGCGTGTCCACAGGCTGGTAGCAGAAAACCTTATCCCTAACCCAAGGGGTTTACCGCAAGTCAACCATAAGGACGGCGACAAATCGAATCCCTGTGGAGATAACCTTGAGTGGACCGATAACTCTGGCAATGTTCAACATGCTGTTGATACAGGTCTACTCATACACGAAAGGGGTGTAAAGGCTAACCGTTTTGAAGCAACAACCTTTGCAATAAATATTGACTCTGGAGAGATAGTCAGTATAATGCGAGGAAATCAGGAAATGAAAGAGTCTGGTTTCGACTATCGTCTCGTAAGTGCCGTATTTCACGGTAAGCGCAGGTCCCACAGGGGCTGTGTATTTTTCAAAATTTGAGGAGATCTTTATGCTTAATAATTCATCCCCGCTACTTTTCGCTGACCACTATAAAGTCAGCCATATTGACATGTACGACACTCGCTCCGAGGTTGTTCAGGATAACCTGTCGCCGCGTTCCAGCAAACATTTCACACACTTTAGTGACAGTGATGAAAGAATCATGTCGGCAGGTTTGCAAGGCTTCGTCAAGTGGTTCCTGATCGATATGTTCAACAATAACTTTTTCAACCTCTCAAAAGAGGAAGCCCTTGCTGAATACCGTGAGGTACTATCTCACTCTATTGGTGAATTTTCTACATACGGATTCGAAAAGCTGCACGACCTCGGCTATCTTCCTGTCGAAATTCGTGCGCTGCCAGAAGGTACTCTTTCTCCTGTTCAGGTCCCTTTGTTCACGATTCAGAACACGCATCCTGATTTTTACTGGCTACCTAACTATCTGGAGTCTGTGATCTCTTCCGAAAACTGGAAGACCATCACAACGGCGACCATTTTCTGGCAGTACCGTAAGCTGGCTGAACTGTGGGCACAGATGACCTGTGACAACAATCTGCACGTTCCATTCCAGATTCACTGCTTCGCTTATCGCGGTCAGGCGGGTACTCACGATGCGGCGCAGTCTGAGTTCGGTCAACTGATGAACTCGCAGGGAACTGACACCATCCCGGCAATTCTGTATGCTAACCGTTACTACGGCATGAAAGGCAAGTTCGTATCCGGCTCCATCCCGGCATCCGAGCACAGCGTTGCAACAACGAACATCGGCTTCATCATAACGGAGCTTGAGAAGAATGGCAGTTACGATGGAAAAAGTCTGGAAGATTGGTGTGCGGGGCTGTTTTGATTTGGAAATTTATAAAGGGTTATGAAGGACTGTACCAAGTCTCAGACTCAGGGCAAATCCGAAGTGTAAGTCGGAAGGTGTCTCAAATTTCCAGATACGGCTCACCAATGGTTCGAACGTATGCAGGAAAGCCGATAGTTCCAAGGGTGGGGAACAGAGGATACCTGTATGTTAATTTATCAAAAGGTGGTAAGAAGAAGAGTTACAAAGTACACAGGTTAGTAGCTTTTGAATTTTGTTCAGGATTCGTTGAAGGTTTTACGGTAAATCACAAGGACGGGGACAAACTCAATAACTCGGCTAATAACTTAGAGTGGATTAGTTCACTGGATAATCTAAAACACTCACGGGAGGCAGGACTTAAACCTAAAAATGAGTTCGGGATTAAGTCCCCGAACTTCAAGGGGACAATCCAGGTAATTTTAGACGGTCATGTTTTTGCGGAGCTTAATGGAACAAGGGAAATCAGGGAGTTTGGACTGAATCCTTCTACGGTCAGCGCAGTTATTTGCGGTAGGCTTAAAAAATACGGTTGTTTCACTTTCAAGAGGAAAAGCAAATGAAAAATTTAACACTGGATCAGAAGCGCCTTGTGGCAGAAAAAATCTTTCTTTCTGACTACATCACCAAGAAGTTCCCCAAGGGGTTCGTTTCTTATGTCGCAGACTCGTATTCTTACTGGGATGTCTTAACAAAGCTGGTTCCATCTCTAAAAGACGAAATCATGGCCCGAGACGGTCGTGTGGTGTTCCGCCCTGACTCCGGCGTACCGGAAGACATCATCTGCGGAACACTCGACTGGCGCAAGGTCGAAGATTTGGATGAAGCTGGCTCTCTGGAACGTGCTGCCGAGTGGGCACTGGAAAGCGCCGAAGAGGAAGTTCGCGAAGACACCCCGCACGGCGAATGCGGAGATGAATCGGTTGAACGATACTTCCTGTTCGGTGGTGACCTGTACCTGATGAAAGGTGAGCTTGACTGGAACCGTTACGACAAGCAGTATTACTACATCGATGGTAGTCGTGTTTTGTCTTACGACAAGCCAGAACTGACTAACGAACAGAAGGGGTCTGTTGAGCTATTGTATGAGGTATTCGGCGGGGAGGTTAACTCCAAAGGCTATCGCACCTTGGACACTCACATCGGCCTGATTTACGGTGACTCCATCACCGTGGCTCGTGCCAAAGAGATCTTCGAGCGCTTGGAGGCAAAGGGCTTTGCCTCAAGCAACATTGTGTTTGGTGTTGGTTCATACACCACGCAGTACAACACTCGTGACTCTCTTGGTATGGCTGTTAAGGCAACAGGGGCGGTTATCGACGGTCAGCAAATCATGGTCGTCAAAGAGCCGAAAACCGACCTCGGCAAGAAGTCTGCACAGGGCTTCCTGAAGGTTGTTCGTGGTGAAGACGGCGAACTGAAGCTGGTTGACAATCTCTCTCTGGAGCAAGTCAACGTCGCCGACAACGAACTCCGTGTGGTGTTCCGTGACGGTAAACTGCTGGTAGACGAAACACTGACCGAGATCCGTGAGCGTGTTACCGCAAACCTGAAATAATATTAGCCGCCCTTCGGGGCGGTTTTCTTCTCTCAGGAGGATAGAATGAGAAATCCTGTGGCTCGTAATGACTACAATCGCGCAGCAACGCACCCAGATCGCTCTAAGCTGCCTCAAAAGACGGTAGACGAGGGTTTGCTCGACTACTTTGCAGAAAACGCTGAGAACGTCGCATACAGCGAATATGAACGTGCCTCCACAAATGCCCCCGGTGCTCCCCTTCCACCCGGGCGTTGACTATCATCAAGTCCTCCAGTAAAATGACCATATCACTTGATTAACTTACTGTTGGACTTATGAATCCCTATAAACTCACTCTCAGCTTTATCACCCCTGATTACACTTCTGAAGAACATTGTGAGCATTACCCCACCCTTCAAGACGCTCTCGATGACGCCGACGATTTAGCTTTCAGTACCGTCGGATTCCCTCTTGAGGATTGGCAAAATGTTGACTTTGGTGAAGGTAATCACCTATACTCGTTTTACCCGAATGAGGTTGATAAGACCTCTCGCTATAAACTGGCAATCCTGAAGGAGGAAGTTTGAGAAAATTCCACTATTTAGTGACCATCGACGTGGATGACGAGCATCTTGAGCAGATGGTTAAGGACCAGCCCGACCTGCTCGAAGGTGAAGCGTTCGAAGGGGTAAGCCCAGAAAACTTCATAAGTATCTTCGCACAGAGGATGACGGAAGGTATTGACGAGGCTTTGCAAGAAGGTCTCGGCGACGCTGGCAACAGCAAAGTGAAAACTGCCTTCGCAGGAGAATGCAAATGAAGCAAATCGTCGAAGTAAAAGTGACCTTCGAGATGGATTACGACAATGTTGACTTAGCGCCTTACTTGGAGGAAAAGCTGAAGACTCTTTCAATGGACCAGATCAAACAGCAGGTCCACGAGACGCTTGTTCATGGCATCAAGGAAATTGTCGATAGCGGCAGGGGCAGAGGACGTATGCCCGGTCTTACTTACACAGTGGAGGATGTATCATTATGAACAGCACTGGATTGGTTATCGGTTATGGCGAAGGAATCCGCAGTGCGGAAGACGTAGATTTTTTTTTCTCAGAGGGGAACCAGGATGTTTGATGAGTTTGATGGCTTTGTAGGCTGGGGGTGAAGGTATCCGTAACGAAGAAGATTGGGGTGTGTTCGATGAACGACCAGACCTTTAATACCTTGGATTTCGCTGACCCTCGAAACCATGAGTATAATGGTTACATCTGCCTTTGCTTTGTGTGCGGCAAGCAGTATCTCGGACCAAAACGCAGCGTAATGTGCAATCTTTGTGCAAACGGTAAAAAGCCTGTTGACAAAGAGTAGTGCTACAGGTAATCTGAATATGTCCCGAACGAGATGACAATCAAGTAGGTGGATGGATTAAGTGGACCCTCTGCGTTGACGTTGGGCCAGTTCAGCCGGAAGACAGCGGCTCCATCGACATCGTCCCCAAATGCTGCGGCAAATGGACAAGATGATTTGCTGGACGTAAATGGGAAGTCACCCCAACGGGCATACGTCCTCTGCCCAACTTTAAGATCGGGGAGCCACCGAACCATCCCCCGGAGACTTACGTGCTGCCGGACTCGCTTGGTTTTGTGGTGTACCCCTTGTAGTCGGCACCAGATCACGCAACGTTGCCGGAGTATGGTAACGGCTCTCGCTGCAAACGAGATGTTCACTGGTTCAAATCCAGTACGTTGCTCGAAGCCCCTCTGGCCCAACAAAAGGTAGAGGCTCTGCTTTCAAACGGCAGGAGTTCCCGGTTCGACCCCGGGGAGGGGCACCACACTGGCAATTGAGGTTGAGGGAATCAAGGAATCGCCCGGGCACGGGTAGACTTGCCGACCGACATGGCACCTCGCTCCCGGGTTGATCGCCGGGCTGTCCGGGTTCGATTCCTGGAATTGCCTTCAAATCTAACCTAACCTATTGACATAGTGTAATTATGCTGCTAAGATGGATACACTAATTCAATGGGGGCATTATGAGCAAGGCTGCGATTGTAACTCGTAAGCGTGGTCGCCCAAGCAAAGAAGAGAGCACAGCAATCGCCCTTGAAAAGGCAATGCTTGATCTCCGAGGCGAATTGGCCCGTCTGACGCCGAAGGCTATCCACACTCTCGAAAACCTGCTCACAACAGGTACGGAGAAAGTGAAGGAAACCACGGCGAAGTATATCCTTGAGCAGGCGAAAGAGGTTAACAATCTCTACACTGAAGAGGATAACGAAGACGACGCAGCAGGCGGCACAACATCTGCCTCTTCTGAAACTCACGCTGGTTCTTCTGACGAGATGAAAAATGCCATCCCGTTGACTACCCAGATTCGTGAGTACAAAGTAGTAGGCGAAGATGATTAATTGGAAGGCTCCCGAAGGAGCCTTTATTAGAAGTTCTCTTTTGACGGGCACTTGTTAACGACCCGCAGCATGGCGACGGTGTACAACGGCGTTTGATGGCGAGGAAGGTCTATATGGATCAGCGCAGATCCTCGGATGTCAGGTGAGCCGTACAAAAGAGAATTTGGGGACGTGGCAGAGCGGTCGAATGCATCTGACTGTAAATCGGGTATCCCACACGGTGGTTCGAATCCACCCGGCTCCACCACACAGGGCAACCGAGATATCTTGGTCATGCAACAGATAATCACTTACGGCTGTAAAATGGAACTCGTGACAAGTTCCTTCAGGTACAAAGTGACGTATCTTGGTTTTGAAGGTATCCTTCAAAAGCCCTATAAGAAAAGAAGCGGTTCCAAGCTGGTATAAGCCCAGATGGGGGCCAGCCGCAAGTCGTCCAACTGAAGGTCCCTGTTTTGGCGTTTGTCTTGAGGCGTACAGAAATGTCCGGTTTAAGGCTTGTCCCTTACACACCTGAAGGGGCGCGAACATTATTGACTCTATAGCTCAGCAGGTGATTCGCTACCTTAAGTGCGGGACGAAAATCCAGGTGATTCGCTACCTTTAAGTCGCAGGTCCGAGGTTCGAACCCGTCCAGTTCCACCAATCACAGGTGCCCAATGAACGAATTACTTTTGATCGGTTGCCAAGAAACAGAAACCTTGCTTTTTAATATTCCCCCGGTAGAAGGCGGTGGTTCTAAAACGGTCATGGACGTTGCGGGCCTTCGGCAATTCAATGCCACAGGTTCCGCAGGTGTTGTGGGCCATGCTTTCGGAAATCAAGTCCTCGGTATGGAATCCGCAGGAGGTCACTTCGAAAACCTCAGTAATGTAGATTTCGCAATCGGGACCAAGCCGTTCGAGTTGAAACTCGACATGTACCTGTGGGGATATCCTTCCACCGAAGGTGCTATATTCTCTCAGTTGAGTCCCTCCAGTGGTGGAGGAACTTTTGGCCTGACGATGGCACGCGTCACGAACGTGAAAAGATTGGCCTTTTTCTTCACATCCAAGGGCAGCTTGTCTTCCCGCCAAGTGGTCGTTGCAGATCGAGATGTCCCCCTTCTGACGCCTGTGAATGTCCGGGTTAAGTTTGACGGAAAGAATATCACCATTTTCATGGACGACGTCAACGTCGGGACGATAGCTGCCTCCAGGGTACACTCCGAGGGCCTGCCTGTAGGTATCGGCGGTCACTACGGAACAAATTCTTACAACATGAACGGGATGTTGAAAAACATCACGATTACGAAATTCCAATAACAATAAAATATCTCCTCTCCTTCGCCTCAGTGCCCTCCCTTTGCGGAGGGCTTTTTTATTTCTGGTTTCGGTGATAAAATACCCAAAGGGGGTATTATGGCTACTTTCATTGATAAGTACAAGAAGTATCTGATCGGTATCGGGATCGCGGTCCTGCTGCTGTTCTCCTTCAACTGGTATGTCGGCACCAAAGAAGATGCGGCCTATGCTCTTGGCTTCCAGTCTGCCAATACCCAGTGGGAGAAAAAGGGGAAAGAGTACGTGGACCTTATCGACAAGGGTAAGGCTGACAACACGGCTCTTAACGAAGAACTGGCCCGGGTCTCTGAAGAAAAGCGCAAGCTGGAAGAAGCCCGGCGTCACAACGTAAGCGATAAGCAGGTCGAGTACAACAAGACTGAAGCCGCCCGGAAGAAAGGGTTGGACGATGACTTTGTGGATCTGTACAACGAATCCTTGGGGGACTGATGAGGAAATTTATTCTCGGAATGTTCATGGTTCTGGCACTGTCAGCGTGTAGCAACAAAGACAGAATCCCAGAGGTGGCCTTCAAGGGCACCACGGTAGAAGACCTTGTAGACAAGCCGGACCGAGAGCTGATGCGTAAGGCTCCACCAAAGCAGTACCTCAAGAAAGGTACGGACAACGGTGAAGGCGCGGTTGTTATAAGTAACAACAACTTGCGGGCAGCGACAGTCGAGCGCAGGCTCGAAGACCTCCAGCAATACGTCTGCAACCTCTTCAAAGACCCGATTGGGGAAGTCTGCGAAAAGGGTAAGTGATTGTGCCAAAAGGCTCTCCATTCGTGGAGGGCCTTTTCTTTTAGGGCACTTTGTGATAATATACCTACTATCAACACATGTCAATTTCTTTATTCAGGAGAGTTAATGTCCGCTACGTTCGCACCAGCAAGCCGTAAGCAACAGATGGTTCTCGAATCTAAAGCACAGATCCTCGTGATGGGTGGCGCAGCAGGTTCAGGTAAATCTTACCTGCTCCAGTTGATGCCTCTCCTGATCGTAGACGATCCACGTACAGCCTGCATCATGTTCCGCCGTACAGTGCCCCAGATTCGTGGTCAGGGCGGTCTGTTCGACAAGGCGAAAGATATTTACAATCAGCTTCCTCCGGTCGTCAAGCCCAAGTTCAAAGAGAACGAGATGATTGCGACCTTCCCTAATGGGGCAACGGTGAAGTGGCAGTCTATGCAGCACGTTAATGATAAATATAACATTCAAGGGTTGGAGTTTACATTTATCGGTGTGGATTGACTAACCTAGTCCACAAGTGTATAATGGATCTATACACAAGCAAAACTGTGTGAATTCAGGGAAACTCCGTAAAGAACTTATCGGACAATCCTGAGCTATCAGTCAATGGAGGGTTTATGAGAAGTTTGGCATTTTTAGGTTTTTCGTCTTACTATGTGACAAGTCTCGGTGGTGTATATTCAATGGCCTCCGGCAAGTTTTTATCTCAACATTTTAACTATGGTTATTTAAGGGTGGCTCTTTACTCCGACAGTGGAGAAAAGAAAACCTACCGCGTACATAGACTTGTTGCGATGGCTTACTTTCCGAAGTCTTCTTGGGGAGAGGTTGTCAACCACAAAGATGGTAAGAGAGATAACAACGCACTTGGTAACGTAGAGTGGGCGACGCAATCTGAAAATGTTATTCACGCTTATCTAACGGGTCTTGTTAAGAACAAAAGAAGAGACTCGCAGAGGAAGATAAGTGACGAACTTGCTCATGAGATATGTCAAATGATTTGTGACAATCTCATGAACAGGGAGATAATTTTAGCAACGGGTGTGAATGCTGGTATCGTAGCGGGAATCCGAAACGGGAGTGTGTACACAGACATTGTTGAAAATTATGACTTCTCTAACTGCCTGTCTTCAAGAAGAAAGCTGGATGATGGAAAAATCCGACTTGTTTGCGAAGGTATCGAAAAAGGTATGACCTGGCGAGATCTCAAGGGCTTGGGTGTGTCTTCTGCCACGATAGCCAAAATAAAGTCTCGAAAAACCGGTGCGCATATCTCTAAAGACTTCAACTGGTAGTGCAACGACTATCGAAAGCGACCCAGGAGACGGGTAAAGCGATTAGAGTAGGGTCAAGCGACCCGAAGCGCACAGCACCTGACGAGATTGGGTGATGATATAGTCTGATCTATATGGTAACATATAGCTGCGAAAGCGGGCATGAATTAGCGACTCATGTTGAACAAAAATGGAAGGTACACAGTTTGACTGGGGGCAGCTTGAGTACATGATGTCGCGTTTGCGATCAAACTCAAAATACCCTTCCCGCATGGTTGTATCCTGTAACCCGGACCCGGATCACAAACTCCGGGAGATGATTGACTGGTATCTCGATGAAACAGGTCTTCCTATCCCTGAACGTGACGGAGTTATCCGCTGGTTCGTTCGTGTGGACGACAACTACATCTGGGGTTCCACCAAGGAAGAACTGAAGCAACGCTTCGGTAAGAAATGTAAGCCTGTATCTTTCAGCTTCATCTCTTCCACCATTTACGACAACCCTCCGATGCTGATCAACAACCCGGAGTACCTTGCCCAGTTGGAAGGTCTGAACGATGTTGATCGCGCCCGTCTGCTTCACGGCAACTGGGACGCCCGCCCGGAAGGTGCAAACTATTTCAAACGTGAGTTCCTGAAAGAGGTGGATTGCCTCCCGATGAACGTCACGAAAGTCCGTGCTTACGATAAGGCAGGTACGGAGCGATCCACAGCAAACAAAACCCCTGACTTTACGGCGGGGATTGGTGTGGCCCGCGATGACGACGGATTTTATTACCTGTACGGAAGCTACCATGACGATTTCATCGACAATGGTGAGAGGTCCACTGGCACCGCCGGGCGCTTCTGTAAGAAAGCTGGCGAACGTGACGTGATTATCACGAAGCAGGCAATGCTGGACGGTGACGACACGATCGTCATTTTCTCCGTTGACCCCGGTCAGGCAGGTATCTCCGAGTTCACCACGTCATCCCGTGACCTTATCTCGAAAGGGTATATGGTAGAGAAAGACCCGACACCCGGTAACAAATCGAAGCTAACCCGCTTCTCCCCGTTTGCCCAGTTGGCACAGAACGGATTTGTCCGGATCGTTAAGAAGTCATTCCCTCTGGACACGTACAACGCATTGATGAAAGAACTTGAGTCTTTCAACGGTGAACGTTCTACCGGGTCCCGTAAGGATGACTGGGCGGATGCCGTGGCATCAGGAATTAACTTCCTGGAGAAGACCGAGGTTGTTCGTGCTGTCGCTATTCCTCGTCCCAATGCCCCGACCATGTACGCTTCACGTCGTTATTAATACCACAGGGGACATGTCGTGTCAAGAAAACGTAATCGTAATCGATCAGTTCAGGTAGCTAAGGCCACCAGTGAGCAGCTTAACGTATCTCGTATGCGTATGAGTGAGCAAGGGACCTTTGCCCTGGCTAAGGTTCAGGTTGACTCTGAGCGTATGAAGGCCGAAGAGATCCGCTGGCCCCATCTGATCGGCACAGCGGAATCAATGAAGCAGGACGCCACCGTTGCGACGGGCCTTGACATGCTGTACACTTTCGTGGAGAAGGCGTTCAAGGATTTCAAAGTAATCCCTGGTGAGTCTGAGGAGTCCAAAAAGGCTGCTAAGTTCATCGAGTATTGCCTGAAGAATATGGAAGGTCAAACCCTTCGCCAGTTCGCTCGTGACGCTGCAACATTCAACGAGTATGGCCTGTCTGTCGTAGAGAAAGTCTACACCCAGATCGCCGTTGGGGAATACGTTGGGAAGTACAAGGTCAAAAACCTTGCATTCCGCCCGCAGGCTTCTTTGAGCCGAACAAACCCGATTGTGTACAACTCCGATGGCTCTGCCATTGTGGGTATCAAGCAATCTCTGTCTGCGTTCCAGAACTACACAGCCAGTGAGATCGGCGTCGGTGGTGTATCCACTCGAATGAGCGATGTCATCATCCCAATCAGCCGTGTCATGTTGATGAATACAGGCGGATCTTCATCCCAGGCACTCGGTGTGTCGCCGCTGGTCGGATGCTACCGTGCGTGGCGTGAAAAGATTCTGATTGAGAACCTGGAAGTTGTTGGTGCGACAAAAGATATGGGCGGTGTGATCGAATTGAAGATCCCTTCCCAGATCCTGAACAAGGCTGCAATGGACCCATCTTCTCCGGAAGCTGACATGGTTCGTGGCCTGATGTCTGACGCAGCCAATGCCCACTCCGGTGAGCAGTCATTCTTCATGCTGCCGTCCGATACAAAGGACAACGCCCCTCAATACTCAATGACCCTCAAGGGCATCGACGGGATGGGCAAGCAGTACAGCACCGCACAGTTGATCAGTGACCGTAAGAAGTCAATCCTCGATCGTCTGGGTGCTGGCTTTATCAACGTGGGTAACGACAAGGGCGGTTCTTACAACCTGTCTGAGTCCAAGCAAACTATCCACACCCAGTTTGTTCAGCGTGTAAACGAGATCATCCTGGAAGCTCTGAACGAAAACCTGTTGCCTCAACTACTGGCCCTGAATGACATCCGTCTCCCGGAGACTGAGATGCCATACGTTAAGGCTGGTGAGATTGTTGACGTGGACATGGAAGGTTTCTCTAAGGCGATTCAGCGTATTGGTGCCGTCGGCTACCTGCCGAAAACTCCGAAGGTTATCAACCGTGTACTGGAAGTTCTGGGCATTGATGAGAAGATTGAGGAAGACATTTCTCAGGAAGAACTCATGAAGCTGTTGGGTGAGGATACCAGTCGCGCTGGAGACGGCATGACGAAAGGATCTTCTGGTAACGGTACTGGCAAAATCTCCGCTTCAAGAGATAATTCAGCGGCTAATTTGGATAATTAATCCAGTCGTGAAAACAACCTGTTGCAAAACAGTCAGTTCAGTGCTAAAATAATTATCACGGGAGCAATGATGGAAAACATTACCCTTTCCGACCTTCCTTCACGAACTAATCTGACTCGAATCCAAAAGAGTCGGTTTGTGAAAAAGGCCAACGGCCTGTTGAAGCAGGGCTTTAATAAAGCTGCTGCCGTTAACGGGGCCGTTGGCTCCGTCCTCGTCCAGAAAGCCGCTGGTGAAGAAGAGATGATTTCTTATGAGATCATCTATGAACCTGACACCCCGGACCTTCACGGACAGTGGATGTCGAAAGAGACCTTGGCAAAGGCTCAACAAGATTTCAAAAAGGCTCAGGAACTCGGTGCTGTCACGGAGAACCTGTATCACCTTTTCGATACCGATTCTTGGAAAATCGTTGACCACTGGATTCAACCAGAGTTCGACGTGAATGTAGCGCAGACTGGCGAAGTAATTAAGGCCGGGTCTTGGGTTGCAAAGGTTCAGTACACCCCTGGAATATGGGAGTTGAAGAAGGCCGGACTTATCGGTGGCCTGTCACTTCAGTGCGGCGGAATGCTGAACGAAGAGACGAATGAACTTTCCGAACTGGACTTCAGTATTTCACTCGAAGAAGAGGAAGCAAAATGATCAAGACGTGGATCGAGAAAGGTCGCCAGATTAAATCTCGCGGCATTGCTCTCACTCACCGAGACCAGGGCTACAGTGCGAATAACCGCCACGTCAGCCTCCTGACCAAATCCGAAGTTGACCCTGAGAAACTCACGGTTGACATCATCAAATCTCTCGAACAGGTACAACTCACCATTTCTATGGAAGAGTACCTGCGCCGCTTCTTCCACCTATGGAGTGAAGATGCGGAGTTGCTCACCAAAGTGCTGGGCATGAAGACCGAGTTCGAACAGTCCATCGAAGACAACCCGCCGGATGATGATTCTTGGGAAGCAGAATGGAATGAGCGCCACCAAGAATACTTGGAACAGAAGCTCTCCTCTGTCACCCTTATCAAGAAAGCGAAGGCTGGCGATGAACTGTCACTGCTTGAACAGTTTGAACTTATCAAGACCCGTAAGGACTTCGAAGAAGGTTGCCGTGACCTCGGCATCGACTTCGGTGATGATTCAACTGTAGTCAAACCCGCCGCTGAAGTCAAGCCTGTTGTGAAGACACAAAAGTCTACGACTCCTGTAGCGCCAACTGAAAGCTCCGCTGGAGCGACTATCAAACCCGACGAGGAGATTCCCGTGGAGAAAGAAGTTGATGTAACCAAATCTGCTGCTTTTATCGAAATGCAGAAAGCGTTGGTAGAGCAGACTGAATTGATGAAAGCCATGCAGGCTCAGGTAGCCGGTGCACAGGAAATCATCAAAGCTCAGAAAGCCGCTAAACGCGCTGTAGCTGTCGAGAAAGCTGCTGGCTTTACCTTCGTAGCCGCCGATCAGCGTGAAGCTATTGCTGACGTGATCGAAAACCCTGCTCAGGCAACTCTGGTAGCTGTACTGGAGAAAGCCGCTGCGGAGCTGAAAGCAAAAGACGAAGCTCTGACTGCTAAAGACCTGGAGATCGAAGAAGTTAAAAAATCCTTCGCTAATGGCAATGAAGTCGGCGCTAATGGCACCCTGACTGAAGTAGCCAAAGGTTCCGAAGATGCACAGGCCCGTCTGGACCGAGTGATCAAAGAACGCGCTGCGGAACTGGCGAAAGCCGCTAAATCCGCTGAATTTATTAACGCCTGATCTGGAGAACCTGACAAATGGCTAAAGCACACGTTGCTACTCTCGAAGGTAACTACTCTGACATCGTTCTGGGCCGTGTTGTCGCTTTCGGCGATACTGGTTGGAACTTCAAAGAAGTTGACATGACCTTCATCGCGGATGATGCGGATGCAGATTCCAAGACCACCCTGTTCGCTGGTGTGCTGGTTGGCGAAGATGGCACCCCTGCCACTGCGGCTGCTGGCGTCTTCGGCGTTCTGGTTGACCGTAAGGTTCTGCCGGGTGTTGACCACTACATCGGCGTCTTCGAACCCGGCGAAAAAGTTCCTATGGTTCTGGCTGTTCGTGGCTTGACTCTGAACCAGTTGAAACTGAAATACGCTGACGGCACCGCGATCGATGCTGCTGGTATTCAAGCTCTGGAAGCCCAAGGTAACCAGGTAACTGATAAGATTGTCGGCACCCAGTTCATCGGTTCCGTACTGTAATTTAACAGGAGATATTTAAATGCAAAACGGCGATTTCCAGATTCTCGACTACACTGGCCTGATCTCTACCATGCCACGTGTGGACACTCTGCTTCAGAGCATGAACCTGTTCACCGAACATTTCGGTCGTACCACTGTTGCCCGTATCGAACGTCTGGATGACGGCGCTGGTGACATCAAAGCTGTTCAGCGTGGCGGTGTGCGTCAGCACCTGGCTAACGATCGTAAAAAGATCGTCAATCTGAACATCCCGTTCTTCCCTCTGGACCGTTCCATCGACCGTGCTGACATTCAGAACTTCCGCGAGTTCGGAACTGAGAATGCTCCGGCAACTGTTGATGCAGAAGTTCAGCGTCACATGGCACGTATTCGTCGTAGCCACGCGATCCTGAAGTCCAAGGCCATGTATGCTGCCCTGAAAGGCACCTCTTGGTCTCCGGATGACCCGGTTTCTGACTACAACTACTACGACGTTTGGGGCGCAACCCAGACTACCGCAGACGTAGACTTCACCAAGCTGGGTGTTGACCCGATTGAAGTCCTGGAAGCTGAAGCTCGTGCTCACATCATCGACTGGGCTGGCGACAACGGTGACAACTACGAGATCGTCGTTCTGGCGTCCCGTCAGTGGTTCTCCGCGCTGATCGCTCACCCGCAGGTGACTGGTGCGTATTCTCAGTACCCGTCAACTCAGGAAATTCTGCGTCGTCGTCTGGGCGGTAACGCTAACAACCGCATCTTCGAACACAAGAACATCCTGTTCATCGAAGACATTTCCGGTAACATCCCGGCAGGTGAAGCGTACATCTTCCCACGTGGTATCTCTCGTATGTTCGAGATCTACTACGCGCCGAGCGACACCCTGCGTGACGCTAACCAGGCGGCTCAAGAACTGTACGTGTTCTTCAAAGAGTCCAACTACCTGCGTGAAGCGAAGATCGAGTCTGAGACTTCCTTCCTGACTGTGAACAACCGTCCGGAACTGGTCGTTAAGTCTACAGGCAAGTTCACCGCATAATTGGAAAAGGTCACCTTCGGGTGGCCTTTTTTATTGACTGCGGTATAACTGTACATTTTAAGCAAAATAGTGTACCATTGTAAGATAGGCTTTTGATTATCAACGAAGGAGTATCCTATAATGGCACAACCTCATCTGGAAGTGTTCCAGAGCGAATATCACATGATCAAGTTCTTCGGTCAATACCTGCCGAAACTGGACGTTGACGCATCTGCCCGCCTGGCACCGTTCCTGTATTCCTATGACAACGAACTAGTGATGGGCCGAAACCTCTATGAGTTCCTGAACCAGATTGAAGCGATGACCGCACTGGGCATCAATACGATCGCATCTGTTCAGAAAGGCGCTGCATTCCTGATCTTCTTCGAGGAGGCCCCTAAGTCTCCAGAGAAGTTCTTGGCTAACATCGGTGAGATCAAGGCGGCTCGCGCCAATGTGATCCCAGAAGATGTTGAGACTGAGGTGGAATCGCCACTGTCCTCTCTGGTACAAACAACTGTAATTGATCCTACGCCGGAAGTCAAGGAAGAAGTGGAGGAAGAAGAAAAATCTGCTTCTACCCGCACTGACGAACAAAAGGCAGAGATCCTCGCTCATGCAGAAACCCTGCGAGACGACACCAAAAAAGCGGCGGCTAAGGCTGCGCTGGAGTCCTACGCTTTGACTATGGAGATCTCTCTGAGCAAGGCTAAGACTTTTGACGCAATGTTGGAAGACCTGAAAGCTGCACTGTAATTCCCTCCGGCCCCCGTGCGGGGCCATCCTCCTCCAATCCCGCCTCAGGAGAAGCAAGTAATGGCACAATATGAAGATAAGGTCGTTGAAGTTCTGGTGACTGTACCAGATCCTTCTACGAGCACCTCTGGCGGGTCTGGTGCCCCGTTCACGGGGATCGAGACTCAAGACACGGTATCTACCACTCTGATCGGTGATGGTACTCAATCCTCCCCTCTCCAAGCCAACGTAAACGTATCCCACCGTACAGGGAACCGCCTGCAAGTAGTCAGCGGCTCCAGTGAGCAGGGTCTTTATGTTGCCAGTTCTGACACAAAGGTTTCTGCTAAAGACGGAAACACCGTAACGTACATCTCCGCGCAGGATGCAGCTAACGCTGGAAACCCGACACTGGAAGGTGTATACTCCGATCCTGTGAATGTGTCAACCACGTCCCCGAAGAAGACTCTGGAAATCAAAGCCGACCCAACTGGAAAGGCCAAGACCCAGGTTGATGTGATCATCTCACCTGACACAGCCAACGCCCTGAAAATCGGCACAGACGGGTTGACCGTCCCTGTGTCTGTTGCACAGGACAACACACTCGAAATCCGCCAAGGCGCACTGTACGTTCGCCCGCAAGAGACCAAAATCTCCACTGATCCCGACAACAAGGTCGAAGAGCGATCTGACGGCATTTTTGTTGGAACCGTGAAGGGCGATAAAGGGGATACCGGGGCTACTGGTGCAACAGGCCCAGCAGGTCCAGAAGGTCCGATCGGCCCACAGGGTCCAGAGGGTCCTCAAGGCCCGCAGGGTGAGAAGGGTGACACCGGAGACACCGGTGCAGTGGGTGCCACTGGCCCGGCAGGTGCTCAAGGTGCTCGTGGCCCTGAAGGTCCAAAAGGTCCTGCTGGTATCGGTATTAACGTTATCGATCAACTGGACGATGTTTCTCAGCTTCCTTCTGTTGCGGAAATGGAACTGGGTGACACCTATGTCATCGGGCAAAACTTCTGGACGGTTGTGAGTGAATCCAACGTCAAGCAGTGGCGCAACATCGGTAACTTCGCAGGGCCTGAAGGTCTGTCTGCATATGAAGTTGCAGAGAACGCTGGCTTCGTGGGAACTGTGGACGAATGGCTGGAATCCCTGAAAGGGGCCGACGGCATCGGTCTCCAGATCCTGGGTGCATTCCCAGATCCATCTTTCCTGCCTATGGAAGGCAACAATCCGGGCGACGGCTACATCATCCAAGACATGATGTATGTGTGGACAGGTGATACTGACAAGTGGCAAACTGTTGGTCAGATCGGCCCTGAAGGTAAATCTGCGTATCAGGTTTGGCTGGATAACGGTCACACTGGTTCCCAGGTTGACTTCCTGAACTCCCTGATTGGCCCTCAAGGTCCGAAAGGCGACAAAGGGGACAAAGGCGACACCGGGACCGACGGTAAGAATGCCAACGCCGTAAACATCCTCGGTAAGGTTGCTGACGAAGCAAGCCTGCCAGCGGGTGCAGATGCAGGTGATGCATACCTGATCGGTGCCAACGTCTGGGTGTCTACCGGGAATGACAACTGGGAAGACCTCGGCGCGTTCCAAGGCCCTGTCGGTGACACCGGAGCCACTGGCCCAGCAGGACCTAAAGGCGACACTGGCGCACAAGGCCCGACTGGTAAGGACAACTACGCCCTTGCGGTAGAGAACGGTTTCGTAGGCTCCCTGAACGAATACCTCGCCTCACTGAAAGGTGCGAAGGGTGACACTGGCCCAACTGGTCCTCGTGGTAACACAGGTCTGAAGGGCGACAAAGGTGACACCGGGGAAGGATTGGCGATCCTCGGAACCAAAGACAGTGAAGCAGATCTTCCTGCCGATCCTGTCACTGGTGACGCATGGCTGATCGGGGACGATCTGTACATCTTCGACGGCACAGAGTGGAAGAATGGTGGCCCAGTCCGTGGTCCTAAAGGTGACACCGGAGCCACTGGCCCGGCGGGCGCTAAAGGCGACCAAGGCGATGCCGGACCTGCGGGAGCCAAGGGCGACACGGGTGATCAAGGCCCAATCGGACCGGAAGGTCCGCAAGGGACTGGCCTGTCTCCGAAAGGTACTGTTGCTACTGTAGCAGACCTGCCAACTTCTGACAACACCAAAGGAGACTTCTGGTCTGTTGAGGAAGATGGTAACGGCTACGCATGGGATGGTTTGCAGTGGGTTAACACGGGACTTACTCGTGGTGAAACTGGCCCTGCTGGCCCTACAGGACCGCAAGGCCCTAAAGGTGACAAAGGTGATCCGGGTGACCCAGGGGCCGACGGAACCAACGGTGCAGGGGTTATCCCGAAAGGAACTGTAACCTCTGAAGCCACTCTCCCTCCAACCGGAAACGCTGTTGGTGACTACTACGTCACAGAAGACACCGGAACAGGCTTCTCTTGGAACGGCACGGCATGGGTAAACATGGGCGTTGTCCGTGGCCCACAAGGCCCGCAGGGAATCCAAGGCGAGACGGGTGAACAAGGTCCGCAGGGTGTCAAGGGTGACACTGGCCCAACTGGTGAACAAGGTCCGCAGGGTGACATGGGGCCGGGTGTTGAGATCATCGGTAAGCTGGACAGTTCTTCAGAACTTCCTCCAACCGGGACGCTGGGACAAGGCTACCTGATCGACGGCGACTTCTGGGGGTGGACTGGCTCTACCTACGAAAACCTCGGACGTATCCAAGGTCCAGTTGGCCCTACTGGTCCAACAGGTGACGCTGGCCCACAAGGTCCGCAGGGTGTGAAAGGCGACAAGGGTGACCAAGGTTCCCTGTGGATCGTGTTCGCACGTGATCCGGGTCCTGCCGATGGTCGTGTCGGTGACAACTTCCTGAACTCTTCCACTCTGGAGTTCTTCCGTAAGACCAGTGCAACGGTCTGGGGTTCTCTGGGACACATGGGCGGCGGTAACGTCTATGATGCACCGAAGGATGGTAAGCAGTACACCCGTATCGACGGCGACTGGACGGCCCTCTCCGTCCTGGAAGCGCCTACCGACTCTGGCTACTACGTCCGTGTGAACGGAGCGTGGCAGAAGTTGGATCGTTACGACCTGCGTGTCATGTCCGCAACTGGCGAACTGGATGCTTCTGTATCCAACGTGTTCACCGTTGACGGAACCACGTCTAAGGCAATCACCATCTCCAACCTGCCAGCGGGTCGTGCGATGACTGTGGTTGTTAAGTTCCTCGGTAAAGGTGGGTTCATGACTTGGCCTTCTCCGATGGCATGGTCTAACGACACCCAGCCAGCACTTGGTACTACCCGTACCATCCTGACGTTCTTCTGGGACGGAACGGACCTGACTGGTGTTCAGGCAATGACTATAGACTAATACCCAAGGGGCTTCGGCCCCTTCATAAGGAGATTCAAATGGCTGTAGATCCTACCAGCAAGGTTTATGCTTGGACACCAATGATTCGTTTGTCCGACATGAAATACCCTGTTTATCTTAGTAACTTCCTAAAAGAACATACCAACGTAAGTATCGGCTCTTACGTTTGGGAAAAGGACATGCGAGACCTGTGGGGCTATTGTATGGTTCATGATTCGGAAGTCCCTATCGGCGATGTGGTCACCGAAGGAAAACCGGAGCTAAACGAAGAAGATGACCTGTGGTACAAGACTTGGGTTGCTCGTGATTTCTATCCCGAAGAGATCGCCGAGAACTTGGCTCGTGCCAAGGAAGATCACCGCATCCGTGCTTATCAGCAATACACCTCTGACCTCACCTCCGGCGTGACCGTAGATGGGCAGGTGTTCTCTGTTGAGCCACGAGAGCTTATCAATCTGGATACCATCAAGGCATACGCCCAAGCGCATCCTGATGACAACATCCTGATCCGCACATCTGATTTCGGAACACTTTCTCTGCCATCAGCCGAGGCGGAGGAGAAGATCAATACGATCATGATTGCAACCGGGAAGGTTCACCAGAATCTCCTGGCATACGTAAAGTCTGTGTATGAGGTCACTGTCATCACAGATATTCCTGAAGTCCCTGTAACTTTCGTAGGAGAATAACATGGCAGCAATTGGTGGTACATCGTTAGGTCTGGTTACTGGATATGCGATCATGGATCAAGAGACCGGACAAGTTAAAACAATTTCTGAACTTTTCGAGGGTGGTGTAAATACCGGGCCAAATAGCCTGACCTCTACCAAAGGGTCTTTTGCTTCTCGAAGCTCTGCTGCACAGTTCTTCTTCGCCTATCCTAAAGATACCCCGGCGGAGGATATGTACGATCCATCCAAACAGATCCGCGTTGCGGAAATCGGATCTGTTCCTGAGGACATCTCAGGGAGTGGTCGCGAAGTTGTCTATATCAAAGGCACGGCATCCCCCGGCGCTGATCAATTCGAAAGAGATTTCGTTATCAAGGTATACCTGAACGAAGATGGAACCACTTCAGTGGGGATCGGAGAGACAGGTGCTGAACTCCATGAGAACGGTGATGTAACCGGAAGCATTTGGGGAGATGATGGCCTGAAGGCCTATATCGACAACAAACTTCCGTAATTAAGAGCCGCCTCCGGGCGGCTTTCTTTTTGTCTGTCAATGACTTTTTGTGACCAACATGATAAAATGGTTGCACTGGCTAAAGCATGGAGACTATTATGACCAACGAACAAGTAATTGAGCTTGTCCGTGTCCTCCTTGGTGGGATCACCACTGAGGAAATTTCGGACCAGACGATCATCTTCTTCTGGACCAAGTGGAAGCTGACGTATGATTTGGATAACCGCCCGGAGAAGATCCCGGCGGCCCTGTACAACACCGTTGTTGACTGTGTGCGTTGGTTGATCGTCCAAGAAGTTTCCAGCGGAAATTCCTCTATCCGTGAGCGATTTGAGAAGATTGGTGACGAGACTATCTCCGTCAAAGGCGGTTCAAGCTGGGAATCTTGGAAAGACTTCCTTGATTGGCTGGAACTCAACCCGGACTACATTGATCCGTCCCTAGCGTTCAATTCCTCCCTGGTAATCATTGGCGGTGTGCGGAAAGATGAGTTCTTCCGTGTGAAGAATAACCCTAACTCCTACAACGGCTTTATGGAGCAGGGTGTTTATCCTACCCCGGCAATTCCGAAGCAGTCAGCATGGCCTTGCACTGCTGCCCGCCGCAGTCCTTGGATGGTCCGCTAAAGCGTTGACTTTGTTGCTTTTGCTGACCTATTGTGGTAAAATAACTTTCATGGGGAAATACCGTGGCAAAGAAGTCATCCACTGACATCTCTGAACTGAAGCGGTATTTCAGTCAACTCTCTGATTTAGCTGAGAAAGAAGTGGAGTATGGTTTTTATGACGAGAAACACTATTCTGGGCTAAATATGGCGACACTTGCCGCCATCCATGAAGAAGGCTGGAATAACCTTCCGGAGCGCAACTTCATGTTCTCGACCTCTATGCACTTTCAAGAGGGTCTCCGTAAGCATATTAAGCGTATGCACAACGGGATCATTCAGGGCCGTGGCTTCTCAAGCTACCTGACTAAAATCGGGAAAGATGCAGCCGACAGTATTCGCTTCACGATCTCCACGGGTTCATTCAGTAATCCAAAGGTATCAAAAGACTGGGCGAGCTACAAGGGGTTTGATGACGCAATGATTCATTACGGTGACTTGTCGAGTGCGGCAACGTACAAGATCGTCAAGTACCAAGGTAAATAAGGGGTGACAGATGGCACGGGCTTATTCGTTGCTCTCAAGCAGAAACAGACTCATCCCTCGTGTCGAAGTGCAATGCCGGAAACGTGAGTGGGTCAAGACAGACCCAGATAGTCCTTTTCTAAACGGCGGGCGGGAGGTTTTGTACACCCCGTTTACCGCTGTGGAATGCACTGTTCAACCGATGCGTGGGAAAGCCATCCGTGACCAGAACAACCAGTTGATGATCGGCGGTGAGGAGGATTATGACTCCTACACCGTTTACTCTGAAACTCTACTGTTCCGAGCGCGAGAGGGCACAGAACACCTTTCCGATCAGATGTTGCTGCCGGACTCCGGTGGCGGGCAAACTTGGTTCACTGTCATGAAGGCGGATATGTATCCCTCTTCCGGTGTCCCACGTTATCGCTATTACCTGATCGCTGTCCCGGTAGGGACTGAGGGAGGACTATAATGGCGCTCCCTCTTGACTTTACAAACTCAGATGTCGTGATGGGAGCATTGACCAAGGCTGTCGGTCGTCTCTGTCTGGACGTAACGGGATATGATGTCGTTGAAGCTGATGAGACCATTCCAAAACCGGAAGGGCCATACATCCTCGTAGACCTGTCTCTGCTTACCCCTCTCGACTGGGCAACAAACGAAGTGGTTGATGAAGATGGGGTCGTTCATACGGCTCACAACTACACTGCCAGCTATACCCTCACCGCTTACCGTGGGAAACCTCACTGGGCATTGTCCCGGGTGCATCAGGCTTTCGGCCTGCCGTTCCTTCGTGAGAAATACTTCCCAACGGGATCTCCATATGCGTACTCCTCCACCTCAAACATTGCTCGAATGCGTGTACCGCTGAACCAGCAAATGTTCGAGAATCGGGCGCGAACCATTGTTACTTTCAATGCGACATTCGTAGAGAAAGATCTTGGGACGTTCGAGGATATCGAGCACATCATTATCGGGATCGACGTTGACAACCCTTCTGGCCCTCCTATTGGTATTGGGGCAGATTATGACAAGGGTGTCAAGCCCGGCGGTGATGACCCTGGCCTACCACCAAAGCCTAACCCCCCGATCGTCTACCATGACGCCATCGCTCAGGTTTGTATGGCAACTCCGGTTATTGATAAGCCAGCGCTTATCAGTGACAAGACGGGGGAGTAATCCCCCACATATTGGCACATTCGTGCTGGTCAATAATCGTTCAGAAGCAGAGGACACAAAATGGCTGAATATCAAGACAAGGTTGTTGACGTTGAGGTTAGCCTTGGCACTCAACCAATCGACACCGTTGGCTTTGAAACCCCGATGTTCCTGGCAATGCACGGCAACTTCCCAGAGCGTATTCGTTTCTACGTGTCCACTGCTGGGATGGTTGCTGATGGATTTGCAGTAGGTTCCCCGGCATATCAGTTTGCCACCAACGCATTCGCAGGCAACTTCGCCCCGCAGCGTGTGGCAATCGGTCGTATGTCAATCGACTCTTCCAAGGTGGATTTCACCGGGACCACAAACACCGAACAGGTTGTCGTTAATATTACCTTGAATAAAGTCGTCAAGGCTGTTAAAATTAACGTACTGCCTGGTAATACCCCAGCCCAGATCGCCACGGCGCTGGCGGATGCAGTAACCGCAGATGCAGATTTGACTGGCAAAGCCACTGCTGTTGCAACCGGGACTTACGTGACCGTAACGGCGGTATCTCCGAACGTTGTTAGCGTTGGTAAAGGCGCAGGCGTTTACAAGATCGTCAACGAGTCAAGCGAGACTGTTGCAACCGTGCTGCCGTCTGTTATCGCAGAAAACCACAACTGGTACTTCCTGGCAACAGAAGCCCGATCTGACGCCGACATCGTGGCGGCTGCTGAGTTTGCTAAGGCGAACTACAAGCTGCACATCTACAACTCCACCGATGTGGACGCATACGCCCCTGAGAACTCCGCCGCTTCCGTGTTTGACACGCTGAAGTCTCTGAGCTACGACTCTCTGGGAACCTCCGACGCTGGCGCTGACGTAGACTTCACTGAAGGCTCTGTCATCGGCGCGATGGCTGCTAACGATCCTTCTTACGGTGACTCCCTGCACCTGAAAACGATGCCGGGCATGGTGCCGTTTGCTGGCTCCGACACTCAGCGTTCCAACGCTTGGTCTCGTAACGCCAACATTTACCGTGGTCTGTATGGTGGCGGTAGCTACATCGAGGGTAAAACTTCTTCCGGTCAGTACGTTGACGTGATTCGTTTCTCCCACTGGGTGAAATTCCGTATGGAAGAGTCCGTATTCGCGTACATGAAACGGCGTTCTGACATGGGTCTGTCCATGAAGATGAGCGACGAAGACCTTCCTGTTCTGAAGTCTGTACTGATGAACAACCCGATCAACATCGGTATTCGTAATGGCGGTATCCTGACTGGCTATGACACTGAGAACAAAGTGTCTTATGACCCGACGATCATTATTCCGAAACGCGCCAATATCCCGACGAATGACCTCGCCGCACGTATCCTGCGTGATGTGAAGGTAGAGCTTGTGTACAACAACTCTCTGCACTACGTCAAGATCCGTGCTTCCGTTGTACTGGATCGCCCGGCGGGCCAGAGCACCAATGCTCAGACCCCGATGTCTTCCTCTGCTGTAGGAGTGTAATAAATGCTGAACCAATCCAAAATCCTGACGCTTCAGGCGTATGACCCGGCGAAAGTCCTGGTCTTCATTGGTGGACAGCGTGTCTCTGGATTTGCAGCGGATACGAAGATCGTTATTACTCGTAACAACGACAACATCTCCGTTCATGCGGGTGTTGACGGCGAGATCAGTAACGCACTGTCCCGTGACAACACCGGGGTTATGACCCTCTCTCTCCAGAACACCGCCAAATGGAACGGCTATCTGGCTCAGTGGCAGCGTCAGGCTAACGTAACTGGCCTGATTTACCTGCCAGTCCAAGTTGAAGGTTCTCAGGGCCTGTCCCTGAACACCATCGGCTGGATTCAGAAACAGCCTGACCTGAGCTACGGCACTGAAGTTGGTCAAATGGACTGGGAAATCGGTGTGCTGGACGCATGGCTGTCCCCGGATCAGATCCAAGGTATTGCCGCTGGCATTACTGGTCTGCTTGGTCTGGATCAATAACGACGTGAGTCACAGGGATGTGACCTTTTCTCACGGCACGGATTATTTAACAGAAGACACAGGAGTGTATCATGTTTAAGGTTAAGAAGTCCACAGAGATTATTCTGTGTGGCGGCAAGCGCTTTACAATTTATCACTGGTCTCCATCCCAGGTGATTCGCAATATGCCTAAGATTGGTCGCCTCGTAGCGGTTCCTATGGGCACTGTTGCTGGCTCTGCTCTTTCCAAGGGTGAAGGGTTCAGTGATGCCATCCCCACAGCGATCCTTTACATCCTCGACCAGATCGAAGATGGTGGTGAAGAGATCATCAATATGCTGCTCGAAGGTATCGAAGTAGACAGTATGGGTGGCCCAATCGACATCGACGTAGTTTTCGAAGACCACGTTGAAGACCTGATTACTCTGCTCGGTAAGGTAGTTGAAGTCAACTATGGCTGTTTTTTCGGCAAGAGCGGTTTCGGGACCATCGACACGTTCCTCAAACGACTGGGGCTGGCGCGAGCGGTGGAACAACTGGACGAGAATCCGGCCCAGACGGAAACCTGATCCCGCTCAGTACCGTAGAGAAAGCACTTGAGTATGCACGGAAGAACTCTTCTCTAAAATGGTATGACTACCTTTACTTCAGGGTAATGGAGCGGTTCAAGGGTGTCAATGAAATTTCGATCGAGTCTGGAGATATGGATGACCTTCTGAAGAAAAACGAATACTTGGACATCCAAGACTTCGTACAGGAGGCCAAGCAGAAGGACATCGATCAGGCACGGAAGAATGCTGAACAAGCTGCCCGCATGAAGAAGTTTAAGGGGGGATAAGGGCTGGAGTCGAAAGACTCTGGCCTTTTCTTTTTTGGTGTGGTAATATGGTTGCACACGCTGAAAAGGAGACTGAAATGATTACATTTATTCTGATGACACTTATTTTTATAGCATGTGTAGAAGCTGAACGTAAGAACGGTCCTATGGTTGTTCCTGACCACCCAGAAGGCTTTGACCCTTGGAGAGGGTAAGTAATGTCTAAGAAACTCACGCCAGCAGAGATCAATGCGGAAGCATTGAACGTCCCTCTGGCACCGGGGGTGAAGTTCGTATCCTGCGAAGGGACAAACGCAGGCAAGGTGACACTGAACTGCGAAAAGCACGGTGACTTCGACCTTTGTTCCTTCTCCACATTCAAGCGCGGGCACAACAAGTGCAAAGTGTGTGCCCGTGAATCAAGACGCATGTCGGATGATGAGATCACCGCCGTCTTGACGGCCCGTGGTGATTTCGCCGAAGGCTCCACATTTAAGTGGGCCTCTGAACCAGGTAGGCGAGAAGAGGGTGTTTTGTTCACCTGCCTAGTCTGCAAGGCGGACCCGGTACTAGGCAAATGGAACACTTTCAAAGCCACCTACGGAAACTTCTATAAAGGCCAAATGCCGTGCCGTTGTGGGAAAAAGCACATCTGGGAAGAGGGAGAGCTAAAGACTGCACTTGACAATAAAGCATCCTCCGTAGGGTTGGTTGTAAAATCAATCGGAGGTACGAAGATGGGCGATAGTTGCGTAATGACTTGCCCTGTGCATGGTGATTTTCCACGCACTGTGAGGAGGGCACTACATACTTCCTGCTCCTGCCCTTCCTGTGCTAACTTGGGTCATGACATTTTTTACATTCACGGGGTGTATGACCAAGATTTGCTGGTAGGTTTGAAATACGGCCTTACCAAGGCAAATGCAAAGACGAGCCGACTCTATTTGCAGAACAAGAAGTCTATCTTCAATATCCGTCCGGTGTTGGAGTTTTTGTTTGATTCCCCGCAGGATGCTCGCGATCTTGAGACAACCCTCAAGTCCAGCCTTCCTCGACAATTCACAAAGGAAGAGGTCTCCGATGGGTACACCGAAACGTGTTCCGCATCAAACCTTGACCCGATCATCTCTATGGTCTCCAAAGCAGGGGGCCGTAAGAAGGAGGACTAATGGCTGCATCTGGAAACGTGGTGGTCACCAGAACCACGAACCGAGTCACTTTTGAGACTGACAAGGCGTCCTATGCCCGGGCGGTAAAACAGATCCGTCAGGTTGGCAAAGAGTGGGAGAAGGCATCCGATGCAATCTCCAAACCAAAGAAAGACCCGGCTAAAGCCTACGACAAATCAGCCCAGCAGATGCGCCTGGTGAATAAGCGTTTGGCAGAAACCCGCGCCCGTGAAGAGAAACGTGCTTCTGAGCGCAGCATCGCCCTGGCCCGCCGGGAGGCTAAAGCCAAAGAAGCGATTGCTAGGGTATCCGCTGCCCGTATTAAGCAGCAGGTACAGCAGATGACATCTCCTCGTGCAGGAATGAGCGAGATGAAGAAGTTCTACCAGCAGCAGGAACGTGAGGCCAAAAAGGCTAACCGTAAAGCCACGATTGGTATGAATGCGGCCTCCCGCCCGATGAATGTTACCCGGATCAACTCTGCTCCTCTCTCCCCTCGTGGTGGTCAAGGTACAGGGATGGTTGGTGATCCCAACAAAGTCTACAACCCTGAATTGATTGCTGCCCAAAACCGTGCGATGGCAGGCCGTATCCGTAGTCAGTCTCAGGCTCAGGATCGTAAGGCAAAAGCTGAGGCCCGTCAACGAGCAGCAGCCGCTGCACGTGCTGCCCGCATTGATGATGTAATGGCCCAGCAGCGTATCCGTCTGTCTTCAAAATATGGTCGCAGCTACGAAGGCCGCCTTGGACGAGACGGTGCAGGACAAGGCATTCAGGACTTGAACCGCCAGTTCCGTGCTGGTACACTCTCAGCGGGTCAGTACCGTCAGAGCATCCAAGCGCTGGAACGTCAGTTCCGTTCCGCTCAAGCGAATGCGGGCGGGTTTGGTGCGGCCCTTGGTGATATTCGTTCCCAACTGCTGAATGCGGGAGCAGCCTATGGGGTATTCGCCTCCGGCGCGTCGGTATTGAAACAAGGTCAGTTCTTCCAGGGTATGGAGGCTACGATGTCCATGGTTTCTGACTCCTCTGAGGAGGCGGGCCAGCGAATCAAATTCGTTAAGGATCAGGCTTACCGCTTGGGACTTGACCTGAAAATCGCCTCTCAGGGCTATACTCAGATGGCGGTTAACTCCGCAGGTATCCTAAGTAAAGCCCAGAACGACGATCTTTTCAAGGGCTTCTCTGAGTTCGCTACAGCCTCCCAAGTAGACCCTGTCAAATTCCAACGTGGTATTACTGCGATCGGACAGATGATGGGCAAAGGCCAAGTAATGGCTGAAGAATTGAAAGGTCAGTTGGCGGAAGGTATCCCGGGGTCTCTGCAAGTGTTCGTTAAGGCGGCACAGGAAGCCTTCGGTGACACAACCATCGACGTTGAAAAGCTGATGGACATGATGCAGAAGGGCGAACTGAAAGCTGCAAAAATCCTGCCTTTCGTAGGTAAGTATTTTGCTGAAGCCGCTAGGAAGGGCGGTGCTCTCCCGAAAGCATTGGAAAGTAACCGTGTTGCAATGCAACGGCTTTCCCTGACGTGGATTGATTTCCAGAACCAAATCTTCCAAGGTGGTTTCGGTGAACAGATGACCCGTGTGTTCAGGGACTTGGCAACGATCCTCGACAGTAATGGTGAACTGGCAACCAACCTCGGGGCCTTCTTCGGTAATGTGATCGAAGGGTTCTGGGACATGGTTACAGAGATCCATGATGATTTCGTTCTGTTGGATCGTATCGTCAGTTATTACACTGAGAAACTCGGTTACCAAGGAGACCTGTTGAAAGAAGTATTCGACTGGGCCGGGTATGCAATCGGGATCGGTATCTTTGTTGGAGGTTTGAACAAGATATTCAAAATCCTGACCAAGATTGCCGGGTTGAGAACAGCGCTGGTCGGCGTCCGCCAAGCTATGGGCGGGGCTATCACCCGCGGTGGTGTAACCAACGGCGCAGGTCTTGGCGGTGGTGCAGGTGCAGCAGGAACGCCTGGCGCTTCAAGGACTGCAAGCTTCTTGTCGAAGTGGAAAGGTCTTAGTAAGATTTCCAAGGTCGGTATTCTTGGTACACTCTACTCTGCCGGGTCTATGCTGAACGAGCAGTTCATCAAGCGTGGTGATGATAAACTTGCGGATGCAGGTCTTGACCAAGAGACATTCCAGAAAGAATACGGCTTCATGCCTAAACCTGTTGGATTGCTCGATGTCTTCGATAAATGGTTCAACAAACCACGAGATCTTGATGCCCCGACCATCACTGCCCCGGGTCCTGGGTCTGGTATGGCCGCACAGACGGGAATCCCATTCCCGGCACCGCAGAAAGTCGAAGGTGACATCACCATCAAGATTGAGGCGGGTGAACTTCGTAACATGGTTCGTGCCGTTGTTGATGAGAACAACCAGTTCAACTTCAATATGCTCATTCAGGGTGGGCCTAACTAATCAATGGGGCTTCGGCCCCCTTTTTTATTGCCTGTATTCATGCTAAAATACTATCACAGGAGGACTCTATGGCTGTGAACAACAATTCTATTTCGCCTGCCCAGCAGGCTCAGGCAGATAAGCGAGCACGAGACGCTGCCGCTGCCAAGAGAAAGCAGGATACGGAAGTCAGTAACGCCAAGTCTCGTGAAGACATTCAGTACACCATGTTCGTTTCCGGCCTGCGCCGTGGACGGCTGAACGAGTTTGAGAGGAAAAACCGGACAGATGATCTGGCAATCCTTTTCGACTCAGTTACCACCCATACTTACACAAAGGACTACAACAAGTCAAGCTATGCGGTGGAGTCAAAGGCAAAAGCCTCTGACCACGTAACAACGCAGGATGGTAAGTTTACGTTCTCTGGCACAGTTACCGACTCCCCTTACTTGATTGACCCTCGGAACATGATTGACCGAGATACAGATAAGGAAAACCCGATGCTCGCCCGCCGCCCGGCGAAGGCCATCGAGATTCTCGAACTGATTGCCGACTCCCACCAGCTTGTAACTCTCGTCACCGAGGACAATATCCTCAGTAACTATGTCATCACCAGCTTCCAGGTGGATCGTAGTTCAGAGGCAGGATCTTCGATCAACGTGCAGGTTACGTTGGAAGAGTTTCGATTCAAGATGGTTAACAAAACCGTAATGGCTCGTACTTCTGATCCCAAGAAAGCTAAAAACGCCAACACCGGGACGAAGCAAACGGCTGAAGACGGTGCGGTGGATGACAGTGCGAAGCAGAAGCGTCAAACACCGTATATCGGGAAGAATGCTGAAACAAAAGAGCGCTGGGAAAACGCAGCTATCGGCACCACTGATTTCAGCGGTAAGCCGGGAGCGAAGCTACCGTTTGACCCATCTGACCTGATGAGGAAGTAATTTTGGCTAACACTACAGAACGTACTGTGGTTCGGACCTTTGACTTTGAGTTGAGTGGCTATCCGGACGAAACATTCCGTGTGGTATTGGACTCCGTGACTTACGAACTCCGATTCATGTGGAATGAACGAGATGAGTCATGGTTCATGTCTTTGGGGGATATCGGTGCCCAGCGCCCAACCATCACCTCTAAGCTGACCTGCTACTCTGACATCTTGGCCCCTTACCGCTATCTTGACAACGTTCCTGATGGCAACCTTTACCTCTGGCCCCTTGGGGACATCAGAACCCGGGCTGGACGTTTTAACATCGGGCCTCTTAAAGGTATCCAGATGACCTATTCGTCCCTTATTGAGGACGTGGAGGATATTGAATAATGCGAGCTATGGAGAGGACCTATACCTTGGTGATTGGTCGCCCGGTGGTTATCGGAGAGAAGCCCGTTAACATCGAGAAGTTTGCCAACACCAGTAAAGGTGATGCCTACGAGATCAAAGATCTTCACATTGAATTTAATGTGAAGAAGGATAACTCGAAGGAACCCAACAAGGGATACGTCACAGTCTACAACTTGTCAGACGAGGTTGTCAACTACCTCTCTGTAAATCAGCGTGAATCTCTTGCGGTTATGCTTCATGCGGGTTACAACGGTGACGAAAAGCTGATCTTCTCCGGGACAGTGGAGTACGTAGAGGACGACTTCCCAGAAGAAACGCGAACAACAAAGTTCATTCTTGGTGATGGTACATTGAACCTGACAACTGCGACCACGGCGCGATCTTACCGCAAAGGAACTCCTGTCAACAGCGTACTGAATGACCTGATTGCCGATTTGAAACTGCCAAAGGGCCGTGTGATTGACTTTGGTAATCAGACCCTGCAAACCTCTATGGCCTTTACAGGTAACGCTTCCCAGAACCTTGCCAATCTGGCTAAGAATACGGGATCTACGTTCTCTGTGCAAGACGGCGCGGTGTATTGGACGAAAGAAGGTTCTCGTTTCAACAACGTAATGTTTGAGATCTCTGAAGAGGGCGGGATGGTTGGCACACCGACACCAAAACAACCATCGTCCTCTAAAAAGCTGATTAAGGCTAAAGCTAAGGCCAAGTCAGACGAAGCAGAGGGTAAAAAACCCAAAGCCCCGTCGAAGAAGAAGAAAGAGCACGACATCAAGGAAGACGTGGGGATGACAGTCTCAACCCTCCTGAATGGTGCGATCCTGCCCGAATCGACGGTCTATCTCAACACTCGCTACCACAAAGGCTTCTACAAAGTTGCCGAGTTGACGCACAGAGGCGGCTACGAAACCGGGGATTGGATTACCGAACTTGGCCTGGTGGAAACACGTGGCGAATTGATCAAATAAGGAGTTGACGTGGCATACGCTGACCGCTATGATGCAGCCTTCGGGATTTACATTTCTCGATTCCTGCGTAATAATGTCCACACGAATATTCGTGGGAAGGTGGTTGGGGTGAACTACAGTGGGCCGTCTGTCGATGTTCAACCGATGGCCTACACAGAGTTCCCTTCTGGAACCACAGACAGATACCCGGTGATTTATGATGTTCCCGTCCTCCTTCCGTCAGGGGCAGGAGGAAAGGCTCGCCTGACCATGCCGATTAAGCCCGGCGACGTGGTAGGCCTCTCCTTCTCTGAACGGAACGAGGGGGACAATAACGATCAGAACACCCACCAGCTATTTGCCGGGTGGGCTGTCACTCAGATCTTCACCGATGGTAACTCAAAGGCTATTCATCCAGACAACGTTGTCTTGGAGAACGACAAGGCCATTATCACCCTAAAGCCTGACGGGGACACCTCCCTTCAGAATCCAAAGGTTACTGTGGAAGCCCTTGCGGACGGCAACGTCAAGATCAGCAATGGCACCGGGGAGTTCACCATGAGTCCTTCCGGGGAGATCAAAGGCGGAAACAGGGGTGGCTCATTCACCCTTCAGCCTTCTGGGCAGTTGATGTGTAACGGCGCACGGATCACTACCTCTGGAAGAATCATTACTGCCAATGGTGTTGACATGGACGACTTCTATCAGAAGTATATGTCCCACACCCACGGCGGCGTATCGCGCGGCGGTGATAACACCAATCCGCCGAACTAAGGAGAATCATGGCTACTCAGTTTAAAGACCTGCTCCTCGATCCCCTTACGGGGGATCTGGACTTCGGCACCCCGGGTGACCGGGGAATGAGACTGGCCCTTACCAACCAGTTGTCCCTGCGCCAGCGTCTCTATCTCCGATTCGCTATTTGGGCAGGTGATTGGTACTTCGATGAGACCTTTGGTTTCCCTTATCGAACTTTCGTGGGGAAGAAAACCGTCAAAGCTGTTCTCGACGGCAGGATCAAATCAGAGGTACGGCAAGAGCCTGACGTTCTTCAGATTACAGACTTCCAATCCACGATGGACGTTGTGTCCCGCTCTTATAAGTGCTTCTTCACAGTCGTTACGGCAGAGGGCGAAGAGATTAGCTTGGCTTTTGTAGGAGAGGACGAATATCAGTATCCTACCCCACCGGAGAGCAACGTGCAACTTTGTGGTGACGAAGGCGTCATCATCAATTTCAAAAACAAACTGTACTACCTCATTAACTTTCGCCTGCCTAAATATGGCGACAGTACATGGGTTAATAGTTGGAAATGACAAAGGGAGCCTCTGGCTCCCTTTTCTTTTAATTCTCAGGGTAATATGATAAAATACGCTTATCGCCTAATTTAAGCGCAGGAGGAGTAATGGCGGAGAATTACGGTTTGACAGGCAGCGGGTTTAACCTCCCGCCGATGGATGACCTTGTTCAGGAAACGAAGAAGACTTTCAAGTCCGCCTTTGGTGAAGATTTCAACACCGAGAGCAACTCCGTTGCCGACAAGCTGATTCAGATTTTTAACGAGCGAGAGTATCAACTCTGGCTCCTGATGGGTTCTGTTTACTACGCCCAGACCATGCAGGGTGCCGAAGGCATTTACCTGGATGACCTCTTGGGCAAGCGCGGTATCTACCGCCTCGGCAAGACCCGCAGTACCGGAACAGTCGTGATGACGATCGACTCCTCAGTCCCGTACAATATGATTTATTCCGCTGCTACTTATACAATCGACACTGATTATGAACTGTCTTCTGATGTTCAGGTAGCAGGTAATATTGTGGCCCAGCTTATTAAGGGTACTGATTTGTCAGTCGGGACTTACCGCCTGCAAATTCAGAACACAACCGACCAATCTGTAAAAACCCTCTCTTTGAATTTGACTGCGACCTCCGGTCAGCCCCTGATTACTTTCTTCGGGCAGATCAAGGACTTTATCGTTAACAACACGATTCTGTCCAACCAAGATCGCATTTGGATCGACTCTACAGAGGGAGCACTGTACATCGGTTATGATACTAACAAGATCATGATCGGCTTGTCAAGTCGCGTGGACTTCCGTACTAATCCGATGGCTGGTACTCGTAGCATCTCTATGGATGTTCGCTCAATTGAGCCGGGCTACATTTCTCGTGACGTTCATTCTGTCCGTAGCATCAACCCGACACCGGGTGGATTTGTTGATATTGATAACCTGTCTGCGTTTATCGACGGCTCTGATGTTGAGTCGGATAACGAATATCGCATCCGTGCAGCGACCTCCATCAGCGAGGGCAAAGCAACCCGCCCGGCGATCCTTGCAGCGCTGCTCAACAAGGTGGAAGGTATCGAGAAGGTTCGTATCTTTAACAACAATACGGACAAGACCAACAGCCTTGGAATCCCCCCGTATCGTTTCATGGTCGTCTGCTATGGCGGGGGCACCGCCGAGATCAGTCAGGTGCTTTACGACACAATCGCTACCTCTAACAACACGTATGGTGACACCTTCTATGATATTACCACGGAAGATGACCAAGTGGAACGTATTTGGCATACGAAGGCTGCTGCTCGCCAGTTGGCTATTCGTGTTCGATACCGTGGACGTCCACTGTCTCTTACAGAAGAGACTGCCATTGCCAATGGCCTAGCAACCGCTGTTAATGGGACGATGATTGCAGGGACCCTGTATAACGTCCGCTTGGTGGGTACGGTAATGAGTTCTACCTCCCCAGATCGATTCACACAGGTTTATGTGGACATCAAGAACAAAGGTCAGCCGGATTCTGCATACGTCAACACTGACGTTACGGCGAGCACCACACAGGTGTTATCCTTGGAGCTGGAAGACGTAATCTTCAGCCAAATCGTGTAAGGAGTTAAGATGGTAGAGGAAATTGTACTCAAGGATGTTAACCACATCCATCCTCTGCCGGATTTCGTGAGGGGGGGTTTTGATTACGTCCCTTCCGATATTTTCAGCGGCAAAGAAAACTTTGAGCAGACCCTACGGATCTTGCTTGAGCGCCTTGAATTTATCGACCAGAAGATGGTTGAGCTTGCTGAACTGCGTACCACCTTGAACGCAGAGGACGCCATCCTTGACGAAATCGGCAGGCAGTTGGGCATTTATCGTAACGGCCTGAATGACCCAGAGTATCGCGCGGTTATCATGATCTTGACCGGGAACAACTCCAAGAGCGGGACCCGCGCCGACATCATTGCCACCCTGAAGCAACTCTTCGGGGAAGATGGAGTGACAACCTATAAAGGTTACAACTACCGTCTCGATATTAACATTTTCAATACCTGTATGGAAGTCACTGACATCCTCCCAGAGATCATCGACATGCTCCCCTTGGTAACCCACCTCCGTGTGGTTGAGAACCAAGGCTACCCATTCGGTTTTAATGGTGACACACAGGCATTTGGGTTCGCATCGGTTTATGACTCAGGGCGTACCGGGGAAGGTGGCATGTCCACCCTAATTTATGTATCGGACGACGAGGAAGACTGGTCGTTCACGTGAGGAGATTTTCATGGCTAAACCAAAGGACCCTATTTACGTTTGGGCCGCTGCTGACGTAAACCTTCCAGGCACGGGTCGTCCTAACAAATCAAAGCCTATTGACGACTTGCTCGCCAAAGGTTATGATAAAGGGCAAAAGCCAGCGGCAGAAGAGTTCAACTATATCCTGAATATGTCCTCTGCTTGGGTTAACTGGATCGTCAATGAGAAGTTCCCAGAGCTTGAGGCAGAAATCGCCCGGCTCTTGGCAGAACTTGAAAACCGCATCAACCAGCAGTTGGCTGTTATCCGACAGGATATTGCTCAACTGAGGCAAGATGTAGCAGATCTTCGTCGATATGTCGACCAGAAGGTTCAGGAACTGAAGCAGGAGATCCAAGGCGTCCGAAACGACCTGAACAAACTGCGTCAAGACTTTGATGCTGCGATTACTCAAGTAAACGGACGAATTGATGACCTTGAACCACGCCTTGTCCCAATCGGTGCCGTTATCCCTTGGCCTGGGGCGACAGTCCCTGACGGCTGGCTGGAGTGTAGTGGTCAGGTGTTTAATACCGGGCAGAACCCCAAACTGTATAGCGTTCTGGGCCGAAACGTTGTCCCTGACTACCGTGGTCTGTTCCTGCGTGGCTGGGCACATGGTTCTGATGCTAACGATCCTGACGCTGGACGTGCTCTCGGCTCTGTGCAGGGAGACGCCATCCGAAACATCACGGGTTACTTCCCTGCGGATATCGGTAATTCCAACTTCATCGGCCGTTACGTCGGCGGTGCTTTCCGTGACGATGGCAGCCTGACCTCTGGTGACGATGGCACCCGTTCCAACGAAGTACGTAAGTATAGCTTCGACGCTTCCCGTGAAGTCCCGGTAGCCGCCGAAAACCGTCCGAAGAACATCGCGGTGATGTACATCATCAAGACCGACCAGGCGCAGTCCTCCGGAGGTAACTCACCAACGGCGATCGTCGTCTCCCCAGATACAATCACCAACCGTATAGGATACGCCGTCAAAGCGACTGCAAGTGTACTCCCTGCTTCCATCTCAGGTCAATACCCGATATCATGGTCTACTCAAAACGCTGCGGTGGCAACCGTGGATGGCTCTGGCAACATCAGCCTTGTAGGACCGGGTGAAACCAACATCATCGCTTCCATCTCTACCGGGATGAACGTGGTGATCCGTGTGACGAGCTACTCTGTTCTGACCAGCATCTCCATTGCTGATCCGGGTCAGATTACAGTCACCGAATCGAAGATGCTTGTTGTTACTAAAAGCCCAAGTAGTGCGAACGAGCCTCTGCAATTCCTGTCAAATAACTCCGGTGTTGCGGCTGTGAACGACGCAGGTTACGTAATTGGTGTCAGTGCTGGTTCTGCAACCATCACGGTACGAGGAACGTTGTCTGGAGTCTCCAGCACTCGTGCAGTAACGATTATCCCTGAGCAGGTTGAAGAGAGCGTACAGGATAACCGTCTCGGCGCGGTTGGTTCTTACATCCCACCAAGCCCCTCAAGCAACGTAATGAGTTGGACTTTCCAAGCCCCTCAAGGTTGTGCTCTGACAGGTATCATCGTACAAGAGAACGAATCAAATTCCGGGGACAACATCGGTGGTGTTTATTACAAGCCGATCCAGAAGAAAGTTAACGGCGTCTGGGTCACGATCACGGGGTAATTAATATGCGGATGAACAACTTTAAACACTATAACCCGGAGGCGAAAGCCTTCGGGGAGGGTGTTCAGTATTTTTGTGATGACAAAGGTCGTGACTTTTACGAAAGTTTCGACCTGTTTACCAAGAAATATGTGGTCCTTTTCGACGAGTTCGGAATGGTCCGCTTCTTGGTTAAGTCCGTGGATATTTCTATGACGTATCCACTAGGCCTGTCTATTTCCGACCTGAACAGTATCCCGAAGGACTTCGATATCATGAAGGGTCCTTGGATGTTTGATGGGAAGAAAATCACCAAGGTGGACTTCGACTTGGCGATCGGCACTGCCAAGCGCAAGAAAGCCATCATGGGGTCTCTGTCCAGCCAGATCACACCATTGGCTGATGCAGTGGGACTGGGTGAAGCAACAGAAGAGGAGATTGAAAAATACAATGCTCTCCTGAAACTTCGTATTAAGCTAAATCGGATCTCTGATGACGCCCCGGCGGGTGAAATTGACTGGTCTGAGTTCACCGCTGCATAACCTTTTAGGCCGGGTATTTTCCCGGCCCCGGGAGAACACGCATGGCTCTTGATATTATGTTGATTCTGAAGTCTCTTTGGGGTTTGGTGACTTTCCTACTGTTGGGGGTACTCAAAATCTTTTATTCCGACTTCAAGAAAATGCAGGAGAAGCAGGACGCTCTTGAAAAAGATCTTATCCGGTTTCGTGGGGAGATGGTCAGCAAAGATAGTATTGATGACATCCTGGATCGTAAGATCAAGCATATCACCGACACTATTGGCGACATTCGTGCCGACATCACTGACATGCGGAAAGAGGCCAAAGAAGAGACTAACGCCCTTCAGAAGGACATCCGCTCCGTACTTAACGTTATGTTGGAGAGTCGTCGCAACAAATGATCACGTCCATTCTTTTTGGACTCTGCTTCGTCATCCTGGCTACTCGCCCGGATACCGGGACCAAGATCATGGCGGGGCTTGGCCTCGCCTATCTTGTTCTCGAAAACCTGATGTTTTGGTTTTTCAGTGGGTCCGAGTTCTTCGACATCACGCTGTACTTTACCGCAGCTTGGGCATTGGATTCAATACTTTTATTCACCGCGTCACTCTTTGTCCGTGGTTATCGTCAGATAGCCATTCTGGCAATGGCCTTGCCGCTCATGCTGGTACAAGTATTCGCAATCCAATACCCAATCTTATTTCCAGATTGGATTTATTCCTTCGCCGTACAGGATGCACACAGGTACTTCATCGAGGTGTTTATCTTCGTCTATTCCTGGAAGGACAATACAGTGTCTGAGTGGCTCAGAACAGGAACGGTTCTGGCCCTTGTTATTATTGCCCATCTGGTGTGACGCATTGATAATGAAGGTGTTCTATGCTAAAATTCTTCAAAGACCTAGTAACGTCCCCTATCGAACCGAACATGGCTTCCCACACGAAGTTCTGGTCGAACGTGGGTATGGCGGCTATGACGGCAGTTTTCCTCTGGTACGGCTTTAACAACACCCTCCCGGAGTGGTATGTATGGGTCTATGCACCCACAGTAGTAGCACCTCACCTTCTGAGTGACCTCATCAATCTTCGTTGGGGTATCGCCAAGAAAGAGGCGGAATCCAATAACGAAGAGTCCAAATAAGAGGAGATTCTTGTGTCATCAAATACCGATATCATTGCCCTGTTGAGCAGCGATGCTGACAAGGCAGTTGACCAGATCATCGAAGACTCCAAACGTCTTCACATCGTGGTCAACGGAACAGGTACGGAGCAGGCAGTGGCAGAAGACGGGAGCTTGCTCCCTTCTGTCCGTAAAGCCCTCATCGACAACCTGTATTTCAAAACCCCACCCCTGCCGTGGAGAAATGGTGGCTCTGTCAACGAGTTCAACCAGCTTTATTCCTTCACTGACGTAAGCGGAAACACCACGTGGTGGTATGCGCCGGGCGCTACAGTTTCAAATCCGGTTGTCATGCGTGACAGCCCGATCAATGACGGTAAGTTCAAGGTGTTCTTGGACAAGACCAACATTGCAGACATCTACGCACCGCTGAACTCCCCTAACTTCGTTGGCAACCCTCGTGTTCCGACGCCTGCGCCGGGAGACAACAGCCAGTCCATCCCAACTACGGGATGGGTTCAGAGCGAGATGGAGGGTCTTGAAGATCTGATTATCTCCTCCATGAGGGGTGAGTTCGAGAACATCACTGTCCGTAATGACGCGATTCTTCAGGACACGTACATCAACGGCGAGTTCATCGTTACCAGCGACAAGCTGGCAGCAGCGAACACCGAGGCCACCTTCCGCCGTATTCGTATGGTCGGGACCGGGACTACTGGGACAGCGGCTACGGAAATTGCTTTCGAGCAGAACACCACCCCTCCTCCGGGAGTTAGCACAAAGACTAACATTAAACCGTTCGCCGTGTCAACTGGTATTCTGACGGTTGACCAGATCAATGGTAAAGCCGCCCAGGTCGGTGATGTGGCTGTGTCTACTGACTCCCTGAATGTGGATGGCTACATGCGTGGGGACTATCTCCACCTGGAGGGGAACAACCGAAACACTGCGGGTCGTCCACAACTGATCGTCGATGGTATCGCAGAGATCGAAACCCTGCGTGTGACCGGGACCATCGAAGGGGTAAAAGCCGACGTTGACGGACTTGACATCCACCCACGTAGTGTTATAGTGGATGAGGGTCTGACTGTTGCAAAAGACACCACTATGACCGGGAAACTGACAGTTGGTGGAACCACCAAGGTCGGCAACCTCGAAGTGACAGGCACTCTGTCTGGTGTGGCAATCAGTGTTGATGGTAAGGACATTAAGCCGCGCTCTGTGAACACAGGTAATCTGGTTGCGACGGGTGATGTGCAGATCAGCGGCACCACTACTGCAACAGGCAAGATCACCACTCAAGACCTCGAAGTTCTGGGAACCCTGACGGCAAATTTGGACCTGTCTGGTTCAGACCTGAGTGTTGATAACATCAATGTGGCCCAGACGGCAACGATCACGGACCTCGTCGTGACCGGAACAACCACGGGTGTTAAGGGGGATGTTGAGGGTGAGGCAATTGCACCTGCAAGCGTCGCAGCAACCGGGACTGTCTCTGCTGCTTCCATGTCCACCACAGGAAACATGGCGGTTGGTGGTAACCTGACCATAACGGGTGACTTCCGCCCGGCGAGCGTTGCTGGTCAAGATACACCTCGCTTGGTTGTTCAAGGTGACTCTGATCTCCAAGGAGACCTGAATGTCTCCGGGACTATCACCGGAGTTGTTGACTTGACGGCGCAAGACATTAACATGAACAGCCTTGGGCTGGCTCAGGGTCTTACTGCCGGGGGGGGTATTACTTCTTTCTCTACCGTAAAAGGTGTCAACGGTGTCTTTGGTGAAGGTTCTACGGCCCCTGGTGCCATCGGCCTTCAGTCCATGACTAATGCGAAGGTTGCAACAGACCTTCTTGTTGGTGAAGACCTTCGTGTAGAGGGTGACACAAACCTGTTTGGTAACTTGTCTGTGACAGGAACCATTACAGGAAACATGAACTTCTCAGGTAAAACAATCGCCCCGGCGACTGTTAACGCGACTACGGTCACGGCTACCAACCTGACAGTCACTGGAACCATTGATCTGACCGATAGCCCTATCGTGGCTCAAGAAATTACCGCGACAAACGTCGAAGCAACTGGTAAAATGGTTGCAGGTAAGTATTCTACCACACCGAAGACTGCCAATGCAACAACGGCGACGTTTACTCCAGATGGGACTACAAGCATCTACAACGTCAACGTGCAGGCAGACACAGAGGTTCAGGCCCCTGCTGGGTTGCTGTCTTCAGGTAAAGGAGAGTCAATCTTCATTTACTTCGAGCAAGATACGACTGGACATGCGGTAACGTTCAGCAGCGCGTTCGTTGTTCACAACGCTGCGACTGTCAGCAACGCTGCAAACTCCATTACGATCGCTAACCTCGTGTATCGTGGAACTGGCCCGCTGATCGATGTGTTCTTGACCGGACGCTAACACAAGGCCCTTCGGGGCCTTTTCTTTTTGGAGGTTCAATGATTCCTTTTGCGATTATCGGCTTTGTAGGGGGTGTTACCCCTGTACCGTATGCCATTAAAAAATTGACGAAGGCTGGTAGTGACGAGGGCCAGTTGTGGGCACTTATGACAAACGGGGATCTTTATGTTACCGGATCAGCCGCCTGTACCGGACTTGGCAAAGACGGATCTGGGAACAATATCCAACCCGATGGCTGGACCCTGACAAACACAGGGGTTATCGACGTATACCCGGCCCAATCTCGTGGGGCAATGGTCAAAAAAGGCCCGGGCCAGTACGAGTTCTGCTATGCAGGTGCCGGGGGGCCTTGGCAGTGGCCTGTTGTAGATGCTTCTCTTCAAAATAGCTGGAACCCCATGCCCGCCTCGGCAATGACGGTGGAGGGTAAGAACGTATACGATGAGGCTGTTAAGGTAGAGGGTATTTACTTGGTGCAGGCAGGCGGCTCGGTTTACCAAATGCAGCCAGGTACACCTACCCTGGCTTTCCCTGAAAAAGTGAAAGATATTTATGCCAGAGGGACAGGACCTTCTGTTAGAGTAGATCTCGACGGGACAATTAAATACACAGGTATCAATGGTAACGCTGCCGTTGTTTCCACGTCTGCTGCACAGAATACCAACTACACTTGGGCCACTGTAGGGACCCCGGGCGTTGTTTACGAGAAGGCCAAAGCCGTAAACGGTCAGATTCGAGATCCTAACAGCACAGGTGCTCTCCAGGTTGCCGCCATTGTTGCACAAACTGCCGACGGAAAATGGTGGGGTAGTGGTTCTCTCTCTATGCTGGGCGCAAGTAGTTCTGATGCTGTCGGACCTTCACTGCAACCGTTGGATAGTATCCCGGTCGGTTGTGAATTGTACGTTTCTCAGATGGTCAGCCAGAACCTCCCAGGAATTAACTGGCGTAGAGGTTTGCAGTCATTTATTGTAGATAAGCAGGCTGGAATTTACAAGTCGGCAGGTACTCAAGGAGGGGCGTACTCTCTGTTTAGGAATTTGGCGACCTCTTCCAGTTCTACTGTTTATACCGATGTTGACCAAGCAATCCTTGATGACGGCGGTATTGATTACGTTGTCGAGGGATATGGTGACCAGTTCACTGCCTTGGTTACGAACGGCGGTCACATCTTCTGGTGTGGTCGTGGGTACACAGGAACCCAGTGGCCTGCTCCATTCCGTGTTGCAAGTGCATACAATGGTCGTCTGGACGATGAAAAACTCCTTCCCCCGGAGTAA